TGTTGAACTAACCAAGTAATTTATGGAAATTAAACCAATTACTAAATTTCGTGTAGATTCATGTGAATTCAACACAAAAGAAGAAGCAGAAGAATATATTCGTAGCAAAACCGATAAGTCTTATATCACCAATAAGAACTTTGAACTACTGAATTATTACTCGTCTTCATTATCTTTTATTCCTTGTATCGATGATAACGATAAATCATTACGAGTGTTCATCAAGCGTTTCAACAATACGGATCAAGGTGATGGTTGGGAGGATTTGCTTGGAAGAGAACATCTTAGATATGTTGAGTATAACCTAACAGTCATAAGTTCCAATGACTTCGTAAATAAATTTATCGATGAGTCTGCTACATATTCAATCGAAGCACAAGATTTGGGTCAATTGATTTCTGCCTTGCGATATCATATCCCAATGATGAATGACACGGATTGTAGCCCAGAAATTATTTACCAAGATGTTCTTGACGCATTGAGTATGATACAGTATGAACCTGTTTACATTTATGACTAAAAATCGATACAAGGTTCTTACTCCTACGCTTGGAATGTATTGGGTTGAAAAACCACCAATCCAATCGATGACTAGAGAATATGTAATTCTAAATAGGAAAAGAATTGATCCGATTTTTAGTAGAAATGGGCATTATTATGACAGGAAATTAAAGTTTTCTTGGTTTGAATTTTCTGGTGAGGCTTATATTCTTGATGATTATTCAAAATATAAATCAAACCAATTCCATTGGTTCTTTGATGATATTAGGTTGGCAGAAAGAGCTAATAAAAGATTAGATAAGGATGCTATCGAACCAATTAGAAAATTAATTAAACTTGGACTTGCTTCAAAAGAACAAATCGATATGTTAGAAGATGACAACATAATCGAAAAGAGGGGATTACATGCAAAGGATGTACGTTATAGGTTTTTAAAGTTCTGTAAGGGTAGAAATATTAAAATTACTATTAAGGTTATTCCGCTACCATGAAAATATTCAGTTTAGTTCACAATTACTACGATTATTGTAATAATTGGGAAAATTCATTGGGATATTTCACGAATAGAGAATTAGCTGAGTATCTTTGTTGGGAATTGGGTAAAAAGTACGACAATATCAATGACCAGCATTCTTTCTGGGTACAAGAGATTTTTGTTGACAATTCCGAATTGGAGTCATACGCTTCTATATTGAATCAAATCGAACAAAAATTAAATGTCAACTAAGAGCTTATTTATATGTATGATCGTGTTTACGGGAGTATCTGCAATATTACTGGCTATTGATTTTGTGTTATTAATTATTAAATATATCAATGAAAACTAAACTTATCTGTATCTTATCGGTTCTTCTGCTATGTGGTTGTAATTCCCCTAGCATCAATGAGAAATATACCGTAATTTCGTGTGTTTTGGATGGTGATGGTACATATTCCATAGAGATTTCAAAGAATTTTATTGGTATAAGGGGATCACCAGTCAAAGAGGTTTATCGCCTCAATTCAAATACCCCACTCAATGTTGGTAAGGATCACATTATTCGTATGGAGGAAGTAAAGTGATTTATTACCGCATCAAGAAAACTGGAGAACGTGTGTATGTTGCGCAATCTAAACAACGTCCATCTTCACCTTACCCAACACGCGAAACTGTTTATAGGGTAAAAGATGGACATGCTCTATCGGGTTACACAATGGACCATATCGTATTAGAGAAGGATTGGATTAACCCAAAAAAGAAATGATCGATAATAAAACAGTTTTAACACTTACAACGGAAAATGAGCTAATCCTCCTCAGAAAAGTTATCGATGATACTTTTTGGAACGATACCGAGAATATTTTTTGTATTCCCGTGAACAGACTAGATGATAATGAAATATTAAAAACGAGTAATCTTCTCGGTATAAATGTTGGAGAGTATAACTACATTATCTGCGAATCGGATTATACAACACCATAATAAAATGAACCATAGAAAAATATTAACTAATATTGTTAAGGAATACCTTAACTTAAATGATCTAGTTGTACTAGATGATTCAACCATGCTAATCGACGTTGGTGCCGATGAACTTGATATCGTAGAAATTGCTATGGGTATCGAAGATGAAACGAATATCGATATTTTTTGGGATGGAAATAATGATATGGAATATAATGAAATGATGAAGCTCACGTTTGGCGATATTCTAAAATTGATGGAGCGTGGTTAATATGAAAAATAGAATTGAAATTTACAATCCCATCTGTGATTATTACGAAAACAATCCAAAGGCTGACTGCACCACATTACAGAGCGAATGGGGTTATCAATATAATGCTACCTATGGTGGTAACAATTGGATGGCTGAAAGAATCTTCGAATTGAAGAAAATTGGCTACACCGAAGGAAAATACCATAATGGAAATGGTGGTGATAATGATTTTCTAGTAATTGACCACAAAAACAAGAAATTTGAATTTGGAGAAAATGGTGATTTGCAACCGAAGGAGATAATTTAAAATGGAAAACAATAAAACAGACCCATCCACTTTACCAAAAGATGTTCTAGAAAAGCTATTAGCAATTCGTGACGCTCTGTTGAATGATAATTTAAACGAGGCTTACCATCAGCTTTACTCAATTGCTGATCCGGAATTTTCTTCTTATTTTCCGTGGGATAAAATGGAAGAAGCAGTTAAAAATACCGAATAATATGGACACAAAAGAAGAAATTTTGGAAGTGACGACGAAGTTTGTCATTAATGGACTTGGTAGTAGTTGGATTCTACATGAATGCCTGACTCATTACCAGCTAGATGATATCCCACACGATCAACTTCTTTATCGATTGAATCGTGCAGCACTCCAAATTGATGATTACATTTCTGTCCGTGAAGAGATATGGTCATTCATGCATAATAAGGAATACCAAAAAGCTAAGGAAGCTATGCTTGAGTTTTCTGTTCTTTGTGCTCTTGTTGGTAGCGCAGCGGATACCGAAATTGAATTAGAAATTGAGAATCGTGAGTGGGAAAATTCAGAAAAATCTAAATAACATGGCTGGACATATCGTAAATTTTCAGGGTGGATGGGCACATATTTCCTGTGCCGATATCTATCGATATCATGGTGTAACTTTCGAAATGCATCGATATTGTGGCCCGATGCGGTGCCGGAAAGATGGGGAACCATCTAATGTGAACATGGGTAGAAAGTTTTGGAAAATGTTCAAAGAATGGGATAAATTGAGTCCTAGTAAGAAAAAGAAGACACTGATCTTTTCTTAATTTTGTTGTTTACTTCTTGGAAAGTTGTGGTAGGGTTTGTTTATGGACATAAAAAACTCACTAAAAATAGTATCTGATAACATTAAATACTTCAATGAAGTTAAAAATTTCTCCAAGAAAAAACTACTTGAATCTGTTAGTGGGACTAAAAATGTGTTCATTGACTATAACGGATTTGAAGTTATATCAGAAACACAAATAAGGGTACACTACACTCGCAGTTATGGAGATATGGAAGACAGTGATTATATTACCGTTGATATTAATAACCTATGAAAACACAATTTGAAATTTGGTGGGAGCAGCACGAAGGTTCCAAAGTGCAGCCGCCTGTTATGTCTCTAGCACTAAAAGAATTAGCGGAATCTGCGTGGAATGAAGCAAAGAATAGTTCTACTGGAAATATTTGGATAGTAACAATTCCATTGAAAGAATTGGCTACTCTTGTAAATCTAAATGATAATTACTTAAATAGTGTGAGAGTTATTACACACAAAACAAAAGAAATTATCACTGGTTACAATTACAACGAAGCTAGATTCTCAACTACTGAGAATAGTATAGATTTACTTACTAACATGTCTTTGGAAGTAGAGATTTGGGGAAAATAATTTATGAACAAACTTAAAAATTTTTTACGCAACGTATTCATCAATAGTGGTCTTATCAAAGAATTACTTCTTTCTTTGGGTGGAATTATTGGTGGGCCATTGATACTTGCAATTCCTAGTGGTATCACGGGACTTATCACTTGTAGTCTTTTTGGATTCGATATCTTTAAAGGTGAGGCTATGAACCAGTTTTCGAGAGTGATCCTTAATGGATTTTTTATTGATATTGGTTTAGTTTTTATTCTTTGTTTGGTATTATGTATCTTTAAGGCTCTGGATTTTATTAACGATGCTTGGAAAAATGCTTAACCTATGAAACCAGAAGAACAAAGAATTGCTATTGCTAAGGCTTGTGGATGGAAACAATTATTTAAGGGTGAACACGATAGATACTTAAGATTTTCCCCTCCACCGGAACGTAAACCGGAATATAAATATGGGGCGTATATTCAGGGCATTGGTCATACAAGTATTCTTAAAAAAGAGTATCTTGTTGATGAATTGCCAGATTATTTGAATGATCTAAATGAAATACACGAAGCCGAAAAAACACTTAATCGCGGACAAAAATCCGATTTTCAAAGTTATCTGGGAGAAATGTTTCCTCGTGACTCGGATGGTGATTCAACTGGTTGGGAAGGTATGTTTAGTCGAGCTATACACGCTACCGCTTCACAAAGATCAGAAGCAGTATTAAAATGTCTTTCTCTATGGAGAGATTAATAATTTGTAAATTTTAATGACAAAATATTTACGACCACAAGCAACAGCTATTTGCGTAGTCTGTAACAAAGAATTTCAATCGGTGAGAAGTAAAATCGTAAACGGAGAAAGAAAATGCTGTTCCATATCGTGTAGAGGGCGATTAGCAGTATCTAAACAAAAAAATGGAGGAAGAAAACCTAAGCATGGTGGCTGTGTAAACGGAGAATTATCTCCGTTGTATCAAAGATGGGCGGGTATGAAGGCTAGATGTCATTCTGAGTCATGTGTAAAATATGGTGGGTATGGAGCCAGAGGGATAACCGTATGTGAAGAGTGGAGAAATAATTTCAAAAATTTCGAAACTTGGGCATTAGCAAATGGATTTTCCGATAATCTTCAAATAGATAGAATAGATAATTATAATGGATATAGTCCGGAAAACTGTCGATGGGTAACATGTATACAAAATCAGGCTAATAGACGCAGAAGTATAATTTTTCCGTCTGGAGAAACCACCGCACAGGTGGCGCGGAGATTAGGAATGTCACCAAACTCAATTAGAGAAAGAATTAAAAGAGGAATGACAATGGAGCAAGCGATGACTATCCCATCTGTTCCGAATGGAATAGAAAGAAAAACTTTCAAACTTAAACCTTTGGACTGAATAAATGAATAATAAATTAGTTATTGTGGATGATATTTCTAAAAACTGTCCATACACAGAAGAAGAAATTGATGCTTTAAAAGCATCATATGAGAATACCCCTGTTCAACAGTCTCCATCTGAAATAAATGAAGAAAAGCATTTACCTCATTGGGAAAGAACCAGGTGTTATCGAGGTAAACATCGAAATAAAAATAACGGTGCATTTGGAAAGAAAAAGAAATGATAATTGTACATACTTGGGTAGATGAAAAAACAAAGAAAGTAATGCTTGACTTCGGTGTTGATTGTGATACTGATGAAATCGTGGTGCTACCTTACGAACAACTCAACTGTGCAGAACAAGGAATTGAATATTGTCAAAAAACTGGATTATATTTTGCGAAGGAATAATTTATGACACTAAAAGATTTTAAACCAAACGAACTTCATTTATATATGAAGTTTAGATCTTTTATGGGTAAAATCGGAGAGATAGTAAAATTAGAAAAATACGCTCTGGAGGTAGATAGTTCAAGATGCTCCAATTTATTGATTACTATCAGATGGGATAACGGAGAATTGGATGAAATAGAATACGAAATGAACTGCGAAATAGAATACATTGATTAATTTATGAATTACAAAAGATTTAAGGAAATTTGGGACTGTCTCGTGACAAATAGAATCCACAAGAAGACAAAACCGATTGCTCAGGTAGAAATCTCACAACATACAGAAGATGCGTTGATTGCATATGCCGATGGTGATACTAAACATTTTGATAAGATTCTATCACAATTTAAAAATGACGGAGATAGAGAGCTGGGTCAGTGAAATAATTTATGATCCCCGTTTTTCAAACTATAATAGATCAAGGAATTGGCAATTGTTGGTCTGCGTGCATGGCTTCTATTCTTGAAATTGGAATAGATGATATTCCAAATTTTGTAAAGGAAGCTTCAGAAAAAAGAACAAGTGCTGAATCACTAGCAAAGAAATGGTTAAAGGCGAGCGGTCTTTTTCTTCTTTGCGTTCCTTTACATAGAGGTGAAGAGTGGCTTGATGTAATTGATTTTTATCATTTGGAAGGTGCGTATTGCCTCATGTCTGTTCCTTCACAAAAATTCGAAGGAGGTTCACATGCTGTAGTAGGGCAATTCCAGAAATGCTTAACAGAAGGTACGGTTCTTAATATTATTCACGATCCGAATCCGAATAATAAACCATATCCCCTCAACGTTAATATTAAACGAATCCAATTTATTGTAAACTTTAATCCAAAAATAGTATGAAAAGTCAATTTCAGGTCTGGTGGGGTAAACAGAAAATAGAACATCCATTATCTTTTTTAATTAAGGAAGTCGCACTGTCCGCATGGAATGCTTCTATTGCACCAAAATGGATTAAAATTACAGATGATGAGAAACCAAATGATAACGAATCGGTATTAGTTCATTTATCTAACTCTACAGTCACCGAAGCCGTTTATTTCGAAAAATATAATTGCTATGACGAGCCGTATCTTGGTCAAAATAGTCGCACCACTTACACATCAGTAATTCATTGGAGAAAGATGCCGAAAGGACCGAAATTATGAACGAAAAAGCCATTTCTGAGATAGAACGTAAATTGAAATTTGCATTACGTCGTCTTGACGAGAAACAGAAATACCATGAACAATGTGGTGGTGAAATGCTCTTGACATATCATGGTGGTCGTGCTATCGGTTATCTTGAAGGTAAGGTAGCAGTGCTTGAAGATTTGTTAGATATTTTAAAGGAAGAATAAAATTATGGGTAACTACGTCATTTGTAAAGACAAAGGTAAATTAAAGCTTGGTTGTTACGTTTATAGTCACAGTTCAAATAGATTCTCTGTTGTGTTTGGAACAACCGATAAAACACACTATTTCGCCGATGAATTACCGTTTGAGATTATCGCAGATTTAATGTTTGATGAGAAAAGAGAATTGTGGACAGTATCTTACCCAAAAAATAATACGCTTAAAATTTATATGAAGGTTGTGGATGAATCCATTACAGAAGAGGTTATAAAGAAATTAAAAGGATTTAAAAAGTTCTTCGGTCATATGAATATTAAAAATATAGAATTTATGAAATATGCAGGCTAAAGCATCAACAATAAAAAAGAAAATTCCGAGCTATTGGTGGGATTTTGAAGGAGAAAATAAAATAATAGTAGAATCAGATGATGATAGATTTCCAGTTGTTGCAATTTTTATATATGACCCAATCAATGGTGGGGTTGAAGCTCAAGGTGATATGCTATCGTTTTGCAAAGAAAATGGTCTAGAAACCAGAATCGGTCAAGCAGGTGAAGCTATAAATAAAGCAGAAAATTATATTTTAGATTTGAATTCTGGTAGAGTTAATCCTAGAAAATTAAAAGTATCATGACAAATAAACAAAAAGAAGAAATTGTGGAACTCTTGGAAAAGCACCGTATTGAACGACCATTTTGCCAACATGATGAGGAATTGAATAAAAAACTAAATGAGCTTATCTTCGCTGTTAAGTCATCGTCGAAGTGGGTAAGCAAAATACCAATGTGGTAAAATTATGAATAATCTATACGCAATTAAAGAGCCAAATAATTCATTAAATTTTACCACTATAGATGCGCGTGAAGATTGGGCGATTGATAATTTTATGAAACAAGAACAAACTGTTACTAGAGTATTCACTAAACATGCAGTACCTTCATGGGAAGTATATGAAGCCATGGGATACTCTGTAGTAAAGTGCAATCTAGTCGAACAGAAAAAATAAATTTATGACCGAACGAGAATTAAAATTCCGCATTTACGCACACATTGATAAAGCATTCATATACTTTGATATAGAAGATTATCCAAGTGGTATTGCAATGGGAGTAAGTGCGCCGCAACAGTTCACTGGCCTATTGGATTCACAAGGAAAAGAAATCTATGAAGGAGATATAGTAATAAATAATAGCCGTGATTGGTATGGTCATGTAGAAATATCTCCATTCTCAGGCGCACAAATCTGCGACAAAAATACTGACTGGAAATTGCCAATCGGTTTATATGATTCCAACTTAGAAAGACAAGATCCAGATTTGATTTATACAACTTTCCAATGTGCGGATATTGAAATTATCGGTAATACGATTCAAAATCCAGAATTATTAAAATGAGAACTATTAAATTCAGAATTTGGAGTAAATCCGATAAGCAATGGATAGAAAACAGGGATGAATTTGGTATACATTATATCAATGGTCTTTTCACTTGCGATGATAATTATATTTTCCAACAATTTATTGGTCGAACAGACGAAAAAAATAAGGAAGTATATGAAGGCGACATTGTTCGATATTATCCATTACCACCATTTGAGGTGAGTACGGGTATCATTGGAGAAATTGTATTTAGTCAAGGAAGCTTTGCTATCCGTGTTACCGATAGATTTCGTGGAGCATTTAAGAGGTATAATGTATATTTCAATGGGGACAATGATGGAGATATTGATTACTTTGAAGTGATTGGAAATGTCTGTGAATCCCCAGAATTACTAAAATGAAATCATTGCCTATCCATAAACCAACGCATCCATTAGAATCGGAACTCAGGAAAAGTTGGGAATACTACATCGAATGCAGACCAAATTTCGATCTGCTATCAGGCCCAGAAGTAAACTGGAACGATATACCGAACGGGCAACAGTTTGACGAAAATCCAGTGACTAACGCATATCAGCCTTATCCATATGGGAGAATGACGCGACGTGATCATATGATTGCTGCCGAAATTATTCAGTGGCTAGGCACCCCGCTCGGTTTTGCTTTTTTAGCAAATACATTTGCGAAAGCTGGTGGAAGTATCTCGTTTAATGATTATTCCGAAAATAAAGCTTTACTTCGTACAGGAGCTATAATAAAATGAGTGGCGATGAGGAATATTGAGTTTTTATATAGATGCAATCAAATTAGCTTTCGATCTCTTCCGGTTCAATCCGAAAACGGTATCGTTATATAAATAATTTATTAAAATTTTTAAATCTTCTTTTCTCCATATTCTATATACAGAGCATTTAGAATTTCTATTTTTATTTACTCTTTTGTTAATAGCATAAGATTTAATATTTAATATCTTTGTTAACGTCTCCAGACAACTCCAATCTTGGTCAATGTTCCCAGAAACACTAAAAGAAGGACAGTTTTTTCCGGCATAAAAACATCCATCTCCATCAAAATATCCTAACCAAAAAAATTTATGTAAAGACTCCGGAATTTTATTTAGAATTTTTATGGGAGATACACACGATTTATCTTTATAATCATTTTTGTATAAAAAATAAGCAAAAGATGGATTCTTTAGTCTAAAATATATTTTTGATTTATGTTTTTCATCTTTTTGTTTTTGTTCGTAGGATAAAAATTTTCCCAAATCTTTTGGGAAATATTCTACTAAATCATCGTAATCATCTTTTACCATCGTAATATGAGCTTGCATATAATGTCCCTCCTTTCCGTAAAGATACCCATCAGCCCAAAGAAAACCAAGGAAATATGCGGTTTTATCGTCAGCAACAACAAAGGAATTATTAAATTTTTCATGCTCTTCCAGTGTTTTTGCTCTTCTGTTTATACCCGCTTTAATTGGTAGCTGTTTTTTTAATTCGTCCGATATTCTTATATTTAAATAATATGCTTTTCTCCTTATCGAATCCTTTGTTTTTGTTTTTAGATGCTCAAAGCAAAAATCTACTCCCATTACGTTATAATTTTGTAATAGGAAATCTTTTTCTTCTTTCGTGTATTTATTGATTGACATACATACATAAATATAGTATTATCTTAATTATGTCAAGTGATAACGGAATATTTATAATGAAATGGTTTGACGAATGGTTCGTGTGGCACGGGTCATTGAGTGCAGACTATTATGAACCAGCGAGCTATGAAAATGGATTCCAATTCGAATTGGAAGCATCTGAATTCGCACATAGACTCCACGACGAGATTGGTTATGTTGAAGGTGGAATTATCCACGTAACTACTGAAGCTCAAGAGGATGCACTAACACAACACATAAAGTATTTAACTAATCGTTTGGAATCGCTTAGGAAGAATGGTAGCCAGTTCCCAGAATCTTACGAATAAGTCTTTACTTCCTAGAAATCTGTGGTAAGGTCTAGTTATGAAACTAAAAGATCTACATTTTAAATTCCAACATTCTGGTATAGCTCCGGATATTTACATTTCTAATACCGAACTACAAGATTATATCACTAGAATGGAAGAAATTAGAGAACTGTTTAAAATCTGGAATCCATTACTTGGTTCAATCTCTAGTCAAATTGATAGTGCTGAACATATGCTTGATGCAAGAAAAAATCGATAATTTATGTCAAAAGAATCAAATACATTTTATTTCGACTTTTCATCGAAACCAATCTATGACAATGATGCCTCGTTGCGTAAGTTAGAGAAAATTATTGACCGTGGTTGTATAGAACAAGTTGAGAAAATATTCAATGTTATGTTCGCTGCTGGAGTAGTGGATGGTAAGCCATACTACTTAACACTAGATGAAACGAACGAGGAATTGTTGAACAAATTCGATGGTATGGTTGATCTGTCGGTCCCTCCAAGGGATAATGAGACGATGTTACCGTTTAAGAAAAATGAATTAACTTTTAGGATTGACTATTTTTACGATAAGCAAGACTATCAAACTGGTTGGAAAACATACATCAATAGTAACTTCAGAAATTCTCACAACGAATGAAATTTACAAAAATTAGTTCAGATAATGCATATAAGCTTTATAAAGAAGGTAAAGCTAAGGGATTGTATTTTTTACCATACGATACAACACAATATTTGTCCATTCCACGATATTACAATTTTGCGAGACAGTGGTTTAGAGAGAGGGAAATTTTCATTGGTAAAGAATCACCAAAAATAACAGTTCGACAACAGGTAGAATTGCATTGCACTAAAGGTAGCTTCTTTATTCGTGAAGATGTTTTAAAGATGATCTACTCCGAACATAGTGAAGCGGAGACACAATTTCCCAAGTCTGAGAAGTTTTCTGGAATATTGGATAAAGCTAGGGAGCGAACCACAAAATATATCCTTTTTGATATTGACTCCGATGGAGAAAAGAGTAACTTTAGATTTGAATAAATAATATGGAACATGATACAGAATCCTATCGAAAACTTCTAGCCAATATCTACAAGGCTGCTGATTATCTAGGTGAGAGAGCAGAACGTAGAGCAAGAGACTTTAGTCGAAATGATAATCTCAGAAATAAGGATGGTGGGTTATCTGATGCCTACTCACATATCAAACATATGATTCTAAATTATGATACCACCGGACAAGCCGATTATTGGAAATCCAATAAAGTTACCAAAGAATTACCGGATATACTAAAATGAAAACAGAAGACCAAAATTCAGCAATTGCGAAAGTTTGTGGGTTGGAAGATAAATATGTTCTAATTAAACGTGGGTTATATTATCGACCAGATTACAAGGGATATACCAATGATATCAATGAAGCTGGTAGATACACAGAAAAAGAAGCACAAGAAGGTGCTTATCTAACTGCTGGTGAGGTGACATTTGAAAAGTTACCGATTCCTGATTATGTTAACGATCTTAATTTGATGCACGAAGCAGAAAAGTTTTTATCGGGATCAAACCAATCTATTTATTGGAATAAATTAATGTTAGAGGTTGGTCCGGATGGTGAGGTGGATTTGGTTGATGACTATGGAGAATGGTCAACGAGTCCATCAACAAGTGGATATTCAATTATCCACGCTACTTCCGGTCAAAAAGCAAAGGCTTTCTTACAAACATTGAGTCTTTGGGTAAAGTAGAGTTATGCCACATGGAAAATCTTAAAAAAATTGCTGATAGTTACTTTATAGACAATCCAGATAAGAAATCGGATGTTGTAAAAGCTTACTATGCTTACCACGCAAGTCATGGTGAGTATGGGGCACACTATTTCGATGGATCAAAGAAAGTATCAGCTTGTCGATTCTGCAATAGAATGAGAGAAAATGTAAGATGGGATGACTCCATTCCAACTTGCTTATCTAGACCTTCTTATATGGATACTACGATAGAAAGTGTAATTAAGAAGGAAGAAGAATTGTTTTCTAAAGTAATGACCAGAGCAACAAGGATAGCTAATGATATCGTAGATATTAATACAATAACTGGAGAAGATCTTAGTTATTATCACCATACTCACGGTGTAGATCCTTCTATGTTAGAATGTGCTATGCTTGCTATAGGCAAGAAATTACCAGAGAAACTGCATGAAGAATATATGGTAGCATACGAAGCTCACTCATTAACAGGAAAAGCAGGAGAAAAGAAAGTTGTGTTAGTAGCAAAAACTATATAAAAATATGAAACTAGAAAAATTAGTAGACGCTTATGTATCGAAGTATATTAATATCCCTAAAGATGTTATAATTTTTGATGAAGATATTTTATTGGTAAGTCTTAAAGAAGAATTACCAAAAATAAATAAGGACATTAAACACAAGATCACAATAAAATTATTACGTGAAACAATTCATAAGCACTTGGATCTTGGTATAGACTTATCGAGCGAAGATCAAGATATTTACGATGCTATCTTTTGTTGTGTGTATCTAGTTACCAGAAAATTATTTGATCGCGATGACTGTGATGAAGATATCGAATTTGATTCTACGTGGTCAGAATCTATGACCGATTCGTTTAAACTAATTGTCCGACCAGCAAGCTCTAACCTATGAAACTATTAAATAAAATATTAAAGAAATTTGGACTGGTGGCTATTCCAATTAAACCATCAGATAACGATATATCTGATATCTGCTTCAAATGGGATCATGGATTCGGTTATAGAACTGGCAGATCAGATGAAGAGATTTTATTAATTAGAAAAACATTTCCATTGAATTTTGAACTGACTCAAGAGGAGAGAGAATCTAAAATATATAAAGCGAGTGAAGCTTATCGCTGTATCGTAAAAAACCCAAGATTATATAAATGATTATTTTGTATTTTTTATTGTCTTGGTATGTTGTTGGAATGTTGACCATTCTATTCACTTGTTCTTTTAATGTTTCACTAATAAAAGAGAACTTACGATTATTCTTCGCTTCGTCTTGCTTCGGTCCACTTCTAACTTTAAGTTTCGTTTATTTAAAATTTAAAAAATGAAAAGAAGCACAGACTACAGTAAACTGCTTAACTCTAAAAAATGGAGACAGAGAATTCAAGCTTCTTAAATATAAATCAACAGAAAGCATAGAGGAAATATTATGATAACAGAAATCAAAACAAGAGACTCGTCACATATATCATATAATGATAATGGTGAAGATTTGAGTTTAATGGTAGCAGATGTAAGTGATTCCGACTACATAGAAATAGGATTCTATTCCGAGCATGGGATTACCATACCAAAATCTATTATTCCAGAATTACTAAAAGTACTAGAAAAATTTCGTTGACTTCCAATAAAATTGTGCTAGTGTGCTTAAATGTTCTTTGATTTGGGTTAGTGTTAGAAACCGTTCCTTCTGCATAAAGAAAAGTCATGAGTTCGATTCTCATCTAGGACAAAAATCCTAGTAGCTTAGTGGTAAAGCGTTAAAGCGGTTTCTTATTGTTCTACCCAAAATACTTTAACGGATGTGGTGATGGTTATAGATTCATCAAAATAATCGGTCGCGGGTTCGATCCCCGTCTGAAATTCAAGAGAGATCGAGAAAAGTAAGTAGCTCAGAGGTAGAGCAAATATCAAAAAACTCTTTAACCAAATGTTCCCATCCAATTTAATTTCCGTCAGAATCATTAGTGAATATAAACTCTTAATACTATGAAAACAAATACAAAAACCGCACCTGTTCCAGTTTACAATAACGAAGGAACTCGTGTTAAGAAGCTAACAGCTGAACAAGAACTAAATCGTTCTGTTCTGGCTACTTTCCTATGGGAAAAGAATGCATACGAGAGCGGAGTCAGCATTGCTGAACGTATTGCCGAACTTATTCCTAAAGTAAAAGCTGAGAAGGTAGCTGAACTTGCTATCAAGGCTCGCAACGAATATAAACTTCGACACACTCCCTTGTTTATTGCACGCGAAATGTTGCGTCATCAGAAGCACAGGGCTTTAGTTGGATATGTTCTTGAGAATATTATTCAGCGTGCGGATGAAATTTCCGAAATGCTCGCTCTCTACTGGAAAGACGGCAAAACTCCAATTTCTAATCAATTGAAGAAAGGTCTTGCCAAGGCATTTACTCGCTTTGACGAATACGATTTACAAAAATATAACCGAGATTCGGATATCAAGCTTCGCGATGTGTTGTTCCTAGTTCATGCTCGTCCTCTAAACAAGGAACAGGAAGACCTATGGAAGAAGCTCATCGATGATAAGCTCGATACTCCTAATACTTGGGAGACTAAGATTTCTGCGACTAAGGGTGAGGGGAAGAAAGATGCATGGACACAGCTACTTCACGATAAAGCACTTGGTGGTATGGCTTTCTTGAAGAATCTGCGTAACTTGACTGAGGCTGGTGTTGACCGTCAACTTATAAAGGCATATTTCACCAAAGTTAATTTCTCAAAGGTTCTTCCATTCCGATTTATCTCGGCTGCGAAGTATGCACCATACTTGGAACCGGAGCTAGAAAAGGCTATGATGTTGGCAATTGATTCTCTTGATAAGCTCAAGGGAAAAACTGCTCTTATTATTGATACTTCTCCTTCCATGTGGCAATCTACTATTTCAGAGAAGTCTGAAATGAACCGATTCGATGCTGCATCTGCCTTGGCAATTCTTGCTCGTGGTATCTGTGAAGATGTTGATATTTATGCCTTCAATAAACAATCATATTCAATTCCTCCACGTTCAGGTTTTGCTCTACGAGATGCACTAGCAAAGACACAGGATGGTTATAGTTGTGGTGGTCTTGCTGTAGCAGAAGCAAACAAGAATGGTTATGACCGTATTATTGTTCTTACCGATGGTGAATGGCATTCTTCAGCTAACCAATCAGAATATGGCTGGAAGCAAGGAAACGCTGCGGACATTGGACCAAGCCCATTGACCGATAAGGCTTATATGATTAACGTATCAAACACCAAAAACGGCGTAGGATATGGAAAATGGACATCCATAGATGGATTTTCTGAGGCTGTTGTTACTTATATCCAAGCTCTAGAAGCGGATAAGGAATAACATTGTTTAATTGGAGAGTGTATAAATTTATACACTCCTTTTTTATTTATAATATGAAAAAAATATTTCTAGGTGGTACCTGCAATAACAGTACATGGAGAGAAGAATTGATTCCATTATTGAAAATCGATTACTATAATCCTGTAGTAAAAACTTGGACCGATGAATGTAAATTGGAAGAGATTAGTCAGCGAGAATCATGTGACTATGTTTTATACGTTATTACTCCGAAAATGCACGGCTACTATTCAATAGCCGAAGTCACTGACGATTCTAATAAACGACCAAGTAAAACTATTCTCTGTGTTATCAGTAGTGACAATGGGTATAGTTTCACAATGAAACAAATGATGGGATTTGATGCAATTAAACTTCTAATCAAATCAAATGGTGCGAATGTGTTTGACACATTGGAAGAAATAGCTCAGTATGTTAACAATAATTAATTTATGAAAATAACCGATAAGTATGTATTTTTTTGGAATGGTATCTATTCCAATTGGCAACCGTATTACTTTTTTGATCCAGTAGCTAAACGTGGATTCGATAACTCCGAACAAGCATTCATGTGGTGGAAAGCAGATTTTTTCCGAGATTTTAAAACCCGCGATATCATTGGTGTTAAGAGTGATCCGAGAGAAACTAAACAGTTAGGAAGACAGATCAGTAATTATGATGACGGTGCTTGGAGCATTGTTAGACTTAGTTTTATGGAGTGGGTAAACTACTGTAAGTTTACATATACCGATCCAGCATTACCAAATTCAATTGGTGCAGAATTACTTTCCACTGGGAATAAGACCATAGTTGAAGCTTCTCCGAATGATGGTATCTGGGGAATCAAAATGTCAGAAACTGACCCATTGATTGAAGATGAAACTAAGTGGAAAGGAAAGAATTTGTTAGGAATAGCGTTAATGAATGTTAGAAAAACAATAAATTACAACCCATTTATATAATATGTTAAAAATACTAAAGTTCTTTTCTAAAACTTGTGCTCCCTGTCGAGCATTAAATCCCATTATAGATGATATATCCAAAGAAACCGGTGTATTAATCGAATCCATTGATGCTGTAGAAGATACGAGAGCATCACAATATGGAATACGAGCAGTACCGACACTAATTTTCTTAAAAGATGATATCGAAGTTGATCGTAAAACCGGACTACTCAGTAAGGAAAATTTAAAAGATTTAATCGAAAAATACAATGAATAAAATACGTACAGTGGATTTCCATCCAGTAAAACCAGTAGAAACTTTCCATTCTCTGGAATCTGCTAAAAAATACATGGAATCAAATTCCAACCATTTCGATATTGAGTTAGTTAAATACAAAACTGAATATTTCATCATTAACAAAAAATAAAATTTATGTCTACTAATACAAAAACAACAAAGATACTCGACAAAGCGGCATCTTCTCGTAAGATCGTTAAATTCAAGATTGCAAATCGCAAACTAAAGCGTGCTGGTCTTCCTACTTTTTCCTTCAAGGGAACGGTAGTCAAGCATACCGCTCACTTTATTACAATTAAACCAACAGACCACACCGAGTTTAAGCTTAACAAATCTTCACTAATCAGTGTAGTTGCTTAATAAAAATACAAAATATTATGGCACTATCAAAAGATGAATTGCAGGAAGCGATGATCCAAGCTGGTATCCCACTTGATCTTCGTAGTAAGGCAATGAAGGTTGCTGAAGAAATTGAAGCGGACAAGCAAGCGGAAAAAGATCCAAATAAGAAGAAGAACAAAAACAAGTTTACTATTGTCGTCAGAACAGACGATCCAGCAGTAAAGGATGCAATCGCTTCTGGTTGGATCGTACAAACGCCGGAAGACCAACCAAATCAAGAGTTAATTACTAGAATGACTATTGCTGCTGCTCGTACAAATGAAGCCGCTAAATCCAAAAAGAAGAAGATCTTCACTTGGACTGATTTCTTTCAATATATCAAACCGAAGAACACCAAAGATGAAGATATTTTAGTGAAAATAAAAACGAAAGATGCTGTTGAGATCGTTTTCTTGGAAAAGTCAGAGATCCAGTTTAGTTAATACTAAATAAAATATAAACCCCGAAACCTCTAATTGCAAAATTAGGGGTTTTCGTTTTTGGAAATTAGGGGTTTTGCCTTTTCGTTTTTCACAAAAAACCCCCAATAATTAAATTAGGGGTTTTCGTTTTTAACTGGTTACAAGGGTCGAACTTGCGACATTTTCAGTAACCTTTCGGTCCCACGCTTCCGTTTGTGGACCAGCTATAAATTAAACAATTATTGACCAAACGCAGTGCATGGTAAAACACCGCAGAATGTGCTTTGGTTGCGTTCGTGTATTTTTCATGTAACATAAATATATAGACCACAAACAAAAAGCTTGACTTTACCAAAAATATGTGAAATAACTGTTATATGAACAATTTAATTGAATTACACTCTATCGGGCTATATTCCTCGTTCTGTTACCATAAACCTACGAGAATCTTGTTTGATTGTGGCGAATATGCTAGTCAACACTTTGGTAACTATATCTATGGCGTGGAAAACATATTTTGTTCACACTGCAATCACGGCGATCATATACTTGGTTTACCTTCGTTCGTTGGGATTCGTAACTCGGCAAGAGGTGATAAATTTAAAAGTTTAAATGTTTACTATCCGGAGGACAACTACTCAATGATTGATATGATCGATTTCATCCAGAAACGGAACGGAAAATGGTTGAAGTATGCTCTAAAGTTCATCCCTATTGACGCATCATTTAAACAGGATATTGGAAACAATCGAGAAATTCACTCAATTAAGTCGAAACATCAAAAAAATGCTTTGACTCTTCTGTATAAGATTGTCGAGAATCGTTCTCGTCTTCTACCAGAATATCAAGGAAAGAACATTCCTGAACTAATCAAATCTGGTGTGGACAAGGATGCTCTGACCGAAAAGTATGCTCATGTTGAGTTTGCGTATCTATTGGATTCTTGTGGGTTTGACTCTTCTCAGATCAAGAATGCATCAGAAGTAGTAATTGATTGTACTTTCTTGAAAAAAGAAGATAGAGATGACTTAACCCATTTCTGCATCGAGGAATGTATTGATATTTGTGAGAAAGAAAATGTCAAAAAGGTTACTCTTGCTCATATTTCACCAAGATATTCTTTCAATGATGTTAAGAGAATTGCTAAATCGTTACCAGACAAGTACAAAATACATCACCCAATATACAAAAACATTTATGACTGATCCAAAACTGATATATAAAATAATTAATCTGGAACCGTATGGTTCTCCCAAAGCACAAACTGGAATTTCAGTAGAAAATTTCAGTTTCTCAGAGGAAAACGTAAAGAAACACCTAGAAAATACAAAAAACCAAAATGAAGTTAAAAGTTAAACCGTTGTTTGAAGATTCTAAATTGGTGACAAAAGCAAACCCATCCGATATCGGATGGGATGTTTATTCCCACTCAATTAAGGAAATTAAAGGAAATTATATTGTAGATGAAGCCACTGGTGATCATCTATATAGCGAACTCAATTACATTGAGTATGGTACTGGATTGGCAATCCAACCAGAACAAGAAATAAACTTTAATTCCCCGTTTGGTGGGATTACTAAATACTTCTCGTTCTTAGCACCAAGATCATCCCTAAGTAAATATAAGCTGTCACAAGCAAATTCAATAGGTGTTATTGATGTTGGGTACAATGGAGAACTATTGATTCGCCATCGATATGAATTCAATCCATGTGATTTGGTTATCCGAGAGGGTCTTATTTATGGTAGAATCAACAAGGAGAAGATATATAAAATTGGTGATGCTATAGGCCAGATTCTTGTGATGGAACAAGTTCCGGTAAACATAGAAGTTGTCCAATGTTTGGATAAAACCGATAGAGGAAATGGTGGACACGGATCGAGTGGCGGAAATTCTGTTTAATATCTATTTTATACATAGTTATATAGATGGAAGATTGTACAACATGGGACGAGAATAATTACACTTGGGACGAAATAAGTCTCAATTGGGAGACGTGTTTCGCTTGTTTTGTTTGGAGTGACACCAACCAGATTTGGCAATATTCTACCATAGTGTGGGGAAAGTGTGATGAAATACCGGTATTGGAACCGGTTGGTGATATTGATGTTGGGTATAACATTGCTATACCCAGCATTTTTGTGACCCACGATGATGTTTTTCCAGTCAAGAAAACACAAAAAAAAGTTAAAAAGATAGCACTCACGATAAGGATAAATTCAGAAAGATACAGGGAAGAGAAAGTTAAAAAAGAAATCGATTGCATATTAAAGAGTGTAAGAATAACAGAGGACTCGGTACAAAAAACGATCAAAATCTCCATTTGGTAATATGTATTATGATAACATATGTCCGAAGATTATTCAAATCAAACAATCCTCACAACTTACAAGTCGATAATCCACATAAGTGGAGATAAGAAATTGTATGATGGTACTGGTTCTCTTGTTGTTATATCTTCGGCTTCCGTTGCTATATCTGCTTCATTTGCGGAGGATTGTAATTATGCGTTATCTGCTGGGTACGCATTGACATCCCCGTATACCGCTGATAGTGCTTCGATTAATAATAAAATTAATGATAAGCAAGATGTGTTGGTGTCAGGCACTAACATAAAAACCATAAACGGTCAGTCTGTGGTGGGTTCTGGTAATATAACAACATACGTATCTGCATCTGGTCAAAATGTTATATTTGGTGATATATTGGCCGACACTTTGATTGCAAATGAATACATTACTATATCCAGCAGTGTAGTATATTCAAGCGGTTCTACTAAATTCGGAGATTCATCTGACGATAATCACGATTTTACTGGTAGTGTTTTTATTACTGGTAGTCTAGTTGTAAACGGAAATATAATACTTCCGGTTCCTTCGGGAATTATAAGTTCTTCGAACCAAGTATCTTACGTAGACTTAAGTAATATTCCTTCGGGAATTATTTCGAGTTCTACGCAATTTCCTTCGGGAATTATAAGTTCTTCGAACCAAATAACATCGATTTCTCACGCAGAAACATCATCTTACCTGAATAATAATCAAGGATTCATATTAAGTTCACAAACAAGTTCTATTATTGTTGCGAGCAGTTCTTATGCAGAAACATCGAGCTATTCTCCGAATTATGTACTTTTGACGAAATATGGTATTGATTCAAGTTCTATCAATAATATATTAGACGGACTGATTAACAATAACCAGACAAGTTCAATGTCGGTATTGAGTGCTAGTTATTCAAATACCGCATCTTATTTAAACAATAATCAAGGTTTTGTATTAAATTCACAGACAAGTTCAATGTCTGTATTATCTTCGAGTTATTCAAATACTTCAAGTTACTCCGATACATCTTCGTATTTGATAAATGGTCAAGGTTTTGTATTAAGCAACCAGACAAGTTCAATGTCTGTATTATCTTCGAGTTATTCAAATACTTCAAGTTACTCCGATACATCTTCGTATTTAAACAATAATCAAGGTTTTGTATTAAATTCACAGACAAGTTCAATGTCTGTATTGAGTGCTAGTTATTCTTCAACATCATCGTATGTTATATTGGCACAAACAGCTTCATATCTTAATAACAATCAAGGTTTTGTATTAAGCAACCAGACAAGTTCAATGTCTGTATTGAGTGCTAGTTATTCGAACACATCTAGTTGGACAAGTAACCTATTTGGGTTTGATTTGTATTCATCTTCTATATCTTCCTCCCTAAACACGAAGATCGGAGATTCGTATGAAACGGTCAGTAAAAATTTAAAAGACTACCCGAAGACGCTGGTATACTCAGGAACAACATTATTACATGTTACTCATTCTCTGTCCGATGGTAGCCAGATATATAAGGTCTTTATATACTCGGGAAGCTATATAATAACGTCGTCATTGTCTGGAAATTTACCATCCAACATAAAAACGAATAAAATATTATCATACAATTCGAGCGGTAGTGTGATAGGAATAACATACACATAGAATTCTAAGGAACATTTGAACTTACCACTAGGCTAAAGACTTAGTGAATTCTTTCCGTCGAATGTTAAATTCTTCTTTCGTCTAACGACTAATTTGACCAGTTTCCCAATCGAACAAAATCCGAGTTGGGTGATTGTAGCACCAAGAAGAGTAGATACTCAGAGAATATAGATCAATTAAATTGTTCATGTTCTAGTTATTTCAGACCTTTCCATTAGAGTCAACAAAAAAAGAAAGTTTTTTCGGTTTTTCCCATATTTATTGGTTATGCGTTTACGAGCAGACACAAATAACACATTGACAGAACTACCGTATGTACCTCCCATCGAGATACCATCTCAGACAGGTGCTTTATTGTCGGGTGATAGGAATAAACTCGATGGTTTGGGTGTAACATATCAAGAAGTTCCGTCTGGTGATTCTTATCACCCGAAGATTTGCGGTACTTCTACTATCAAATAAAAAATGCAATATCGTTATTTATACACGTAACAACATTATATATACAATAAAATTACATGGCAAATCAAACCCTCACAGCGAACCAAAATTATGATGATGCCGCAATCAGCGGCCTGCTCAACGGCGAAGACGTTACGTTGTCCGGATTCCGGTTGACCATCAACAGCGATACACGCTGGGGCCAACAGGCAGCGGTAATTGGGAATGCCGTCTACTCGTCCACAATAGGCGGCGATGTCACGATTGACGGCACAACGGTTTGGTGGATGGCCTACGATGCGCCTAGCGGGAACGTTCCGGCGCTCGGAACGGCGGGCACGCAGGATTGCACGGGTGGCACCAGCGGCGCTACGGGCGAGTTTTTAGGTATTTGGTCGGCAATTCCTGAATCTCCAGTAGCTGCCGCCGCATCAATTCCGGCGACAGGTTGGATCAAGTTTCGTTCTAAGGTTGGTACGTTCGTGGACAACGAAACCGTCACCTTGCCTGGTGGCGCAACCATCGTCGTCAACAGCGCGACAGGTGGGCAGCGTGGGTGGCTACATGTCGTCGGTGAGGCGCTGAACAACGTCAGCGTTCCTCGCCTTGGCTCACACGTAACCACTGGTGATTGGTTTGAGCTGGGCACAACGAACGGCGCAGACGACCAAACTTTTGCAATCCCCGTACTCGACCACATTCCGGCAATTTGGGTAGAGACGGCAGTTGCTTCTGGCGTGTATGAAATCTGGCTTAATGGTGGAACCCGCTGGGGCACCAGCACGCAGTTCATTCCGACCGACGCCCGTGGGAAGTACTTTGGGCAGTGGGTCGAAATCAACGGTAACGCGACAAATGCCAGCCCCACCATTACAACTGCAACTACGACGGGGCTTGTTGTCGGAATGCCCGTGAACAATCACCACAACGCAGTCACCGCGCCTATCGCTGATGGTTCAGTCATTACCGCGATCAATCCAGGTGTGTCCATCACCCTGAGTAAAAACGCCACCTCAACCGCCGCAACGGTTATCCGCACACCGACCGCATTACTTACCATCGCTCGTCGCGCCACCAACTCCTGTGGATTTAAGCCTGTTACCGGCCTCCGTGTTCGCGTTCCCAATGTGTTCTGCTCAACCTCCGACTCGTCTTCGTGGACTGGCAACCAGTGTCATCTTAGTGCCACTAGTCGGTACGAGTTAAACGCATCAAATGCTGGCACCATCACTGTCGATAAGGCGTCGATGCTGTGGTATCACAACGTTTCTGGGGCCTATACATACTCGGTTACGAATTGCGGCGTGTCCCATTCAAACAGTTTCCTTTTGGGCAACTTTGCCACGCCGATGGTGTTTAATGACAACGGGGCGGGGCTCGAAGGACTTATCTCCTTTTCGCTTATCAACGGATCAGCGATGCCATTTGGCGGACAGATCCGGCGAAATCGCACTGCTCGCGGCGTGAATGTCGGCATAGCGGACCGCACTATAACGATGTCGGATTGCGCCAACCTCAATATCGACTATAACCAGCTTGAGCACTTCGGCGGCGCTGGAATTACTGACCGTTCTTCCGGTGACAACCGCATGTGTGAGGTCACTCGGTTTACCGACTGCACTTTCGACAACAATACGTTTATTGGCGGATCGTTGCTCGTTTCGACCAGCGTTCGGTGTCACGCTAGAAATCACGTTTTTGCCGACCGAATCAACGGCACGACCAATGCGACCATCCCCCTTTCCCCAATCATCTATCAGGCGAGCTGTACGGACTGCGTTATCGAGGGCCTGAGCATTTTTGCAGGTCTCACAAACGTGCATCCCTATAACCCGCTCGTCACGCTCCAAACGAGCAGCGAGCGAGTAAAGGTCCGCAATATCGGCACCTACGCATCCCCGTTCCCAGCAGGCAGCGCCAATAAATGCTTCGGCGCGGTGACGTTATCTAGCGTCTTTAACTGCGAGGTGAACCGCATCTACATGGACGATACTCGGTCGTTCCTGATAAACGGGTTTAACAACGCGAATGGATGTGTCATTGATAACGTGTTCGGCGGTTACGCTTCATCGTGTTTCGTAAATCCGCTAAACACGACAATGCGTGGGCTTCGAGCAACCACACCGACGACAGGTGCAGCCGCAGTGTACGGGTCGCATTGGCTCGACCAATTCGATAGTGCGACAACTGGACGCATTTCAATTCAATGCAACGAGCCTACAGCGGCATCAGCGGCGCAATGTGCTGTAACCGCTGGGACGCCACGTTTCACATCAGCGGGCATTGTGGCGATGCCGACCCTTGGTGACCAGATTACATGGACAATGCCGTATTTCGCCATTGGGCATACGGCGTTCGTTGCGTCGGATGTTGTGGTGACAGCAACCAATTCAGGCAACTTCTCTTACGAGTTTCAGGTCGATACTGGCAGCGGATTCAGTGCGTGGGCTGCTGCCACTTCAGCGAACCTCACCGCCATTGGTTCGTGGGCTGCTGCTACTGGTGTCAAGCTCAAGGTCCGTGCCACAGTCACCACGGCTGCTGCTGATAATTCGCTAACTCAGCTTCGTTTCCTCACGGTGTCAGACACAACTAGCCAACAGATCCAATACCCATTCCAATTCACGGCAGCGATCACCGTTTCACCTATTGTTGCGGGCAGTCGAGTTCAGATCTACAACGTAACCACAGACACGGAAATATTTAATGAGGTGGTCGATGATACGTCGCTGAATTTCCAATACTACGACGGCACGGAAGCATCTACTGGCGACGAAATCCGCATTCGCATCCGCAAGCGCGGACAGGAGTCCGTCACGCTATCGACCGTCGTTACCGCTACGGGTGGCAGCTTTCTACCATCCCAAGGAACCGACATCCATTGCAGCGGCGCAACGCCAGCTAACTACTCGGTTGACGTCATAAATCTAAAGATTCGCGCAACTGGGGTGCGGGCAAATTTTACCGTCCAAGAAATCGCGGACATCATTTGTCTCGAACAGGCAACTGAGGATGGGATTAGGTTGGCTGAGTTTGCCAACATCTCGGGCCTTGTCGAACTGTCCCCAGGAGTTGAGACGGGCATCACCGTTGACCTCCTCGGGTGGCAATTATCATGGGCGTCAGGCAGTGTTGCGCAGGCCAGCGTAACGGGCGGCAACCTCGTAGGTGGCATCGCAGGCGACCCCGTGGAGGACATAGTAGGTGGACCACAAGTGACGATAAATCTATCCGCCGCTGCAACCGCCGTCACCGCGAACGTCCCGACTGCCGCTGATGTCGCTACCGCAGTGCGCGCCGAGCTTGCGACGGAGCTTGCTCGCATCGATGCGGCTATCACCTCGCGTCTAGCCACAGCAGGGTACACAGTCCCGCCCACCTCTGCCGCCGTAGCCACTCAGGTCCGCACCGAACTCGGGACCGAGTTGGGTCGAATCGACGCTACCGTCTCCAGTCGCGCCACACAGACGAGCGTGGATGCGATCCCGACTACACCTCTCCTTGCTGCCAGCTATGTTGTTCCGCTTGACTCCACTGCCACGCAAGCCGCCGCAGCTGCTGCGCTCACAGCCTACGACCCACCTACGAAGGCCGAGCTAGATTCCGCTGTCGCGGGGATACCTACCGCTCCTTCTGCTGCATCTAATGCAAGCGCAGTACGCTCTGAACTATCGGTTGAGCTGGGTCGTATGGATGCCGCGATCTCCAGTCGTTCGACCTACGCAGGCGCAGACACCAGCGGCACTGCCACGCTCCTTTCTCGTGTTACTGGGGCCGTGCTGCTGGCGAGTAACTATACCACACCACCCTCGGTGGATGCAATCCGCACGGAGATGGACACTAACTCGACCAAGCTCGCCAACCTCGATGTGACCGTATCAAGCCGCAACGCAATCGCACCCGCAACGCCAGCTAACGTCACTACGGCGCAAAACAACGTCATCGCCGCTCTGCCCGCTGCTGCGCCATCGGCTGCTTCCAACGCATCGGCGGTTCGCTCCGAACTAGCAATCGAACTTGCCCGTATTGATGTCGCTACCTCAAGTCGCAACGCCACCACGCCTCCGACCGCAGCGGCTAATGCTTCTGCCGTTCGTTCCGAGCTGGCAATGGAGCTGGGTCGTGTGGACGCAGCAGTGTCGAGCCGTTCAACTTACGCAGGTGCGGATACTAGTGGCACCACCACGCTTCTATCCCGTGTTACTGGGGCCGTACTCCTTGCCTCTAATTACACCACACCTCCGACTGTCACTCAGATTCGCACGGAGATGGAGGTTGTCGGAGGTAAACTTTCCAACGTTGGTGATCAAGTGGATTTGGTTAAGGCTAAGACGGATAATCTCCCCGCATCACCCGCTTCTACTACGAATATCACGGGCGGTACAATTACTACCGTAACCAATCTCACCAACGCTCCCACCAACGGCGATCTCACCGCCACTATGAAGGCGAGCGTCACCACGGCGGCAACGGCTGCGACTCCCACGGTTGCTGATACTAGTGGTACCACCACCTTGTTGACCCGAGTCACCGGAGCTGTGCTACTGGCAAGTAACTACACCGCGCCGCTTGACTCCACTGCCACGCAAGCCGCCGCAGCTGCTGCGCTCAACGCCTATGATGCTCCGACTAAAGCCGAGCTAGATTCCGCTGTAGCTCCACTTGCCACGACAACCAACCTCGACACCTTACCTACCCTAGCCGAGATGGAGGCTAGTACAATTCTCGCCAAGGAGGCAACGAGTCAGTTAATCCACGCGAAGACTACGAACCTACCCGCTTCTCCTGCCGCAGTCGGAAGCGCGATGACGTTAACCAGTGCTTATGACGCAGCAAAAACAGCCGCATCACAGGCAAGTGTAGATGGTCTCGCAATTGCTGGGTCTCCTGTGACTTACACCGCTACATCGGCAACCCGTGTAATAGGTGATGATGACGGTGGCACGGTGACAAACCTAGCTGCTTTGGATGGTTCCTATTTTATAACTGGTGAGTCTTCATCCCTTGGTTTAGAGGTTACGGTTGACTTATCCGCTTCTTCATTATTGGAGAACCCAAGTCTCTGCCGTGTAGTTGGATCTTATAGAGGGGCAGCTTCTCATACTGTTGTTATTTATGTTTGGAATTATATAACGGCATCGTGGGAGTCAAAAGCTGTAATGGCGGATAGATCAACTGATTTTGCTTATGTGTTTCCCGTTGGAATCGACAACGCCAATTCTCTGACTGGTGCGATGAGATTAAGATTTAAGCATTCTGGTACGTCATTTAGTAATTCTCATTCGTTAAATCTTGATTATATTGCTTGGGAGAAGGTGGCATCCAGTTCATCAATAGGATCGGATATAGCTCAAATCTTAGCCAATCAACATGAAGCCATGGTGCAAAGTGTTATCCATAGTGGGGTTGCGCAAGGGGGCACGGGAAATACTATCACTCTTAGTAGCGAATCTTCCCAGCTGAATGGTTCTTATGACCCATCTATTATCACTATTTACTCCGGTACTGGTGCGGGCCAGTCGCGTATTGTTCTTCAGTATATTGGAGCTACCCATGTCGCCGTTGTGAATCGCGATTGGCGAGAAATTCCAGATGAAAGCTCGACGTATGTCATTCATCCATATGCGGATATTCAAACGGTGAATGAGGGATTAATTACATCTGCCACCTCAAATACAGCAAGATTAAACATTGACGCCTCTACGGTTAACGGTACTTATATTGGCCAAATTATTGCCATTCTGTCTGGAACTGGCGCTGATCAAACCGCCACTATTACCGGATACAACGGATCAACACAAACTGCGACAATTGCTGGAAATTGGGTGGTAACTCCTGACTCTACATCGGCTTATGTGATGTTGCCTGTTTCTCCTGTGATGTTAGCGAATGCCACCCATACTGGAGCGGTCATTCCTACAGTTACTGCATTGACGGATGTTACTAATATTCGCGAAGAAATAGAGCGAATTGGTGGTACTTTATCGGATGTTAAAAATGGTGTTGTTGGAATAACCGGATTGGTTGCGTAGAATATATAAGATATTCTGTTGTTGCTATATATTTATATTCATTAATTTCACCATATGTCATATACTCTACACACCGATAAAACAGAAACATTCGAATGTTCCCTCGCATTAGAGGGAGCATCATTAAAAAATGCGTTTGCTAGATTGATACTCGAAGTTGATGGATTGAATGTTATGTTCAATGGGACAATAAATGAGAACGGGAAATGTTCCGTCAGTATAGAAAACTTAAAAAAGATATTCCCGAAAAATTGTGAAGGGAATATGTTTTTGGAAGTTGTTGCTGATGATACGTATTTTTCTCCGTGGAAAGATTCGGTTGAGTTAAAACCATCGAAGTCACTAACAGTTGAAGTAATTACGACAAAGAAAGACGAAAAGGTTGGTCCGAAACTAGTGGTGAATGAAGTAAAGGGAATAGAGAAGAGACATTCCGAGATAATAAAAGAAGTGATGAGTATTTTACAAAAAAATACTAGAATAAAAACATTTTCAAACAATAAAATTTCCGATGCTATTGAACCAATTCTAAATACTTATTTCTTAAACATAGGTGAGCCATATAACAAAAATATTATGGCTGAAATCTTGAAAGAAATAAGAAATGGCTAATAACGAAGATTATACCGGAAAAAAAATAAAAGACACATATAAGTCGATTCTCCACTTGGGGAGCGACTCAAATGTGTATGATGGTACCGGTTCTATCATAATTCCTAAGAATTTTACAAGATTAATAAGTCAATCAATAGACTTTACATATACATCATCGGTCACATACATAGGCGCAACATTATCGCCAACGTTCTTTTCTGTGTGTGTTGGTGAGAATCCTTGTGGTATATATTCTTCCGGTTCATTCATTGTTAAGGAGTATAGTGGTTTGTGTATAAAACAATTTCCACCAAAGACTTCACCAACAGCATATTCAAAGTTATCATCATTTACGTTCAGAAATCTAGTGGGAATAGTTGATGATTTTAATATTTCAAATTATCACACATTAAAAGAGATACACTTACCGTCACTTAAATATGTGATTGGTAATCTATCATGGAATAATTCCGAAAACATTGAACGGTGTGATGTTTCGTCGTTAGAATATGTTGGGTCATTTTTACCAAACAGTGGATCAATTGACATGAATTCAATGGATCTTCCTTCGTTGAGTAACTGCGCTGGTGACTTTTCGCCATCAACGTTATTATGTAATACAATGAATATAGATAATTTGCATTATATAGGAGGAAGGTTCGGCGTCACAAACCTTACTAATTTAACTAATATATCCGGCTCATCTCTAATTTCCATTGGAGGAGATTTTAATCCAACATCATGTTCAAATGCTCATACCATGATATTCAATAACCTAACAAATATACACGGAAATTTTAATCCCGTTGGGTTGCCATTGTGTGATAATATAAGTTTTAATAAATTAGTATATGTTGGTGGAAACTTCTCTCCGGTGTCAATGTCAGTACTATTGGATAATATCGGAAATCAATTTCCTTTGCTGGAACATATAGAAGGAGATTTTACATTGCATGTGTTAGAATCATGCTCCAGTGTATCTTTCGGTGAATTGGTTACGGTTTCTGGGTCGTACTCGGTATCCAATATGGATAACTTACTAGAGATTAACCATCCGAATTTACTGAATATTCGTGGGGTGAAATCCGTGTTTAATAACATAAACTTGACCACAATAACATTACCGAATATACAACGGGTGGAAGGTGGACTACATTATTATAATTGCCCCAATCTCTCGGACATTAATATCGGATATTCGTTATCTAGTTTAGGGTTCGGTGATGTTAATATTACCGATGCATCATTATCCCCATACAGTGTAGAAATTATTCTACAGTCGCTCGCTAGGTTGGATGGTACAAATAGCACAACTTTGTGGGGATCTGGGAGAACCGTTAATTTAAGTGGGGGAACCTCGTGTGGAATCGCGCTGTTAACACCATCGGCAATATTATCTAGAAATATATTATCGACTAGAGGAGTTGTCGTAATACTAAATAATTAAATTATAGTCGCAATTTTTCTTTAATCTGTTCTATATCGTGTTGGGCAGAAGTGTCTTTTTCCCACCAAGCCGATACGTGCTTCTTGAAATTATCGACTTGTGCTGGGTCTATATTCGATATGAACGTTTTTGTTGAATTATTCAACGCGACCAGATCAGTAGCCAGTTTATCTGATTTGGCTTTCCCATACGCCACCATAGGAGCGACTATTGCGCCAGCAACGCCAGCTATCGGTGCAAATGCTGGGAACACCTTTCCTAATATCGGTGCAATTAGAGCAAAAATATAAACGCCCGCTGCGGTCCATACCCAGAACATAAGATTATCCCATTTTGCTGCCGTGGCGTCTCTTTCAAGTGCCCATTTATTTGCTTTTTCTTGTAGGTCGTCTATTATGATTTTGTCTCGCTCTTGTGTAATTCTTAATTTTTCACTTATTTGTTCTTTTTCTTCCACCGTTTTTTGTAAATTTTTATTTATATCATTTAATGTTTGTTCCCCCTGTAATCTGACAGCTTTTATTTCCGAGTTTAGGTTAGAAACTAATAATTTTATCTCTTCTATAGCCTTTGGGTCCAATGGTCCAACCGCCTGATCCAATGCGTTATTTGCCGTGTCGTTTAGAGTTTTTGCCGTTTCCAATTCTTTCACCGGTAATTTTCCGCTTGCTGTCGTCACTTGCGCAGCTGTTATTGCTACCCCAGTACCCACAGATGCACCATGAGCAGTTTTTAATTGTTCATCTATTTCTTTTTGGATTTTCTTCTTTAGTTCCATTTCTTTTTGTTCTGCCGTTTTTTTTGCATCGTCCACATTTGCTATTGGTGAACTATCTCTATTTCCTGCCTTATTTTGAACAAAAAAATGAATACCGAAATATCCACAAACAGCTATTACGCCTACGGCGATGATAGTTTCTACGCCAAATGTACCCTTACGTTTTGGATCTTTCATATTATTTCCTTTTATTTGTTACTTCGTTGGTTTTCGACGATTTAATTTCTTTTAAATCAACCGGAGATTTTGTCGAGACTTTACTGTGATAGATATTCAATTTATTTATCAGTTCTTCCAATGTTTTAGCATTAAACTTTCTAAATTTTGGAAGAGACCCACTAAAATTCTCAACAACGTAACCAATTGGTCCCTTATTTACACGAAATATTGAATATTGGGAGTTTTGTAAAATACCATTTTGCCACTCAACTTTTGGCTGAATAGATACTGTTACCATAAACGATGCTCTTTCTTCCCCACCCAATGACGTATATTGTATACCGACATACGGGAATTGCAATTTTTGTTTGATTTCTTGGAAAGCTGTTTTTTCTTCTGGAGAAAATGCAATTTCATTAATACATTCTCTAATCAATTTTTTTAAGTCTAATTTTTTCATATATACATATAAATATCCACAAATTACTATAAATTCTGTGCTATTTTGAATTTATTTCATATTTATAGATCATGGCAAGTAAACATATCTCAGATCTTATACAATTCTCTGGTTCCATTAGCGGTGATGAGTTAATGATGTTACAGGGGGGTAGCGCTACTAGAAGAGTTGCTCTCTCTGATGTATATGCATCTGCTTCCATATCAGTTTCTACTTCCGCCTCTATAGCATCATTACAAGTTCAGATAGATGGTAAAGTTTCGTCTTCCAATTATAATATAGATTCAAGCTCATTCTCAACTAGAATAACCAATGAAGAGACATCTTCCTCATTATATGTTATAGATTCTGGTTCATTATCTACGAGAACCACCGATTTAGAATCAACTGCTTCCGTATTTGTATTGACATCTGCTTCTCTACAAAGGTACAACGTAGATTCTGGTTCATTATCTACGAGAACCACCGATTTAGAATCAACTGCTTCCGTATTTGTATTGACATCTGCTTCTCTACAAAGGTACAACGTAGATTCTGGTTCATTTGATAGTAATATTGGCACTAGACTACTTACTTCTGTTTATACAACGGATTCAGCATCATTTACGGGTAGAATAACAGTACTGGAAGAAGCTACGGCTTCTATCGCAGAAACATTGTCTGGTTCGATTAATAATAAAGCAGTTACCCCCGCAGCAATGTTAATCGGTGGAAGTTTTCCGTCTAGTGGTAATGCCGGTAATATACAGATTTTGCGGGAACCAGTCGGATCTATTGTTGGAAATCGAAGGGGAACCGGATCTATTGATTTTCAACAATTCAGAGATATAAACACCCAAGTAGCATCCGGTTTATACTCTACTATCGGTGGTGGTAGTACCAATACATCTTCTGGAAATTACTCATTCGTTGGTGGTGGTAGTAACAATACAGCTTCTGGTTATCGTTCATCTATTGTTGGTGGTCAGAACAATACAGCTTCTGGTAATCGTTCAATAGTTGGTGGTGGTAGTACCAATATAGCTTCTGGTAATCGTTCATTTGTTGGTGTTGGTCAGGACAATACATCTTCTGGAAATTATTCGGCTATCGTTGGTGGTCAGAACAATATAGCTTCTAATACATATTCATCTGTTGTTGGTGGTCAGAACAATACAGCTTCTGGTAATCGTTCAATAGTTGGTGGTGGTAGTACCAATATAGCTTCTGGTAATCGTTCAATAGTTGGTGGTGGTAGTACCAATATAGCTTCTGGTGATCGTTCAATAGTTGTTGGTGGTGGTAACAATACAGCTTCTGGATATTATTCATTCGTTGGTAATGGTAGTAACAATACAGCTTCTGGTTATCGTTCATCTATTGTTGGTGGTGTTTTCAATACAGCTTCTGGTTATCGGTCATTCGTTGGTGGTGGTGGTAACAATACAGCTTCTGGTTATTGGTCAATAGTTGTTGGGGGTCAGGGCCATACAGCTTCTGGATCAAATTCATTCGTTGGTGGTGGTAGTACCAATACAGCTTCTGGTTATTGGTCAATAGTTGGTGGTGGTAGTTCCAATACATCTTCTGGATCAAATTCATTCGTTGGTGGTGGTAGTTCCAATACATCTTCTGGTACATATTCATTCGTTGGTGGTGGATTTGGTGATGTGGCTTCTGGAAATTATTCAGCTATCGTTGGTGGTCAGAACAATATAGCTTCTGGTAGTCGTTCGTTTATTGGTGGTGGTAGTTCCAATATAGCTTCTACATATTCATCTGTTGTTGGTGGTCAAAGCAATATAGCTTCTGGATCAAATTCATTCGTTGGTGGTGGTAGTTCCAGTATAGCTTCTACATATTCATCTGTTGTTGGTGGTCAAAGCAATACAGCTTCTGGAAATTATTCATCTATTGTTGGTGGTCAAAGCAATACAGCTTCTGGAAATTATTCATCTGTTGTTGGTGGCATCTCCAATACAGCTTCTGGATCAAATTCATTCGTTGGTGGTGGACTGTCCAATACAGCTTCTGGTTATCGGTCATTCGTTGGTGGTGGTAGTTCCAATACAGCTTCTGGATCATATTCATCTGTTGGTGGTGGTAGTTCCAATACAGCTTCTGGATATTATTCAGCTATCGTTGGTGGTCTCTCCAATACATCTTCTAGATCAAATTCATTCGTTGGTGGTGGACTGTCCAATACAGCTTCTGGATCATATTCATTCGTTGGTGGTGGTAGTTACAATACATCTTCTGGCATAAATTCATTCGTCGGTGGTGGGTGGAGCAATATAGCTTCTGATGATCGTTCAATAGTTGGTGGTGGTAGTAACAATACAGCTTCTGGAAATTATTCATTCGTTGGTGGTGGGTGGTACAATACAGCTTCTGGTTATCGTTCATCTATTGTTGGTGGTGGTAGTACCAATACAGCTTCTGGTACATATTCATTCGTTGGTGGTGGTCAGAACAATATAGCTTCTAATACATATTCATCTGTTGTTGGGGGTCAGGCCAATACATCTTCTGGTTATTGGTCAATAGTTGGTGGTGGTCAGAACAATACAGCTTCTGGTTATCGGTCATTCGTTGGTGGTGGACTGCGCAATACAGCTTCTGGTTATTATTCATTCGTTGGTGGTGGTCAGGACAATATAGCTTCTACATATTCATCTGTTGTTGGTGGTAGTGCCAATACATCTTCTGGTTATTGGTCAATAGTTGTTGGTGGGTGGTACAATATAGCTTCTGGTTATCGGTCATTCGTTGGTAATGGTAGTTCCAATATAGCTTCTGGATCAAATTCATTCGTTGGTGGTGGTAGTTCCAATACATCTTCTGGATATTATTCATTCGTTGGTAATGGTAGTAACAATACAGCTTCTGGTTATCGTTCATCTATTGTTGGTGGACTGAACAATACAGCTTCTGGTTATCGGTCATTCGTTGGTAATGGTAGTTCCAATATAGCTTCTGGATCAAATTCATTCGTTGGTGGTGGTAGTTCCAATACATCTTCTGGTACATATTCATTCGTTGGTGGTGGATTTGGTGATGTGGCTTCTGGAAATTATTCAGCTATCGTTGGTGGTCAGAACAATATAGCTTCTGGTAGTCGTTCGTTTATTGGTGGTGGTTCCGGAAGTATTGCTTCCGGCAATTTTTCTACTGTTGGTGGTGGTAGTAACAATATAGCTTCTGGTACGTATTCGTCTATTGTTGGTGGATATGGTGGTACAGCTACCAGACACGGACAAGAATCGTATTCCAGCGGTGCGTTCGGTCCTCCCGGCGATTCGCAGAGAGTGTCGTTTATATTAAGAAATAAAACAATTAACACAGCAACACCAACTACTTTATTCCTCGATGGGTCATTCAATAGATTAACCATTCCTACAGGTAAAGCTATGTCATTCCTAGCAAACATATCCGGTATAAACTCAACCGGAACTTCCGGTTCAATGTTTGTTCGACAGGGAATGATCAAAAATGTTGGTGGAACAACATCGCTAATAGGATCTGTGTCTGTTGTTGGCGTAGATATTGAAAGTAATGCTGCGACTGACGTAGACATTACCGCAGATGACTCCAACGATGCTCTACAAATTAATGTAACCGGTATTGACACCGAAGTTTGGAGATGGACCGCACACGTAAATGCAGTTGAAATAGGTTACGGAACGTAATTCCTTTTTTATAACTTGACAGCGATATAAATTTCCGTATTATTACCAAATATATGTTAAACAAAAAATTATATTGTGTATCTGGCCTACCAAGAGCAGGATCAACTTTACTAGTTAATATACTAGCACAAAACCCAAATTTCCATTGTTCAAAGAGTACATCTGGCTTACATGATGTACTCTTTGGAGTAAGAAATCAGTGGGATAATCTAATTGAACATGCCGCAGAAATTGGTGGTGTGGATTATAACAAGTTACGTAGAGTGTTAAATTCAATCGTAGAATCCTATCACGATACCGATAAACCAGTTATAATAGATAAAGGTAGAGGATATTTAAGTTTAGTAGAAATGATTGAGTTTATGGGAATCCAACCAAAAATATTGGTTCCGGTGAGAAATGTTACTGAAATATTGGCATCATTTGAAAAGTTGTGGAGGAAATCAACCGGACAATCCCAATGGAGCATAGAACAGGCTGATTATGTCCTATCCCAAACCGTGGCTGGTCGTTGTGAATTGTGGAGCAGAGCGGATCAAGTAGTAGGTCTGGCTTACAATAGATTAAAAGATGCTATACAAAGAAAACATGCGAGTAAGATGTTCTTTGTTGATTTTGATAACTTAACCAATAATCCAGAGAAGGAAATGAACAGTATTTATGATTTCTTGGGAGAAAAGAAGTTCGCGCATGATTTCAATAATGTGGAACAATATACCGCAGAAGATGATGTTGGTGTCCATAAAATTCCGAATTTACATACCATATCAAGAACAGTAAAACCATTACCAAAAGTGGCAAGACAAATTTTAGGAGAAGAAACTTTCAGAAAATATGAAAATTCTGAATTTTGGCGATAATTATATATAAGAAAGAAAATAACACATGATTACATTAAATAGACCATTGGAAACAGTAGTTCAGACAACTCAACAAATCTCGACAGTTACTGTCGATAGATATGTTGACTTACCATCACAGAAAGTTGTGAGAGCATTCATCACCGAACTCAATAGACCAATAGAGTTATGGGTTGGTGATGCTTATGATGCGATTGGCGATTGGACTGCCGCGCAAGCGGAAGCCAGAGTAATCGAAGTATTGGAAGTATAATATAATAATAATATTATTATCATTACCCAACATCACTAAAAGATGTTGGGTTTTTTGTTTTTATTGGTTGAAATATGAATAATCACATATTTATAGTTCATGGCAAATAAAAAGATTTCAGAATTGACGGAATTATCCTACGCAGGAATACATGATGACGATGTGTTGGTAATTATGGATGTTAACTCAGACGGAACTGGCTTATCTGAGACAAAGAAATCTAGGATGGTAGAATTGGCTGGATATTTTTTTAGTCACTATTCTTCCGGTTCCGTTTCCATATATGCTTCCATCGATGAAGTTTTATCCGGTAGCATATCAAACAAAGCAGTTACGCCATCATCCATGTTAATTGGTGGGAGTTTCCCTTCCGATATTAATTCAGGAAATATACAAATTTTAAGAGAGAAAAGCGGATCGATCACTGGTAATACAAGAGGTATTGGTTCTGTTGACTTCCAGCAACTTAGAACCACCTCCAACCGTGTTGCTTCAGGAATTTACTCTTCTATTGTAGGTGGGATGGATAACACATCTTCTGGAAATTATTCAGCTGTTGTTGGTGGTCAGAGCAATACAGCTTCAGGAGCTGCATCATTCGTTGGTGGTGGATTTGGTAATGTGGCTTCTGGTCTAACTTCATTCGTTGTTGGTGGTCGTCACAATACAGCTTCTGGATATGTTTCATTTATCGGTGGGGGTCAGGACAATATAGCTGGCGGTTTTTATTCGTTTGTTGGTGGTGGTAGTAACAATACAGCTTCTGGTTATCGTTCATCTATTGTTGGTGGTCGTCACAATACAACTTCTGGATATTATTCATTTGTTGTTGGTGGTCTCTCCAATACATCTTCTGGAAATTATTCAGCTATCGTTGGTGGTCAAAGCAATACAGCTTCTGACTCAAATTCATTCGTTGGTGGTGGGTGGTACAATATAGCTTCTGGTAATCGTTCATTCGTTGGTGGTGGGTGGTACAATACAGCTTCTGGCAATCGTTCGTTTATTGGTGGCGGAATGAATAATACAGCTTCCGGTACGTATTCAACTGTTCCTGGTGGTAAGAACCATACATCTTCTGGAAATTATTCAAGTATTGCTGGTGGTCAGAACAATACATCTTCTGGAAATTATTCGGCTGTTGTTGGTGGTCAAAGCAATACAGCTTCTGGAAATTATTCGGCTGTTGTTGGTGGTAATGACAATACAGCTTCTGGTATACGTTCATTCGTTGGTGTTGGAATGAATAATACAGCTTCTGGAAATTATTCAAGTATTGCTGGTGGTCAAAGCAATACAGCTTCTGGTATAACTTCATTCGTTGTTGGTGGTAGTACCAATATAGCTTCTGGTAATCGTTCATTTGTTGGTGTTGGTCAGGACAATACATCTTCTGGAAATTATTCGGCTATCGTTGGTGGTCAGAACAATATAGCTTCTGGTATAAATTCATTCGTTGTTGGTGGACTGACCAATGTAGCTTCTGGTAATCGTTCATTCGTTGGTGTTGGAATGAATAATACAGCTTCTGGAAATTATTCATCTGTTGTTGGTGGTCAGAACAATGTGGCCACTGGATCAAATTCATTCGTTGTTGGTGGACTGAACAATGTAGCTTCTGGTAATCGTTCATTCGTTGGTGGCGGAATGAATAATACAGCTTCCGGTACGTATTCGTCTATTGTTGGTGGTCAGAACAATATAGCTTCTGGTAGTCGTTCGTTTATTGGTGGTGGTAATGTCAATGCGGCTTCTGGTGTGTATTCAGTTATCGTTGGTGGACTGAACAATACGGCTTCTGGAAATTATTCGATCACTGCTGGTGGTAGGTACAATGTAGCTTCTGGTAGTCGTTCCTCCGTTGGTGGCGGAATGAATAATACAGCTTCCGGTGATCGTTCGTTTATTGGTGGTGGAATGAATAATACAGCTTCCGGTACGTATTCGTCTATTGTTGGTGGATCTGGTGGTATAGCTGCCAGATATGGGATGAGTGTTATATCTAGTGGGTATTTTTCTTCTGTAGGTGACGCTCAGGCGGGTAGTATGATATTGAGGAATATAACTACGAATGCCACACTTACAGAGATGTTCTCGAATGGCTCTTCTCAGGTATTTTTCCTGATTGATAATGAAACAATAGGGTTTGATGCTCAAGTAGTTGGTAGAAGGACAGACATAAAAACAGAGAATTGTTATTTTACTGTGTCCGGAATGATAACACGAGGAATTGGAAACGCTTCGGTTTCTGTGGTCGGCTCACCAGTTATTACTGTCATTACGAGACCAAACACAAATTGGTCCGTTTCGGTAGACGCAAATACGTCAAACGGCAGTTTACGTTTTAGGGTCACTGGTGAGACAGGAAAAACTATTAATTGGGTATCGAGTATTAGATTCACAGAAATCGTCGGGTAATAATATTTATACTTTATGGCAAACCAAAAAATAACAGATTTACGTAGCTTAAATTTAGACACGGTATCTAATGAAGACCTAATACCTATTGTTGATGTGTCCGAAAATACTTCACCTACGGGAGAATTAAAGAAGATCAGCGTAAACCAATTTACTCTTGCTCTATCCAATAGAGTTGGTGCTGGTATAGATGATAAGATAAGTTTATACACATCCAATAACTTTATACCAATCGCACAAAAAGGTGTGGCAGAAGGTGTAGCTCCTCTTAACACATTAAACAAAATAGATGATATATATATAAATTTTCCAGCTGGTGCGGTTTCTTCGATATTTGGTAGGGGTGGTGTAGTTACAGCAAACGTAAATGATTATTCTGGATCTTATTTACTAAAAACAGGTGACACTATATTAGGACCATTAAATGTTCCAATTACTCCAACACAACCTAGCCAATCGGTGTCAAAACAATACCTTGATGTTATTAGTTCGTCGATAAATAATAGAATTACAAGTGTAAGTTCGTCATTATCAACTAGGGTTGATAATGTAACATTTTCGGTAATTTCTGCTATATACCCAATTGGATCATTGTATAGTTCAACTATCAGTACTAATCCATCGGTGACACTCGGTGTTGGTACTTGGGTGACATTCGGTGCTGGTAAAGTACAAGTAGGTTTTAATGCTGCGGAGACCGAATTCAATACAGCAGAAGCAACTGGTGGAGAGAAGGTACATACGTTATTATCCACGGAAATGCCGTCCCATTTCCATCCTACACCAACATTTACAGGAACTACTAATGCTGTTGTTGATCATATGCATACAGTACCTGGGCAACTTATTAACGGCGATGCTCCACTTACTGCTGGTGCTGCCGGTGCTGGTGGTGGAAATTTATCGGTAAATCAACAATATACCGGTCCCGCTGGCGCTCATTCGCATACAGTTACGGTAAATGCGAGTAACACATTGCCTACCGGTGGTAGTTTAGCACATAATAATTTGCAACCATATATCGTTGTGTATATGTGGAAAAGAACGGCATAATATGATTAAAAGATTCATATGCTGCGACGGTACGATTCCTCCTTCTGGTTTTATAAAATGCTGGATATGGTCATTATTTGGCAATGTTCAGGATGGTTATATTGGCGATTCATCATGGAATCCATCGAGGACAGATTCTGTTTGGATTAGAATAAAATGGTGACGCAGAAATCCATTACTTTCATACTTTAGACTAACGGTAAATTCTAAAAAGTAATTGACAATCTCAGACTTTTAACTATTATTGTTGGATATGAAAATCCACAAAATAGAAATTTTGATAGTTGATACCGATGACGTAGGACAAGAAGAGATAACGGATATTTTAGAAAATACAAAGTATCCGAATCATTGTATATCTCCACAGGTAAAGAAGTTCACGACCAAAGAAATCGATTGGTCTGATGAGCATCCACTGAATTTACATGCTACTTCCGAACAAGAATACGAAAGAATGTTCAAATCGGAATAATATTATGCACATCCACGAAAAGATTAAGTCTATAATAGATAGAAGGTTATTGAAGAATTCTAAGTTTACAATTAATGACGTAACTATAATATGTCTAAATGCGGATGATTATAATATTTTTATAGAATACGAAAAAGAAAATAATCCAGATTTTATAGAAACTAACCCAGAATTTCTTGGTAAGAAAGTTGTACTGTCAAATTCCAATGGAGCTTCCAGAGTATACTTCACAGTAAAAAGTTCAAATAAATCTATTGGTGTAATAGGGACTGCCGGAAGAAAGGACGACGAATCAAAATTAGGGGTTTTGGAATGGGAATTTATGGTAAAATCTTGTGGGAAGCTAATAGAATCGACATGTTCTAACATATTAGTTTCTGGTGGTGCTGCTTGGGCGGACCACGTTGCTGTGCATATGTTCTTAAATAACCCCACCAAACTTAAACTAATTCTACATTTACCTGCTGAGTTTGAAGATGGTAAATTTTCAGAATCTACTCCGGACGGAAAAACTGCAAATTTTTACCACAAGCAATTCAGTGAGAAATTAGGGGTCGATAGTCTAGCACAAATAAAAGAAGCGATACGTTTAGGCTGTGACGTATCATATTATGGTGGATTTAAAATAAGAAACCTATACGTTGCCAGAGATTCCGAATTAATGCTGGCATTTACATTCGGCGATGATAAGAATCTAAAAGACGGTGGTACTAAGCATACTTTCGAAGAATTTCTAAGAAAAGAAATTAGGGGTTTGGGTTTTCATGTAAACCTAAATGACCTTTTAGCATACGTGTTTTGATATACGAAGTAATACTTGAATCACCGGATGTTTATTTTGTTATATTATTAATAAATACCGATTTATTATTATTCATTATATTTATACGTAGCGTAATGAAATCATACAATGTCAAGATAATATTTAAGACAGAAGAAGATAAACAAAAACTTCTTAAAACTCTTTCTCTTCAAAGAGATGCGTGGAACATAGCTTCCACGCATCGATTTGGTATGAAGAATGGGGAAATTAAAGTTCTCCATGACTTATCATATTACGATATAAAAAATAAGATTCAAACACTTCCTTCTCAATATATTATAAAATCTATACGAGATGTAATTGCTGCCTATACCACGATAAAGAGTAATAGAGTAAAACTAGATGAAGCTGCTTCTAAGAAGCAGCTTTCTTGTCATTTAGACAAGAGATTGTTTAACTGGAGGAATAAAGAAAGAACCACATTCTCAATAACAACATATAACAAAAGAGTAACATGCTCAATCGAATATTACGATAAGTTAAAGGAGTTTAGTCTATCAGATATGATTGATCCATCTATATTTGTAAAAGGTGGAGAAATTTACTTGACACTAATATTTGACGAAAAACAAAGACCATTGTTTAAAGAATCTACCAATTCTGTAGGAATTGATCTCGGTATCAGAAGAATATTTTCAACGAGTAAGGGTGATATATTAAAAGATAAGAAATCGTTGAAGATCAAACGAAAAATTCGTTTCCTAAAACGAATTTTGCAAGCAAAGTCAACTTTAGGTTCTAAGAGTTCAAGGAAACACTTAATTAAACTTAAAAGAAAAGAGCAAAATTTTAACAAAAATTGGACACATAACGTTGTTAATAAAGCACTTTCGTTGAACAATGATTGTTCAACATTTGTTATCGAAGATCTAAAAGGGGTTAAGAGAACAAAAGGATACAAGAAACAAGGAAATATGAAATCTCAATGGAATCCATTTGAGTTTCGTAGAATTTTAACTTACAAGGCACAAGCTCTAAACAAAAGAGTGGTAACGGTTAAACCATACTTAACATCACAACTTGACCACCGTGGTCAAGTTGGTGGAATAAGAATTGGATGTAGGTACAAAGCAGGTGACGGAGTTATGTTGGATGCGGACGTAAACGCCGCAATCAACATACTCAACAAATACCTCAAACACCCCAACTCGTGCCTTACGGCACTTGATGGGCAGGTCCGAGTCAACGGACCATATGAAAGAGATAGTTTATCTTTCAAATCGAACAAGTAAAAATTGTTGGTAGTTGACAAGTTTACGTTTTTTAACGAATTTATTATATATTTATATAATATATGAGAAATACAATGATCGGTTTATTAATTTTTGGAGCTATTGGGTTAGTTCTTTTATCTGTATATGATAATAATTATAGCTATAATAGTTTACCGAGGAAAGTAGCTATACATTCAAAATCAGAGATTAAGTCTATGGATGGTGTTTTTGCTATATTGGGAACAGGTTCCATGGCACCATACATTAAAGGTGGAAACCCTACTGCTATAGTTGCTTATGCTGCAACGGATAAGAATATTAAGTTTATTGGATTACGTAAACAAGATCTGGTAATTTATAGAAATGGTAATAGCTTTATTATTCATCAGTTGGTCGGCAATGACTCTGCTGGATGGATAGTATCTGGGTATAATAACAAATTTTATGATTCCGGTAGAGTTACCGAAGAAAACTTTGTTGGTAAGGTTGTTCTTGTGTATGAATTGGAATGAACACAAAATAAACGGATAATAACTAAAATATTACCATATTTATTTGCATAACCTAGACACAAATGATTTATAAAAAAATAGCAGATTTCCCAACAAAGTCAATAGGTTCATATACTGGAAATGAATTACTACTGATATCCGATACTGTTTACAATGCGAAGATAAAAACATCGGAATTAAAACAATTTTTCTTGGAAAGTGCTAGTTATATAGCTAACTCCGGAAATATAAGCATAAAGGCAGGTATTAATGGTACCGAAAGTGTGAATTTTTCATCGAGCGTAAACATCACCGGAGATGTTTCTATTTTAGGGGTTTTGAATGTAACTGAGGTAAACCAGATCAATGTCTCGGATTTATACGTTAGAGATAAGCTGATAGTATTAAATTCTAGTGGTAGTAATTTGACTGCTACTGGTAGCGGTATTACGGTCAGTGGAAGTTCCGGGACAGTGTCTTCTGTATTGTTTGATCCGGCTTTACCATCTAAATGGAAAATAGATGGGAAACAAATTGTTACCGTATCTGACGCTCAGACATTAACAAATAAAGTATTAAATTCTACACAAATTACCGGTAGCGTTACTTTATCCGGTTCTTTAGATACGTTTGGTATCAGGAATATTAAGTTCACCTCACTATCCGGTGCCAGTCCAGTTGTGCCACTTACTAATGAGTATGTATTGCTAAATTCGTCAAATGGTACCGCTAGTTTAAGTCCATGCGCAGGAATGACTGGTAGGGTAATAACAATAAAGAATCTAACACCCGGTGATTGTATGATATCGGCTAGTTCTGGTGAGCTTATAGATAGAGAAAATTCATACACATTGGAAATGGATGATGCTATACAATTTATAGGTTCGGCAAGTGTTTGGTATACGTTCGCATACTCACCAGCAAGCGAAGTCATAATCACGTAATATCTTATGAAGTTGATTGATTTACTATTCGAAAATGTTACCAAGGATCTCTACCAAGATTCTATAAGAAACGCATTACCAAATTATAAGGTATCGACGAGTAAAAGCGGAGATAGCGACTTTATAACCATTAAAATATCGGATCTATTAGATAAACCTATCGGTGAATATAAAAGGTTTATAACTAACGCAACACTCAACAAAACACACAATTGTAGTGGCGATATAAAGTCAATCGTAGATAAACACGATATCGAATTTTCAAAGAAACACAAATTAAGAATAACCGGAGAGAATAATTAAAAACCATGAGTGGAATCCCAATTTATACATTACCAGAAAAGACCGAACTAGATCAGTTAGATTATATTCCGGTTTCTAGTGACACACAAACTTCCAAAGTAACTCCGTATAATTTTAGAAAGAACATGGATAAGACAGTATCGTTGCCCACAACAAGCAGCGTATCGGCAGATGATTATATAAAGGTTGATAGTTTCACATATGGAACAAGAGCATTGAGAGTAAGAAATTCGGTAATATATAGCGCAATGACAAGTACGACAGCAGCATTTAATGAACTGGTACTTGGCTCTGACTTGAGGATGACAAACGCAAGAGTTCCGTTACCTCATTCCCATTCGATAACGAATATGACGGATTTTGATCCCGCCAACTACATAACGAATTCTAGATTAGGTTTACCGAACGGTATTGCCCCCCTCGATTCAAGTAGCCTAGTACCATCTACATATTTACCACCATTTCCAATAACTAACATACCAAGCGCAAGTGGGATATTCTCGAACGCAGTTAACTTAATATCCGATAATAATGTTCAGGGAGCAATTGATAAATTATCAAATGCTGCTTATATACTAATAAATTCAGCATCTGCTGGTGTCACAGGTACCACTAATGTACAGGGAGCACTTGGTCAAAAGTTGAGTTTACTAGGTGGGTCTATGACTGGTTTACTCGTAGCACAAGCAAACAACTTTAGGATAGGTGCCAATGACTTAATAGCAATATCGAATAATATAGGAATAGGAACATCCACACCAACTACAAAATTAGACGTTGCTGGTAACATAAAGGGTACCGATTTTATCTATGTCACCTCGAACGGGTTTCCGCAATTTGTATTACAAGACCCGTCTGGTCAAACTAATAGATATGCTATTTGGAGAGATCCTTCCGATGTTTTATCTATTGGTCCACAAACTACTTCTGGTGCCGGTACCGCAGCGTTATCGATATACAGGGACACACAAGCAACATTTAGTTCAAATCTGCGGGTTGTTGGTGATATAACGGCTTTTTATTCATCCGACAGAAGACTAAAGGATAACATTAAAAATATAGAAAACCCAATAGACAAGATACGAAAAATTAACGGTGTATCGTTCGACTGGAACGACAAACAGAGTACTCATACTGGTCATGATATCGGGGTGGTTGCACAAGAGATTGAGTCAGTTTTCCCCGAATTGGTTACGACCAGAGACAATGGGTATAAAGCTGTTAAATACGAAAAGTTGGTCGCGTTATTGATTGAGGGAATCAAGGATCTACAAACGCAGATAGATGAACTGAAGCGGGATGATATATCACGTTGTCCGTAAACGCTTCCATACACTAACTAACCACAATCGACTCTAAGCCCAGTAAGCTTTCTTTGTTAAAAATAGGATATAAATGTATTGACATTATAGATAAATTTATTAATATACGATCAATAAAATTATGGCAGCCGTACCACCAACAGGACAAATCAGTGTATCAGATATTATATCTGCCGCGAATGACCAATATGCAACACCGGACTTTTCTACAAATGTTAGTTTATCTGCCTTGAGAGCTAGGCTAAAATTAGGTCAAAGTAATGTTCCGTCATCAAATTTAAACGTTGGATTCTCATCGACCAGAAATTCGCAGTTTATCACATATAAAATAACAGCATACCCAGAGTCCGTATCAACTTATGCTACAAATAATAACGGAATAATTGAGGTGGAGATAGATGAGGAAATGCTTGTTGGATATGGGTTAAGCGTAACAGTGTCATTAAGTACGGGAGAAACAGAGACGAAGAATATAATAGGTACAGAATCAAATATATTTTCATTAACAGGTCTGAGTGGGGATTCCGTTACCGCACGTACCGTAACTGTCCGCGACAATTTATCTGCACATCAAGTATCGGATAGTATAATCGTTCCATATGGTGGAACAACAAATAACGTAGTTTTTAGAAATCGAGCATGAATATTGACAACCTAAAAAAAATATTAAGTACTACAGCAATCACACTGAAAATTAAATCCAGTGGGATTAATGTATTCTGTTTAATGCCCCAAACAATAACTAGCTATTCAAATGGAATTGAAATATATGATTATGTTGAGGACAAAAAATATCTAATAACTCAGCACACTGAGCTTGATTTCATATCAACTAAATATTTCTCATACCCGTCCGATAAGGAATTCATAAATTATGAAGATTTCCATAAAAATAATTCAAGTAATATACAAATTAACAATAATAAAAGCTTATTAACCTTTACTAAAATAAAAGAATTTTATCAACAATTTAATGATGATGATACATCGATAAACAGACTGAAATTATTGAATCACTTTTGTGATGTTGAAATTTTAAAAAGATTTGGAATACGGAATCTGGAAAATTTTTATACCAACCGCAAAGGGTGGATCGATGAAGCCAAATTAAGAGTCACTTCTATGCTAGAAAATTCGATGAATTCTTCGATATCAAAGTTGAACGACGAAAGAAATTTATATGTGAGTAATAACGACACTTCATCTATCGAGGAAGTTGATTTGGTTATATCATTGATAAAAGAATCTGTCGCGGAGACAACTTTCGATGATGTTAATGAACTGAACGACTTTTATAAAGCATGGCCGAGAATTTTATTGCCAACACCATTTTGAAAAAATGTATAACAATTTCATGTGATGTTGATTATGAGACTTATGCGATAAATTGCGTAAAGTCTATAAGAAACGTTTCGTCTGTTGATGTGATGGTAAGAACCATCGATTTTAAGTCCGAAATAATTGAATCGATTTACAATACCACGACCATGGTTGACATGGTTAGATTGTCAACAAAAAAACGGATAAAAAGTAAAATAGATAGATTGGATCTAAACAATTGGCGACATAATTTATGTTCGGATAGATCTGTGTATGCATGTCATAGTAGATTTGTAAATGTGATGGAACTATTTAAGAATGGATATGATATGGTATATTCGATTGACTGTGATTTTGTATTTAAAAAAAATTTTGATTCTCTTTGGTCATTGGAAGGTGATATTTCTATGCATGATCCTTTTGATGATAGTGGATTTGAAGATGCTATTCTGTATAAAAACACGGATAATTCAATAAAATTTTTAAGATCTGTGAATGATATAATTTCAGAAGATCCATTTTTCTGGGAAAAAGATATGGAAGCCATACAAAAATCGAAGATGGTGTGCGGGTTAAAAATTTCACAACTTCCTATGATATATAGAGATCATTTATGTTCAGACGATAGTTTGATATGGAGTGGATATGGAAAGTCTAAATTCAATTCTAATTTTATATATGAAAAAAATTGTAAATAGTTATAACGAATGGGATAAATTGGAAGAGGTTATTGTTGGGTGCGGAATACCAACTAATATACCAGCAATCGATTTTACATTTAAAATGTTTTTTCATGATAACCTGATTGGGATAAACGAATTTAGACACGAAATATTAAAAAAACATATAGATGAGCACAACGAGGATATAGAATCATTCGCAGAGCTATTGAAAAGTCTTGGGGTAATAGTGAAAAGGCCGAAAGTTCCTGATAAGATTCACAAGGTGAAAACACATTCATGGAATAGTGAGGTTCACCCATCACTAAATGTCAGGGATTTGACTGTCGTCATCGGAGACGAAATAATAGAAACCCCACCTTCATGTAGATGGAGATACTATGAGACAGATTTCATGAAACATCTATTTCTCGATTATTTCAATAATGGAGCTAAATGGACACAAGTCCCAAAACCAATTATTACGGACATGTCATTTGATATGTCTTATATCGAGAAAACTGGTGGAATTATAAACAGAAAAGAATCTTATATGGATTGTGGATATGAGATAATGTTTGATGCCGCTAACATGATGAGATTCGGGAAACATATATTGTTCAATTGTTCAAATGAGAATAGTAGAATGGGAATGAAGTGGTTACAAAGACATTTAGGAGATAAACATATTGTCTGGGGAGTAGATATATGCGACAATCACATAGATTCATCTATATTACCACTAAAACCAGGCTTATGTATTGTCACCAGAGAGGATTTTTGGCACAAATTACCTGCACCATTACAGAAATGGGATAAGATATACATTCCACAACTCAATAGAACTACAGAAGAATTTCATATGCAGGGAATTAAGTTGGCATCTCCAAGGATCGAATTAAATGTATTTTCAGTATCACCGGAGTTGGTCATTTGCCACCCAAACTATGAAAAAATTCTAAATCAGAAATTGAATCCACATGGAATATCGGCAATTGGATCTAGAATGAGACACTGTGAAATCTTTTCTGGGGCACATCATTGCACTACACTAGACATTAGACGAGACGGAATCATGGAGGATTATTTCACATGACACCAAATGAAAGTTATGATATTTTATATCGAAATAGGTACGGTAAATCTTATAAATTTCTTAAAAACTTTAAATCTCACACGAACGTTGACCAAATATCACGAGAAATTGACCTATATATCTGCGGGTCAGATTTTGATACTGATTTAGAAAAAGTAACTCAATATTTTTACTTAAAATACTTTGATAATTTCAAAACATATAATTATGCCGATATAATAAAAAATATAATTACTATAAACTCTAAACAATACGAACATATTGTAAAAAATAAATTCTCAATACATTACAAGAGAAATGAGGTGGAGACATTATCTGACATATTTTCTAATAAAAATGTCACTTATAGAACTGTACAAGCAAATCTATCAAGTAAAAAGACACATATAAGAGAATTAGTTTTATATTACAAATGTATGAAAAGTATAAAAATTGGAGAATTTGATCAGATCGATACGTTCCATTTTATTTTATTATATAAAGTAATAAAGAAATTGATTTTGGAAAAAAAGATACAAACGATTAATGCCGTAAGAATCCTTCCTAGATATTATGGTCATCTTCCAGATATAGTAAATCGTGTTGCGAAAGATGGGGATATATATTATTCTGACGGAGGATCTAATTTTCCGTCGATAACTTCGATTTTTTCAAACACGGTACATCTACAATGTCAGTCAGAAATTCCTGATCTTGAATTTGGGACTATTCCGGTATTATCTTCACCGATGGTGTTTTTTTCCAATTTAGATGAATCAATTAATAAATTTGTAAAACTTCCATTCAGTTATTTTCCAAGTTCAATTTCAAATGGAGATGCTGTTATCGATGATGAATACTTGAGTTTTGGAAAATTTGAAAATGATAATTGTACAATTGAAGGTATATTCAATGGAATTAGAAATATGGTTCTAAATTTGGATGAAATGAATATGGAGAGTTTATAAAATATTATGAAATTATTTGACGACTTAAATAATGTTCAACTATTGTACAAATATATGAAGTTCGATATATTTGAAAAATCCTCCGGTGGCTCAGTAACCCATGGCAAGTCGATAACTATAATAATAATAGATAAATGTACATTAAATTGCAATTTCTGTCGAGGTGGGATTGACGCTGATATTATCAATCTCCGAACTTCGAATAAGATTATGGATTTCCCTACGTTCGTAACAATCGTTGATAAATGCATCGAATTTGGGATATGTAAATTTGATTTATCTCCACCAATAGGGGAGCCGTTTATGGACAAAGGAATTTTCGATAAGTTGGACTACTTAGAAAAGAATAAATCCGTATCAGATATATTGATAACGACTAATCTGACATTATTATCGGAGGATGATCTAATTAGACTATCGAATTACAAAAAGCTGATGATTCATATTTCCGTATATGGATGCTGTCCAAATTCATATAAAGAACAAACTGGGAGAGATTTATTTTTAAAATTTAAAAAGAATCTTAGTATTTTATATGAGTTTTGTGAATTGAATCCATCAAATTTTAAAATTAGGTTCAATATTCGATGTTTATTGGATTACGAATCGGAAATTTTTCTTGCGTTAGTTAAATTTCATTCAAAATTTGGTTTTTTATTGAGGACAAATGAGGTTTCCAACGTTAATAGAGCAGGAAATATAACAACAAAAACTGATCGTAGTATCAATTCAAAGTGTGGGATATGTCCATATGGACCAGGAAGCGGAGGTGGGATTGATCAGTATGGAAATCTTCTATTTTGTCCGTTTAACGATATAAAAAAGGTTGGTGTAGTTGGTAATGTACTTGACATGTCAATCTCAGACATATATGATGGCGAAAAATGGAAGTCTGTAATAGAAAACCACAAAAACAATCGATATGTTGGGATATGTTCCACATGTGATGAAAATTTCTAACTATGTTAATAGTAACTGCCTGTGACATCAATTATTATGGATACGCAAAACGATTGGTAAAATCAATTAGACATAAATCACCTAAATGTAAAATTTTACTAAAGCTGATAGATTTTCATAATAACGAATTGATAGGAGATGATATACAAATCATAGAAGAAACCACGGGACTTTCTGGTATTCCAAATATGATTGTAGGTGGGATGGGAAATAGACATTTGTTGCGAACAATAGATGATGGCGTGAATAAGTCTATCGGTATAGATGATGTGAAGCATTCTAAATGGTTGGTCTCTAAGAGACAGTGTTATTCCAGCAATACTAGGTTTCGATCAATTTTACATTCGTTTGACTTGGATGAAAATGTCATCTATCTCGATGCTGATACAATAGTCAATAGAGAATTGGCTGAATTAGAAAGTTTATTGGATTGTGATGTAGCTTGCCGTAGAATGGTTGATGAAAGATATCCAGATGGAATAGCATGGCAGTGTAGTTTTATATACGCCAAATCAACATCAATAAATTTTATTGAATCTACCATGCAATCAACAGAAAAAAATATGTTTTTCTGGGACAGTGATCAATATGAATTTGAAAAAAATTATCAAATCCACAAAGACCATATACGATTTAACATAATTTCTTCCGATATAGAGTATGGTGCGGGGATGCGTGACACAAATTTCATATACAATCCAAGTAGTTATGTTTTTGCTGGTAGTGGTACGAATAAAACTTCTAATCTTGATTTTATAAAAATGTTAAAACTGTATGAATAAGAATATACATCTGATGTGGAAGGTTAAAGACTTGGATAATTTACATAGATCGTGTTTCAATTCTTGGGTTAAACATCATCCAGATTGGATAGTAAAATTATACGACGATGTTGAATTGGATACCATTATAAAAATAAAACTTCCTGATTTATACAATCGCTTTGCTGGATGTGACGGTATCAAAAAATCGGACGCTTTCAGGCTTGGGTTGGTTTATGTTTTTGGTGGATTATATGTTGACATTGACACATTTTGTTTTAAACCAATTGATTCTCTTGTTGTTAATTGTGATAGATGTTTTTTCGAGGATGTAAAAATTGAGGGAGGAATATACGATTATAAGCCAAAGTTTGAATATACCAATGCAATATTTTATGCTAATCCCAAAGATAGGATGATTGGAAGAATAATAACAGACCTAATAAGATACGGGGACGATGATAAGACAATAGACAAGAATATGAATGTAATATTGCATACCGGGCCAGAATTCTTGTCAAACTGCATAAAAAAGTATGGAATGATATGGAATATTGACGTAATCGGGAGTGATAAGTTCGAATGGTGTGATAAAATGAATCGACAGTCTATGGTCAAAAGTGGAAAGCTGATTGTAAATTCTGGTAGTTATGGTCTACATCTAGCAGTTGGTAGTTGGATATACGGGTCAATGAAATTTAAATACTACGAAGATGTTAAAGACATAAATTTGGAGGCAATGGATGATTATCGATAATAAAAATATACATTTTATATGGTATGGTGGGGATATTCCAGAATTAAATTTGCAATGTATCGAATCTTGGCGAGTTTTATTTCCTGACTGGAATGTGATTGTATGGAATCAATCCGATTTGGATAACATAGTCATTAAACATTTCCCACAAGTAACGGATTACGTAAATAGATTTGGGGAATTTTCAAAAAATGAACAGCGGATAAAAAATAACATGTATAGATATATTGTTGTGTATTTATATGGTGGATTTTATTGTGATGTTGATGTCATGTGTTTTAAGCCATTACATATAGATGATTCGGATCTACATTTTTTTATGGAATATCCATTGGACGAGTTTATGTATGATATCTGCGACCCTTATAAACAACTAATTTCGAATGCGATATTCTATTCCGTGCGAGGAAATAAATTTCTTAGGAGAATAGTATCTGAAATGATCAATTACCCTTTGACAATAAACGTTTTAAAACATAAGAAGGTGGGTGATGGTGATATTTTTATGTTGTTCAATGCGTGTCATTTTCTGACCTCAACAGTTGATAAGTATTCGAGTTTATACCCATTTAAAATGCACGATAATCAATTATATGAACCTATCCAAAAATCCCTACGTTTGGAATTTATAAAATCCGAAAATAAACCAAATTCTTGTTTTGGATTACATGTTTCGACTGGATTGTGTTAAAAAATATTGACTTTTGTAGTTAAACTGCTACCATAATACAATATGAAATCAATTTGGGAAACCGTATCATTCTTCGAAGAAGAAATAGCAAATTACTGTGGATCTAAATACGCAGTTGCTACCGACTCATGTACAAATTCTATATTTCTATGTTTAAAATACTTAGATAATCCAATCGACGTAATAATCCCAACAAAAACTTATATTTCTGTGCCTATGTCCGTAAAGCACGCAAATTATGGTTTAAAATTCGAAAACATAGAATGGGAAGGTAGTTATCAACTCGGAAATACACAAATAATCGATTCTGCCTGTAGATTTGAGGAAGGTATGTACTTAGACGGAACATTCTGTTGCCTTTCCTTTCATTTTAAGAAGATAATACCGATAGGTAGGGGTGGAATGATATTAACGAATGACAAAGATGCCGCTGACTGGTTACGGATGGCTAGATACGATGGGCGACCAACGTACTCATACAATGATATACTAAAAACAGGTATAAGTGTGATGGGATACCATATGTATATGACACCGGAACAAGCTTCCCGTGGAATTGAACAATTTTATAGGGCAAAGTCAGAAGGAAAGAAGGTTTGTGGATCATCCTCAGAATTTATGGTTGATCTATCAAAACTAGACATATTTAAAACATGAAAAAAATTTACGTTCTCGGTAATGGTTTATTAGGCAACTACGTATACAGTTACCTATCTAAGAGGGGAAAGTCGGTGGAACAAGTAACAAGAAAACAGCTTGATTTTTCTATAATAGACCTATCGGAGTTTATCGACAATAATATGTTTGATGAATATTCGGTAATAGTTAATTGTATAGGAGTATTAAAACCTAATATAGATAAAGTTGGTCTAGATGTAACAGTAAAGATAAATAAGAACCTACCAATAGCATTGAGCAACATAGCATCGTTAAAAAATATTGATGTTATAAATATATCATCGGATTGTGTGTTCTCCGGTAAAAAAGGAAATTATACCGAGAACGATTTTTGTGACGCTACAGATTATTATGGATTAACAAAGTCACTAGATTCCGTAAATACTACTGTTATAAGGACAAGTTTTATAGGCCATGAGATAAATAACAAGATGGGGATTCTTGAATTTGCATTACGTAATTCCGGTAATAAGGTCAGTGGATATACGAATTGTATCTGGAATGGGATCACAGCATTAGAATTAGCTGATTGGATAAACCATATAATAGATACAGATAGTTATTGGTGTGGGGTGCAGCATATATATTCAAAATCAAAAATATCGAAATACGATTTATTACATCTAATAAACGAGGTATATGAACTAAATCTGAAAATTATACCAGTTTTGGCTGAAGAGATAGTTGGTACTAAAATAGAAGGTATCCTCGACAGAAGCCTGTCGTCTATTTTTCGTGCTCCGGTCAATTCAAGCATAGAAGAACAATTAATATTATTGAAAAGTTATACATTATGAAAACAGCAGTTATTGGTGGAGCGGGATTTATCGGTAAACAGTTAGTATGTGGATTACAGAGGTCTCACATATTTGATGTTACGTCTATAGATATACTTGAAAACACAAATTGTAAAAATGTGATATGTGACATAACTAATTCTTACAATATACAACAAGCATTGGTTGGCTTCGATTACGTATACTTACTGGCTGCTGAGTCGGAGGCATCAAAAAATACAACAGACCCGGTTAATTCTATGGACCTAAACTTAATGGGAACAGTAAATGTACTAAACTCATGTGTAAAAAATAAAATAAAGAAGATATTTTTCTGTAGTACTGTTTGGGTATATGATGCATGTGAATCGATTGATGTAAATGAGGATACTCCATTCGATCCAACATATAAAGGAAATTTATATACAACATCGAAGATTTGCGGAGAAATGTTGATAAAAAGTTATCAACAAACATTTGGTTTAACTTATACTATATTACGATTAGGTACGGCATATGGACATGGATGTAACCCACGAACAGCCATGGCTTCATTTGTGCGGAATGCTCACAATGGAGAGACGATAAAAATATTCGGAAATGGTGAAGGATTTAGATCTTTTATGCATATATCTGATCATGTTAATGCATTGATGTGGGCACTTACCGCTTATGTAGAATCAGATAACCAGATAATAAACTTCGATGGTCCAGATAAAGTAACATTGAATGGAATAATAGAAATGTTGAAAGATTATTATCCGGAGTTAAAGGTAGAATACGTAAAAAACAATTTACCTGATTATATGGGTAAGAATGTTAGTTGCGAAAAAGCTATGCGTTTATTGGGAGGTACAGCAAGAGTAAAATTTAAAGAAGGATTACAAGATTATGTTGAATGGTTCAAAAATACTAATAGTAGCAACACACGCTGATGATGAGGTGCTTGGTTGTGGTGGTATGATATCAAAATGCAATGATACATGTCATGTCCAGATTTTAGTCATTTCCAATAGAAGTGACATCAATAACAAGAATTTACGAAATGATCAAATACTGCAATCTAAAAAAATACAAGCCGAACATCATGTTTGTTATAATTTCCTTGATTACTCGGACGAATTATTGGATACCGTCCCAATCTCGGAAATAATAAAAAAAATAGAATTGCTCAATGCTGCGTTTTTACCTGATTATGTGTTTATACCAAATATTGGTGATATAAACAATGACCATAAGGTTACTCATAATGCGTGTTTAATAGCGTTTAGGAAGATACAAAAGAATCAACCTAAGAAGTTAATAGTTTACGAAGTTCCATCATCAACAACGCAAGGAGAACCATTTCACCCAAATTTATATATCGAATTGTCCAGTAAGAATGTCGATGATAAGATTAAAATGCTATATGTATATTCAGACGAATTAAGGCCAGAACCAAACCCAAGAAACGCACGAGGAATTACGGTACATTCAGAATTTAGGGGTATGGAATGTAATAAACGGTACGCAGAGGCATTTAAATTATTGTATGAAATCAATTGATAATAAAATATTTATAGGATACGATTCAAGAGAAATAGACGCATTTAATGCTTGTATGAATTCCATTATATCAAATACCGATAGTTGTCCATTTATATGTGAGCTAAACCAAAACAAACTTAGAAAGAATGGGCATTATTATAGAGAAGTTGATATATTATCATCAACCGAATTTTCATTTACTCGGTTTCTAATACCACATTTAACTGAATATAAAGGATGGAGCGTATTCTGTGATTGTGATTTTATATTCTTGGAAGATATCCAAGAGTTGTTTGACTTGTGTGATGATCAATATGCTGTTATGGTTTGTAAGCATGATTATATACCAACAAATAATATTAAGATGGATGGCAAGGTCCAGCACCAATATCCCAGAAAAAATTGGTCTTCTCTCGTATTATGGAACAATGCACACCCAAAAAATAAACTACTGACAAAAGATATGGTCAATACACAAACAGGACAATTCCTACATAGATTTTCTTGGTTGGATGATAAAGAGATAGGAGAAATTCCTATCCAGTGGAATTGGTTAGTTGGTTGGTATAAAGAACCAAAAGACGGAAAACCAAAGGCATTACATTTTACTGAGGGTGGACCATGGTTTAAAGAGTATGAGAATTGTGAATATTGTGATGTATATGATATATATAAATTAACATGAATAAAATAACAGACAGGATTGATAATGTAACTGACTGCTCAAAGTCTTTGATTGTACCTACACCATTCCCGAAATCGGTTAAAATAGAACTTAATTCAAATTGTAACTATAAATGCTCATTTTGTGCAACCCAATTCAATTTAAGATCAATGGGCAAAATGGATAAACATTTGTTTGAAAAAATAATAGATGAATTATCTATTATTGGCATACAAGAAGTTGGTTTATTTTACTTGGGTGAACCGTTTCTCTGTGACTGGCTATCTGACGCAATTAAGTATGTTAAGAGCAAGGGCATACCTTACGTTTTCTTAACGACTAATGGCTCTGCTATAACGGAAAAGAAGATCTTCGAGTGTATGTTAAATGGACTAGATAGTGTCAAATTCAGTGTTAATTTCGCAGACAAAAACCAATTTACCGAAATAACGAAGCTTTCTGATAATATATTCAATAGAGTCATAGAAAACATAAAAATCACACATGCGGTTAGGGAAAAGAATAATTTCAAGTGTGGAGTATATGTTTCTTGTATCAGATATGACGAAAACCAACCAGAAAGAATGAAACCGTTATTGGATGAACTATCAATATACGTCGATGAATTTTACTGGCTTCCACTTTATACGCAAGCTGGATTATTCGATAACTCTACCGTTGTTGGAAATGTAGGTAGACACGACAATCAACGAACTGGTATACCTTGCTGGTCAATATTTACTGGAGCACATATCACGCACGAGGGATTATTATCGGCGTGCTGTTTCGATCATAAGAATGAATTTATTATGGGGGATCTAAAAAGCGACACGTTCGCAAAATCGTGGAATTCTACTGATTTCATCGAATTAAGAAAAGCACATATTAGTGGTGATATACACAATACACAATGTAGAAATTGTATATTGTGATATACCGATACTCAGTATACAGACCGAGAAATCGGGTTATTATGTAAGAATAACGTTGATATAGTAGAGAAAAATAAAAATTATTAATTATTGTTGTTGACAATAAGTAGTATTTTCATATTATATATTGATATGAATGTACTACTTATTTTTTGCGTAATCTTACTTCTATCAACATCGATAGTATTATATATATTATTGGAAAAGTCTCTAATCAGAGAAAAGAGGTGTATATCATGGATGATAACCACGGAAAATGATATATCAAATACATACGAGAAGCTAAAAGAGATTGATGATCGTCAAATATTTGAAAAAGATGATGAAATAGGATTCATGTTCACCGAATTAACAACAACCCTAGAAAAATTAAATGACAAAATTAAAAATATCAACTAAGAAGAAGGTAAAGAGTAAGAATGTAAAGGGTAAAAAGATTAAGAAGGTAATATCTAAGTTACCGGCTCTAAAGTTATCTACCCCACCCAAAATTCCTTTTCAGGATATAGAATCCGATAACTACCAAACTACGAATGTTACGGATGATGAATTTAATAAGATAAGAGACAACTCAAAAAAGAAATCGGATAAGCCTTGTATATATTGGACAAAGGATACCGAGAGTAGTATAAATGCATATAATGAATCTATATGCGATAAGGAAAAAAACAGAATTTACGAAACCGAATTAAAATGGTCTTTAAATAAGTTAATAGAAAATATATTCAACACGTTCAAGTTCAGCTACTTTGAAACAAATCAATCGGACGCGAAGAGTGAGTGTTTGTCACATTTAATGGCGAATATATCTAAATTTAAATCAGAATTTGTCGGTAAGTCTTTTGGGTATTTTAGTATTATGGCAAAAAACCATTTCATATTGATAAATAATGCGAACTACAAAAAGTGGAAAATTCATGATCAAATTGATCCAACACCAGAACATCCAAAAGAATTTGTTATTGACGATCACGTAAAGTACAAATTAAAAGAGAAGAATGAATTTATAATATTGATGGTCGAATATTGGGAAGATAATATAGAAAAAATGTTTTCCAAGCAGAGAGATTATGAGATAGCATCCGCGATAATTGAACTATTCAGACAAAGTGATAGAATAGACTTCTTCAATAAAAAGGCACTATATCTATATATTAGAGAAATTTCTGGTTGTAGAACTCAACAAATCACCAAAGTGATTAATAAAATGAAGAGTGCGCAGAAGTTGATAACAAAAGAATATCTTCGTAGCGGAACCATACTAATGAAGAAGAAAAAGGTAGAAATACAGGTCGATGAAGAAGATGATTTCGAGAAAATTCTACAAGAACCGTTAAATCTAGTTTAATTAGATATTTATACCCATGCCATTTGAAGACATCGAATTATATAAAGGGAAGAAATTTTCAGACTTAGCGAAAGATATCGTAACTAATTCTGAAAATACTAAGGGTCAGATAGATCTACTGATTAGTGATCTTAGACAATTAATAAAGGGGCCGAATGATGCTATAATGATCGTTCCTCTATTACGCGATTACATCGACATAGGGATAAAAAATGACGATGAATTAGTTAAGTTAGCAGCAATCGCACAGAGAATAATATCTAATCAACAAAAGGCGGAATCTATGGGTGGAGATGGTCTAGGTATAACACAAGAAGAACGCGATGAGTTAATGGCAGAAATAAACGGAATAAATAAAGAAAAGGACGTTCTTGACAAGAAAAAGACAAAAGTCTTAAATTTCGGATTATCTGATAAAGAGGAGACTAAGTAACATGGCTTATTACGATAAATCAACAAAAAGATCGGAGTTACGTCAAAGACAAGAGTCTAGCTTAGTTTCTCGAAGTGAACTATTAAATAGAAAACCAGATCCCGATAAGTTCTTCGAGTATGAATCTGCTGTCGTAGTGGACATTATATTGGACGAAAATCATCCGATATTCAAATTAAATAATGGTCCGAAAATAGATGTGAGTAATCATCCAGGAACTCCAATTAATAATGATATTGACTATTCTTATATAGGAAGGGCACTTGTGCGGATGACAACTAGCGATTCTGGTAAAATAAAAGATACCTTATCATGGGCAATACCAATCAACGGTACTGGTGGAGAAGAATATCCATTGAAGAATGAAATAGTATATGTCGTTAAGTATCTGGAACAATTATTCTATGGTAAGGTTAATATTAGAAATTTCATAAATCACAATGCCGACTTTCGATATGAAAAGAAATATGGGCTTAATGATGGTGTGGAAAAAACAAAAGCCATAAGCTATACTAGAAATAAAAATTTAAAAGATACCAATAATGATTATAATGGTAGTCTCGGAGATTACTTCAAGTCGAATGATAATATACGAGCGATTAGGAGGTTCGAGGGTGATTCCGTGATTGAAAGCAGATTCGGACAAAGTATACGATTCTCGGCGTATGATAACAATAGACTAAATGACGTTGGTAGCATAAACTACAAGAATTATATTGATGGTGGTGGAAATCCGATGATACTCATCAGAAATAGACAAGGAGACACTACAGTAAAACCAGATGTCAGTAAAAATGTAGGAGGGACGGTAGAAGAAGATATAAATAATGATGGGACTTCTGTACAAATAACTAGTGGATTAACTATATCCAAATGGAATAAGGATACGATAACGGTTCAACCGTTCCAATCTGGTTTAGGTATAAATAACAAACATTCTTCTGCGTTTTCTCCAGCTGGTTCAAGTGACTTCACATACCCTATACTAGATGGCGATCAATTAATAACACAATCGGATAGAGTAATTATTTCGGCGAAGAAAAATGAGATGTTCCTGTGTTCGAAGAAAAGAATGTCACTATGTACCGACTCAGAATTTAACACGATGTCAGAAAAACAATCGGTGTTCATATCAAATACTTCACATCAGATACTTGCTCCGTTCATACATTTAGGAGATTATAACGTCAAGGAAGAACCAATCGTATTGGGTGCAACCACAGCGATATGGTTATCTGATCTAATAGATTGGTTAAAGGTTCATACTCACATATATAAACATACGCACCCAAATAGCCCACAAGCATCACCGGATAAAACACAAATTACGCCGGAATTAGCCGGATTGATTGGTTTGCAGCAACGTATACCATCGCTTCTGTCAAATCGAGTATTTACTGTTGGTAGACAACCATTGAAATGATTTAGATTGAAAAAAACCAAAAACAATAATATTTATAATAAATAATATGACTACGAAAGAATTACGATCAATAATACAGGAAATAGTTGCTAAGGAAATAAAAGAACAATTTCCAGCACTTATTAGTGAGATATTAGGAAGCAAGAACGCGAAGTTACCATTACAACGCAGAGAATTCGCACCAATAGCGGAGCAGAAGAGATCAACAGTGACAATAAAAACAGGAAATCCAGCACTCGACAAGATACTATCAGAAACTACTGGTCTCCCTAGGGAAGCATCTTCTCCAAACGTATCCAGTGAATTTGGTTTGATTGGGGAAGGTACTGTTATTCCACAGACAGATATAAATGGGAATGAGGTCAATATAGATGCCCTACCAGAATCAATATCAAACATATTTAAGAAAGATTATTCGGCATTACTAAAAAAAGCAGATAGCATAGCAAAGAAGACACATCGTGGCAACTCCCCTCTATAAAAAGTCACCTGTCGGTATATCATTTCCTATACAACGAGGAAATACTGGGTTTTTTGAACAAACGTTCGATTCTAACGAATCTTCTAAGACAAACATAAAACTATTGTTATCAACGTATATAGGAGAAAGAAGACTAAATCCATCTTACGGGACAAAGTTATGGACATATCTATTCGAAAACATAGATGACACATCCGAAGAAATATTAAAAAACATAATAAGTGAGGATGTCAATAAATGGATACCAGATATTAAAATAATATCTGTTAGTGTAGCAAAAAAAGCAAACTCTGCTGATAATTATACATTTATAATAACCATGACATTTTATTCTTCACAATACGCAAAAGAGTTGCAGGTTTTAAGTGTGGAAAATAGTGTTAGTATCAAATAATAACCATGTCAACCAATAAAACATTTACACAGAACAAGAAAAATATTTCTTATCTATCCAAGGATTTTAATCAATTAAAACAATCTCTGGTAGATTTTTCTAAGTATTACTACCCAAACACATATAAAGATTTTGGTGAAAGTTCTCCCGGTATGATGTTTATAGAATTGGCATCATATGTCGGTGATGTTATGGCATTTTACGCAGATTCTCAGGTACAGGAAAGCATATTAACATTGGCGACCGAGAGAAAGAACATAATAAACGAAGCTAATTCTGCCGGATATAAAATAAAAAATACGTCTCCGTCACAAGTAGTATTGGATGTTTATCAAGTTATTCCGAGCACAGTAGATAGTAATGGTGATACTGTTCCTAATTATAACTATGTACAAACAATAAAAGAAGGAATGTCAACGTCAACATCGGACGGTATTTCCTTTATAACTAGCGAAATCATAGATTTTAATGTGGATACATCAATTTCTCCTCGCGAATTATCGGTATTCCAAAGAGATCAAAATGGTATACCGCAAAATTACATATTAAAGAAAAGCGCGAAAGCTTTTTCCGCGAATAGGAGAGCGATTGACGTTATCATCAATGCAGCGTCAAAATATTATACAATAAATTTAGAAGAATCTAACGTTATATGTGTAGAAAGTATGGTGGATAGTGATGGGCAGAAATGGTATGAAGTTGATTGTTTGGCGCAAGAATTGGTACCAATCACCGTAAAAAATAGTTACACAAATAATCAAAATTTATACTTGGAAAAGTCAACAGTCCCATACATATTAAAATACATAAGGACATCGAACAGATTCATAACTAGGATAGATACCAACAATTTAACATCGATAGAGTTTGGTGCGGGGACAGATGAGTTATACGATGAGGAGTTCTTGATGTCTCCAAATAATCTGGCACTTAGTAGCGCAAGAATTAATTCAGCAACAGATCCATCAAATGTACTAAACACAAGAAGCTATGGAAGGGCACCAGCAAATACCACATTAACTGTTACGTATCTATATGGTGGTGGAGTAAATACAAATGTATCTGCAAATTCAATAATAAACGTAAATTCTATCGAGTTTGATGGTGATGATAGGGATTTAACTGCCGACGAAATTAACACAATAAAAGCAGCGAGAGCGTCTATACGGGTAACTAATCCGTCACCAGCTTCGGGTGGTGGTGACGCAGAAACGGATGAGGAGATTAGGAATAACGCAATATCGCATATCAATTCACAGAAGAGAGCAGTGACTGCCGAAGATTATGTACTACGTTGCTATTCATTACCAACCAAATATGGTTCAGTTGCCAAGGCTTTTTCAAGAAAATCAGAATTTGGTGTTAATTCTATAGACATATATGTGTTATCATACGACGAGAATAAAAAATTAACATCGATAAACTCATCCCTTAGTGAAAATCTAAAGACATATTTAGGTACATATAAGCTAATGACTGATTCCATATCTATTGTAGACGGTAATATTATCAACGTAGGAATAGATTTTAAAATATCCGTACAAACAGGTTACTTAAAAAAGGAAGTATTATCCAATTGCATAAAAGTTGTTCAAGGCTTCATGAATATAGATAATTGGCAATTCAATCAGCCAATAGACATAAGTAGAATACAGATGGAGATAGGTAATGTTGATGGTGTACAATCCGTTATGTTCGTAAAGGTAAAGAACTTAACCAAAGCCGATGGTAACTATTCATTAAACGTATACGATATCGCGTTCGCAACACAGGATAATATAGTATATCCATCTATCGACCCTTGTATATTCGAATTAAAATATCCAAGTAAAGACGTTCGTGGAGAATACTTATAATTATGCATACGTTTTTATACCCAACAGCTACTACATTTATAAACTCCCAGCCAAGTTTGATGGATCAAAACATGGGCAAGGATGAAATATTGGAAATAGAAAAGATAGTTACTGATGGTGCTGTTATTATAAGCGGGTCAATCACTAACTTTTCCGCTTCGGTCTATATATCCAGAACGCTACTAAAATTTGATACTTCTGATATATCTAGGAGTGTTTCTGTCGGTGATATTCCCTTCCCGACGATGCAATTAAAATTGTACTCCATCGAGTCTAAAAACATCCGCGATACTTACAAAATAGAATGCTTTCCGATAAGCGGGTCGTGGAGAAATGGTATCGGAAAAAAGTATGATGCTTATAATAGCAACTATGGAGTATCGTGGGTAAGCAGGGGAGATAATTCTCTCGGTGATTGGAGTAATGTTGGTGGAGACTTTTATAGTGGGTCACATTCCTCGGTAATTATAACACAAAAACAGGACATTTCAATCGATGTATCGAACTTGATTTCTGATTTTTTCTCTGGGTCTATTGTGGATGATGGATTTTTGTTAAAGCTATCGGACGAAACATCGTCGGTAGATTATGGAACAATAAGACATTTCTCCATGAATACCAACACTATATATTCACCATTCCTTGATATTGGTTGGGATGATTCGGAATATAATATTGTAAGTTCTAGTGTATTAGATTCAAATAAACAAGAATATTTAGTTATACCGAAAAATATAAAAAAAATATATAATGTTGATGAAATAGTTAGAATAAATTTAGCCGTTCGCCCGAAGTACGTTAATAAAACTTTCCAGAAATGGCCAAATCAAACATACCCTTATAACGATTATGTTGCTTCTTACGTGTTACCATCAAGTTCGTATTATGCTATAGTCGATGCCGTAACTAATGAACACATATTAAATTATGATCAATTTACAAAAGTTAGTTCAACAGATTCCGGCAGTTACTTCTTCGTTGATTTTAGTTGCTTCCCTAGAGAGAGATATTATAAAATTCATATAAAGGTTATAGAAGAAAACCAAACGGTCAATATTTATGATACGGGTATTCCTTTCAGGATAACCGGTACATCATAAAATGAAAATAACATATAGTAACCCAAATCTATCAGAGCATAGTGTAAAGAATATAGAATCGTCATATGTCTTTGATAGTAATTCGAACTTAAAGCTATTCGTTAATTCGTCTTCTGTTGGTAACAACATAGCTATGGATTTTATTGGTTATAACCCAAACCAATCGGTAATATCTGAATTTTATGATGTTGAATTTACCGAATTAAAACCTGTTAATGTGTTAGTTGTTACTCCATCTACTTCGATACCGACCGAAACATCAACACAAGTAAGTTCAACGATAATCATCGATAATCCATCGACTATATCCGATAGTATGATGACAAGAGATGTGATAGTGAAATTAAGAATTGGTCTAGGTGAAGGGCGTAATTCGGATGATTTTTCGACTACCTTCCCATATGGAAAGATAACATAAAATGCAAACATACATCACTTCACAATCGGCAGCGATAAACTACTCGACGTTTATAACCCAAGAGGATATAAATAAATTATCACTGTCCACCATTTCACCAATGTACAGCGATTTTGGTGAATTTGCGGATGATGTCATTGAGTTTTCTATATACAATAACTACGGGGAGTTAGTTTCGTGGGAGACGATATATCCGGAAGTTAGTAGTACAAAGTATACTGGTTTCTATATCGATCAGAACAATATAAAGAACACTTTTGATGCGTACAACACATACACAAATTATTCAATAGTAACTACTAACGGAATAAGAAGAATAGTATTTCCTGTCCTTTCTGATATACAGAAATTAGGATTATCTACCGGTGAGTATAATATCCAATACTTCCCCGCAAAAAACGTCATAGGCAACAACGAAAATGGAATAAAGGTGTCCGAGATATCGTCATCCGGCACAGAAATATCTGTTATCTGTAATGATGTAAACCTATCTCAGTCGTTTACTTCTTTCTGTAAGAACCTGATACCGGCTTCTGAGTGGACAAGTTATTTGATTGATGGAATGGATTCGGTTAACATATATTCTAAGTTCATAACAGAAAAGGACAGTATCGGTCTAGACTTCAACGCAATAAAGTTCTTTTTCAATTTCAAGACAGATAATGAGGTACTGTTCTTCGTCTATGATATATTTAATGGTGTATATTCGGGAAAAAAGAAGTCTAATGGTGATGTATCTAGGACAGACATAGCATCAATAAAAACGCAAGTAGAAAATTATTGTTACTCCCTATACAATACTCCGTCCAGCTTAGATTCTGTTTTTTTGACCTCTCTAGACATTATAAAAAATATTATAGAAATAGAACTAAAAAAGATATCGAGCAGCGCAACGAACGAAAAAACGGTATCGTTTTTCTACAATATATTTACCTCTGTGCTATTAGAGGTGTTCGGTGAAATAAAGAAAAAGGTAATATCTAAATTGTTTTCTCCGATGAAAACATGTATAAACTTAGGCAATGGAAAAATATTTCCAGTATTAAATAGATACTATGTAGTGTTGGATGATGGTAGTCTCAAGTTATATTTGAAATTGAAGGATAGCATATCTAACATAATTTCGTCGGGTGATATAGTATACGTTACAAATTTTAATACATTAACCGGAATATACCAAAATATTTCTTTAATCAATAAAAATTTAATAAATTTTAATTATTTAGGTGGTCCAAACTTCAATGATAGAATCAAGCACGTACAGACCGGAAATTCCGGTAGATCGTATAATTCAGATGAATTAAATAGTTCCATATCATCAGTAACAACGATAAATGCGAGCGATAAGATCAACGTCGATTACAGATACTTCGAGAATTTCATAAAGTTCTCATCGGTATCATCCAGATTGGAAGTATATACAGGTAAAATAAACTTGGTGGAGAATATCGACTCCAGTATAGAGCTACTAAGTAATGTAGAAAATTCAGAAACCGATATTTCGTTACTTACGGAGAATAAGAATGAGATAATAAAATCGTTTGATGGATATGAAAACTTTCTATACACTAATCCATATTGGTTCGGTGTACATACTACACAATACGGCACGTATTCCATAAGTGGGGATGCACCAGAAACGTCTGGAAGTTTATATGATAGGGATAATACCGAATCGTTATTCAACAATACTCCGGAAACAATAAGAGAATCTACTGAGAGTTCCGACTATGTTAAATTTGTTAACATGGTCGGTCACATGTTTGACAATATCTGGATTTATATCGATAATTTTCCACGAACAAAAACTATAAAAAATAACCCATCTGGTTCCCTGTCTCCATCTATAATAGGTGACATCATAGAATCGTATGGGTGGGAGTGTAATAATGGGAATCATAACCTAGAACTCCTACAGGGTCTATATAATAATAGTAATGGGAATTCGAACCAAACTCTTTCCGGTAATGAAAGAACTAATGAGATATGGTCAAGAATAATAAATACACTACCAGAAATATTAAAAACCAAAGGAACATTAAAATGTGTCGAGTTAATATTGGCTTGCTACGGTATTCCCAAAAACATAATAAAAATAAAAGAAACATCAACATCGAATAGTGACGGTGAACTATATCATAATGATATAATAAAATATTCTCCTAAGTTCACAAAGTATAACGAATACGTTGAGTGTGCATGGTTAAATGGTTGTAGATCATTAGAATTAACAATAAAATATCAGTCGTCCGATTACACAAAAAATTCAACTAATAGATTAGTTCAGTGTGGGGATAAATGGTCAATAGGGACGATAAAAGGAAGCAAAGATAATGGAAATGTATTTTTTACCATAAGGGATGTATCCGGTTCTGTTAATTCACTAATCGTCCAAAATGTACCTATTTTTAGTGGAGATAATTATGATGTACTATTAAGAAAATATGACACTGAATTAATAACCGTACCTACTCGATTTGAACTTACGGTGTTAAAAATGGAAAATGGTTCACCATCTTTTGTAGCCTCAGAAGATATATACCTAAGTGGTAGTTTCTTAGACACATTTAATTCCGGTTCAGAGTTAATCAGATTTGGTAATTATAATGCCGACCAAAACAACTACTTCATCGGTAATATCGACGAGATAAAAATATGGAATAGCTTTATCGCCGATGTTGAGTTTATAGATCATTCTACGATGTATGACAACTTTTCTACAGATGATCTATCCAAGGCTCGGGATAATTTAATATGTAGAATGGCATTTGACACACCAGTTGATTTATATAATCCAACCGGTTCGTTCTATCTACACGCGAATAACGGATTACAAAATAATGGTGTAGAATATATCAAGATGTATAACTTTAGAGAAGCAGATATTTCTACTAAAGTTGTTAATGTATGTGATGTAGTAGAATCGTACAAATACCCATATCAGTTTGATCGATACGAAGTAACGCAGGATATTTCCAGTAACAATTTATACACATCAGACTTATCATCACAGAACATAAAGAAGGAATCTCGCTCGTTAAGTGCGTATCTTAGTCCATTAAGAAGCTCGGAAGAAATTACTGATCAGGCTATATCGAAAAACAAAATAGGAGTATACTTTTCACCAACCGATTTGTATACAAAAGATAAGATAAAATTTACATCACTAATAAAAATCGATAATCTAATAGGAGATCCAGCAAAATCAAAATTGGTAAGGTATAAAGATCTAGAATCTTTTAAGAGAACGTTTAATAGTTATTTATATTATAATATAGACAAGAATCAATATATAAACAATATAAAAAACTTTATAGATAAGTCTCTATTCAAACAATTGAGTAAGGTTTTCCCGGAAAACGCGAATGTGACTACTGGGATCTTAATAGAATCTACGCCACTCGAAAGGACAAGAATAGAGCAACCAAATCAAGGGATCGAAAGTATACATAGATTAAAACAAGAGCTATCTATAAAACCAACGTTGGTGTCTACCCCGAACTTAAGTAAGCCGTCCGAAATCATACCAAATATAAAGGGAAAATTAACGAATAAAAACTTTTTCGAAAATGGGTTTTATGAAACTAACGACGGGCTGATAAATCCATATGGGATCGCTACCGATTTCTCTCCGAGCGGTGGATATTTCATGATAGATGGCGATGATTACTATGTTAGTAAAGTTGATTATAAATTGAACCAAGTTCGCAAAAATAATGATGGCACAACAGGAATATCGGAGTCATTTATAACTAGACAAAAATTATCGTTTATTAAATTCCCAACATTAAGTTCGGTATTGTTTGGTGGTACGGTATCCGGTAGTTTTATTGGGTCTTCATCGGTAATTGGAATAAATACTTATCATATAAATGGGAAATTTAATGGGACTGTTTCGATTGATAGTTCGATGCATAATTCAACAATAACTGATCAAATTATATTGTCTGGTTCGTATGTAGGAATAGATCCGGTTTCATCTTCCTTAATTTCGGACTTGGATGGGTTTAATGGTTTATTTATTACTACAGATGGTTCCGATATATATAAATGGTGCGTAAATAATTTAAGTGGTGCTTGCTTGAACGAAATGATGTATTACGAAAAACAGGCAAGATATAATAGTATATTAGCAGAATCTCCATTGACGACTAGATGGAAAAGCAAGGAAGAATTCTCCGTTTTACGAAAAAACGTCACGAAAGCAAAAGAATACAATAAACAAACAACATCAACGACGATAGAACCAACCAATGGGTTGTTAGATGGATCTTTACCATTCTATTCAGTCGGAGTAGATAGTGGTAGAGTTAAAGTATTCAATCAGAGCAGTGGTAATATTTTAAATTCGAACTAATTATAAATAAAGATTTTTAATATTCTTCCATATTTATTGCATATGGCACAAATAGATAATAGAACAGTAACGGTAACAGCTACATTAACAAAACGAGGAAGAGAACTCCTAGCTCAAAACGGATCATTAAACATAACATCGTTCGCGCTATCCGATGATGAAATAGATTATGATATGTATCAACCTACACACCCACAGGGGTCTGCCTTTTACGATGCTGCTATAATAAATACACCAGTTCTTGAACCATTTAGCGACGAGACACAAAACTTAAAGTACAAATTGGTTACTTTAAATTCGGGCATTACATCTATTCCTACAATAACATTAGGACAAACAGAGATCCGTGTATCTAAGACATACACCGGAGAAGTAGTTATAACCCCGTCAACCAATCCGTCATATAATACAGTTTCTGGCTATACCGCTATTTTGGCAAATAAGAGTGCTGGAACCATAATTGGTGAACTATTAAATGGTTCCAATTCATCAACAATTCCTAGCTTTTTTGGTGATACTTCATCATCTACAGCACAAACAGCAATAGGATTAAGATTTAGATTCGTTCCTAACGGATCTCTCACAACAACAACAACAACGACATTAACAATTATTGGAAATGAATCTGGTGGTAGCGTATCTATCCCTGTTACTGTTCAAATAGAAAACTAATCTCATGGCATCAGGATCATCAATTTTTAAACCTTTCGATTCCGGTGACATAGTTTCCGGAAGAGTTCAATCGTTATCGTATGGGACATGGGCAGATGGTGCTATCTCTCAATCGAACTTCTATACCTCACCATCACAAGTAGCAAACAGTGGTAGCAGCCAATTAGAAATTGGTAACGGGGCGTACTATTGGGATGTATATAACTTAGCAAACCCAGACACAACGGTGGAATCAGAAAAGTATTTCTCTATCGCTTATGGTCACATAAATGGAAGTGGGTCTGGTACTTACGATGAAACCGTAACTAAATACTACCCGACAAAGGCTGTTTATAAACAATACAAAAACATATTGTTATCACCAGGCGATGAATATTTTAGTTTTGCTACTGGTAGCAGTGGAGCTACACAGACCGACGACGTTTACATAATAAACTTTTCTACCGACAAAGCTAAAGATAGACTTGATTCTGGACAATTTGAGATAACGATAGCCGGTCCTAATGGAATAATATCATTGATCGACGATAGTTCTTATCAGTTATCTACTACCGGCGTAAGAAATAAAGGAATATATAATTTAGTTTCTGGTTCGTTGGCTAATGGAATTTATTACGGTGGTGGACAACTTTACGAGGGGATTGGATTGATGTATCCTACTGTTGGTATATTAATACTAAACCCAGCAATGATCGCGACAAAAACTGGATTGCCTGTACCTATTATAAATTCGACAACAATAACGTCCGGTGGTAGTTCTGTTGGTAATCGATTTTCGTCCAATCAAGCAATATTGTTATATGGATCGCCATCTACCGCGACTACGTTCACTAATTACGGTATAGTAAAATTAGTATCCAGAACAACTGAATATGTCCCTACCAGACATTATTTCGTAAGAGTTAAGAATCAGGAGTTTAATTATTCCAATAACCCAAGTTTCGTTCAGACTGGTTCTAATGCTGGTCAATTAAAGATTGACTCTTTTATTGATGACCCAAAGGTTTATATAACCACTATTGGTTTATATGATGATCAAAACGATTTGTTAGCTGTTGCAAAATTAAGTCAACCGTTACTGAAAAGCTTCGACAGTGAAGCACTAATAAAGATCATGCTTTCGTGGTAATTATCATGGGTACAGGAAATGATAAAACAACTAAAAAAACAACAGAAATCAATAGTAGATGTCGTCACGAAAAAGGATTGGGTAGTTGACACCACAGTAAACCCAGACATTTACGTATCCAATTCTATTTTCCCAGTATTAAAAGGGAAGAAATTAAATGGGTATTTTTATCCAACATCTAGCGCATATTACGATGGTAATATCAATGGTCTTAATTGGGACGGTAGTTACGAATCGTTAATATACAATCGGGATTATTCGATGTTCTATAAAAATGTAGGAAATCCTGCATTAAATTTTGGTGTTCTAAATTATCCGAAAGAAGTCAGGAAAATAAATGGAGAAATAACATCTGTCCATATTCCAAAAAATAGGTACGGCGAAAGAATTATCCCGAACTCATTATATATAAAAGACTATTCCAATCCAGAATTGGTGATCGAGGTGATAGATGACGGAAATTCAAATATAATAGCAAGTGGATCGATATTAAAGACCGTAGGCAATATTACTGGATCAATAGAGATCGATGAGCTAGTCTATAACAATCTGGTTGTATATAAAGATTCTTCTGGAAACATAATAACTAAAGCAGCCTCGATTGAATTATATAAAGCTGGACAGGAAGTTTTTATAGAAACTTCTAGCGAATCGTTCACGGCGAGAAGTAAGAGGAAGGAATATTACGATCCAACGTTCGAGAGATTCGGTGAGTCTATCGATACGTACGGAAACTACATTTTGGTATCTAGTACGATGGACAAAGAATCATTCTCTGCTGCAAAAAATGGTACAGTTTGTTTATACACAAAAGAGAATACCACGTATAAACAAATAAAAACGTTTAAGTCTCCATTTTCACAGAAATCACTATCGTTAGAGAGTTCTGAGTATGATATTATTACTACAGAGTACGGTGACTTTATACTCTACGATGATATTGGCGAACTTTGTGGATTTTCTATCCCCACAGGATCGTCCAGACTAGATAATTATGGTATCGCTATATCTATAAACAAAAAAAATTGCGCTATTTCTAGCACTGGTTATGATAAGTGTTCAAATTCTACTTGTGAAAGTGGGTCCGGTTTAGTTTTTTGTTATAGAGAAGATAAAGGTGGTCCGGATAATTGGGGTATCATAAACGTGCTAGAGGGAGAGAACTATACCGACAAGTTCGGACATTCCGTGTCAATTGGTGGAGATGTAATGGCCATAGGGGCACCTGGATATGGCGGAACCGGTTCCGTTTATGTATATAGACTAAAAAGATATATGTCGAGTGGGTGTGACTATATACCAACATCATCAATAATAAATTCAGCAAGCTTGTCCGATTGGTCCGGATCATTGTTATATGGAACCGGCTCGATTGGTGGATTTGAACTAGACATCATCGATTTAAAACAAAACTTCTGGTCCCCAATAAATAGCAAATGTTTGACAATGATATCGTCAGACTTATACGAACCAATAATATCAAATTTTTCCTTCGAATCTCTAGTCGCTGATAGCTACGATACCTCCGGATTCAATGATTTCTCGGTGGTTCCTAGTTTCGTAAGTGGTAGTTTCAGCTGGCAACTGGAAGCAATGATCGTTGGTCCACATCGTGGTAGTGGATTTGGTGGATGTGTAGAAGTAGACGATGGAAAAATATTAATAGGGAATAACATATTATCACCATCATCAAGTGCTTGGTTATACGTTTCTAGCGCTAGTTATTCCGGTAGTTGTCCAACATATGGTTGGAAATTATCTTCTACATTAGAACGAACTGATGGCGACATATTTGAGGATCTCCCAGTCGGATTAGACGGAAAAAATAATTATAGTGGATTTGGTAATTCTGTATCCATTCGTGGAGAATATATGTGCGTTGGTTGTCCATATGATAGATTAGTATCTGGTTATACTTTAGGAACATCAACAATATATAGATATTCAAACTTCGATAATGTGTGTGGGACGGCATCAATATACGTGAAGCCTATCCAAAAAATCATACCGATGTTGTTGGAAAGTGAGCAATCTAACTTTGGTTACTCGTGTAATATATCGGAGAAGTACTTGGTAATAGGAGCACCAGCATCGAGGGATAAAACATTAAATACGGTAGCAATTAGTTCAGCATCAACGTTTGTTGTGCATGATTATTATTCAACTGGTTCCATCGATAGTTCGATAGGAAAGGCTTACGTATATGAATTAAAGGATAACATATTCTCTGAAGTATTACCTATGAAGTTAAACAAAGAATATGGAAACGTTAAAAAGACTTTCGGGAATAGTGTATCTATATCCAACATGAACATATTTGTTGGTGCTCCGGTAATTTCAGTACAAGATACTTCTTCCATATATTACAATAGTGGGTCATATTACGACCAACACATATTAACCAGATCATCTAGTTGGGAAAATAATAGCGGAGGGAAAATGTTTGGAGGAGTATATAATTTTGAACTAAATACAGACGAATTAATATATATTGGTAATGTATTTTACAACACAGGTACAATAATAATAACAAATACATCATCGATATATAAAAATATGTTGAGTGGAGTAAATGAACGTGGGTTCTACGTATCGTACAAAGGACAACATACATTACAGGAATGTGAATATATCGTAAATATAGATGTTGGCGAATTTAACGTAAGTACTAACCCAACATCTATACGTGGAAGATATCCTGTTATAGACGTAAATTCGGATAATGCGATTGACATCAATGATATCAATATAATAATGAAATATATAAATGGTGATGTTGCTGTTGGTGATACCGAATCTATACCATCATTACTAGAGAGTGAAAACAATAAATCGTGGTGGAAAAATGACTTAATCATTTCTGAAGCGGAAGATGCTATAATCGCGAATAGCTTACTGATAAATTTAAATAGTGATAAATCTATACTAACAGCAACCAGATACGATTATATTACCAATAACCTAATAAAAACTGGCGTATTGGATATAAATGGTGATGGTTTTGTTGATGCGTCGGATGCGAAACTACTATGGAACTATTGGTTAGGAAAATTAAGCGTAGATATTGTTGATTCATGTGTAACAGATGGATCTACACGTATATACTTGAATGATATATTAGAATATATAAAACGTATAATGGGCAGAGTTCCACCATATCCTACAAAGCAACAATCGAAATTATTATACCCAGATTCTTCCGGTTCGATTTATTCCGAGAATAATGGTGGGCTTTCAAACGAGTACTTTAAAAATTACTCAGTAAGTTCTTCATACGATCCAACCGGTTCATATTTAAGTACGTATATAACTGGCATCGGGTTGTATGTAGGTGGTGACCTAGTGATGGTGGGTAAATTGGGAACTCCCATAAAAAATATAATCGACTACCCTCTTAATTTTTCTATTAAGTTCGACGCTTTCTAATATTATTTAATATTTATACCATTATGGCATCATTAAATCCAATTGTAACAGGAACATCAAAGAGACTAGAAGACCTATACACCAGTAAGAAAAAGGGAAAAATCAGAAAGCCTGCTCGTGTAAATGGTAGAGAATCATCCGTTGGAACTTTCGATGATAAGAGCCTAAACCACTCCTCTCAGGTTCTAAAGGTAGACCCAAAGAAAAGATATTCTTAAAAATGATCTCATTTGGTCTGGATGCCAGTACACGAACCGCTGGTTTTGCTATTGTCGAAGATGGAAATATATTGGAAATAGGTTGGATAGATTTATCAAAAAAAGAAACTACTAGAGATAAAATTTCTTTGGTTGTGGAATTTATTAAAAACAACAAACATTTCGACAAAATAGAGAATATTATTCTAGAAAGCGCATTATCTGGTTTTGCTGGTGGATTTACGTCGCAACAAGTGCTGATGGCGTTGGCTCGGTTTAACGGCATTTTAGAATATGTTCTAGAAGAGACATTTACAACAAAAAAGATAAAATTAATCGGTGCAATGACTGCGAGAAAAAAGATATTTGGGATGGCTCGCAAAAAAGGAATAAAGTCTAAAGTATTCGTTCGGACACAATTAGATTTGCGATTTGACCTTTCTCTATTTTTAAAGAAAAATAAGCTCGGGAACGAGGATAAGAAGAACGAAGATGCGTTAGATGCGTTGGTTCTGGCTTTGGGACACTAAAAGGTCTTGACAATTCTTGTTTTGTGTGAAATCATTTATGAGTGATTCATATTCAGAATTTAAAATCTATTCTAGATAAAGCCTTCGGGGAAGTTGGTACAGAACGAAATACGGATGACGTAAAGTATCATTGCAAGGCGCATGGTTGTAACCATTCCAAACAAAAACTAGAGGTAAATCTAGTATCGGGCCAATATCACTGTTGGGTATGTGGTTTTAAAGGTGGTGGAATCCCAAATCTAATACGTAAAGTGGGTGGAAGTGATGTATTGGTAAAATCTGCACAAGCGATAGTTGGGGAGTCGGAAAAGCGAATAAAAGTAGAAAATGCACCGGACTTCTTCGGTAACGTAACCAATAAAGATAAAACGGAACAATTGGAATTGCCGATTGATTTTAATTACCTACGCAATAAGAGGGACAACAGAGCATGGAGAGCTTGTTATAACTACGCGAAGAGGAGAAAGTTTACGGATATCCAGATTTATAGATATAACATGGGATATGTCGATGACAGTGAACTAAAAGATAGATTAATTGTTCCTAGTTACGATAGCGAAGGCAAATTAAATTATTATAGCGCACGCAGTTTTTTCGATGATTCATTTTTAAAATATATTAACGCGACGGTGAAATCTAGAGACTTGATCGGGTTTGAGCATCTTATTGATTTTAAACAGCCGATTAACCTAGTAGAAGGCGCATTAGACGCAATTACTTTAGGAATGAATACTATTCCACTGTTTGGCAAAAGTATACCGAATAAATTGAAACAACGGATTATCCAAGAAGATACACCGGAAATAAGAATCATATTGGATGATGATGCTTTCGCTGATGCTATTAGACTATCGGAACGAATGATAAAATTGGGGAAAAATGTTAAGTTAGTAAAATTAGACGGAAAAGATCCGAACGTGTTGGGGAAATTTAAAACTATGGAAATTATAGACAATACAAAGAAACTTGACTTTTTTGATCTTATATCATATAAGATTAAATAAATAATTTATGAAAGTAACTAAACTAAAGCTACCGTTCACTAAGGTAGAAAAGATTCTACAATTTGCTGACGTACATATCAGATTAAACTCTAGACATGACGAGTACAGAAAAGTATTCGAATCATTATATACAGCATGTGAATCATTACCAGAGAATTCACTGATAGTTTGTTGTGGTGACGTACTTCACCAAAAAGTAAACTTGTCACCGGAAGCAATTTCGTTGGTTTCTGAACTATTTGGTAAGCTATCCGCAATTAGACCATTAATAGTAATACCCGGTAATCATGACGCACTTATAAACAATAAGTCGAGGATGGATAGTTTATCTCCTATTATACAGAATCTAAATAACGAAAATATTCATTATCTAAAGGATAGTGGACTTTATGCTGCTGGTGATATACTATTTAATCATTTTAGCGTATTCGATGATAAGGAATCTTATATCTTGGATAAAGATATTTCCCACCAAATTAGGGTTCAGTATAAGAAGATAGTGGGACTCTATCACGGTCCTGTATGTGGGATGACCACTGCTCTCGGTCACATAATAAATGACATAAAGGTTACACCGGATATGTTTATTGGTCAACAATTTGCGCTACTTGGAGATATACATTCTCAACAAAATGTTTATATTGAAAAGGACATATTAGACGGTGAGATAGAAGATTATAAAAAACAAGGATGGGAAGAGAAACTATGAACCTAATTGGTATGATAAATGAAAATTTGATATCATTGGAAGAAGTAAATTCTGGTATGTTGAGTAGCAATGGGTTTAAGAAGATACTCGATGAGATTTACAATTCTATTACCGAAAAAGTAAAAAGATTTCCAAATAACAAGAAATTTTCAGAACTTCCTACTAACTTACTGGACTTTTCAATTTTTATTAATTATTACAAGAAAAACGATCTAGATTTTCCTGTGTCAGAAACTCTCGAAATATTTCTAAAACCTACGGATAACCCCCCGAACGAATCTAGAAAAATAATATTCCCATCCGCATTTGCGGTCACGGAAGAAAAACCATATAAAATAATAATTGGTGTAAATAAAGAAGCAACAAAAAATGAAGTATTGGATAGATCAGATATACTATCATTACAAATTTCACATGAATTGACTCATGTGATGAAGGCGTTATATGGAGAATACCAAAAAACATTACCATCTATACCAAAAACGTTATATGGTTGGAAAAGGTATCTTTCTACACCAAGCGAAATTGAAGCTTTTATATCTCAAATAGGAACCGAGTTAGAAAAAATCAAAGAAGCCGACCCAACATTGACATTCAATTCTGCGCTAGAAAAATCAAAAACATATGAAATCTTCTTCGTTAATTTTTCCAAAGTATATAAAGAAAAACCACACGTCGTTAGTAAGTTACGAAAATATATGATATCTAAGTTATTCAACTATTGGAACACAGATTTTAAAAAATAATTATGAACGAAACAAAAACAGCAGAGTTGTATTACTTATACAAAATAGATCCAAATAAACCTATTTCTGTGTGTATGGGTATGCATAGTTGTGACAGGACTTATTTTTCTTCTGTGTTAGAAGCAAGAGAATCAAATTACCAAGGAACGTACAAAAACAGAGCAAAGTATAAAATAGGAAAAGTAGAAATAGTAACATCAACACATATTATTGATGCGGACGTTGATCCAGCTTCATTGGAAGAGATAATAAAAAATAAAATCGAGGAAGATGAAAATACATACATTCAGAGTAAAGTTGAAGAATACGCTAAAACTATTAATACCACTAACGTAGAAGATTATATGGGCAAATTAATGAGCTATGAGATCGATTTAAGATTTATAAGAACAATAGAGAAATTTCTAACAAAATGAAAATATATAAAAAACTACCAGTTATCCGACAAGCAGGCTCAATCGTCGCTCAAAACCATTCTGAACCTATTCATGGTCATGGATATACCGTCTGGGATGTTGCTACAAACACACCAACACATCACGATATAAAAAATGAGATGTCTCACTTTACGATAAACGTAAAGAGTAATAAGATAGTAACTGATTTATCTATATTACCAAAAACTCCACGAATTCGCCTATTCTACGAGAATACTTCACCGACCGAATTAAAGGAAGTTATCGTAGAAATAAAAAAATTGTGTGAACCAATCGAGCTTATACCATTCAAGAAACAAAATTCGGAAGAAATTGACCACACATTGGGAACAGGTGGAGAAAAGAAAGAATTAAAGGATCTAAATGATGTTGATTACCAGAATTCGTTAATCAGAGATTATTACAAAGAAGATCCTAATATTAGTGAGGAGATTCTTGATGAAATAATAAGTATCAACAAAAAAACCAATTCCAAATTGGAAAATTATGTTGCTACCCAAGAAGTAAATTGGGTTCCACATAAATTGACGTTCTCAAATATGTTTTCGTATGGGGAAAACAATATAGTTAACTTTGATAAGATGGATGGTATTATTGGATTGTTTGCCAAAAATACGTACGGAAAATCATCTATACCATACGTAACATCATTTTGTTTGTTTGATAAGTGCCCGACAACGAATCTCGCTGGTAATATATTAAATTCAGAAAAAGATAATATGTCCGCTCGGTTGGATTTTTCTGTCGGTGATAATAAGTATTTCATCGAAAAGACTTCAACAAAAGACAAGAAGGGTAACGTTCCTGTTAAGGTGTTATTTAAGCGTGATTCCGGCGATAATAAGAAGTTTATAGACCTTGAAGGGGAAAGTAGGGCTGGTACCAATGATATCATCAGAAAATACGTAGGAACGTACGATGACTTCATCTTAACTACTCTATCTATCCAAGGATCGAAAGGTAAGAATCTAGTTGAAATGGGACAATCGGAAAGAAAGGAATTACTATCTAGATTTACTGGACTGGATATCTACGATAAGCTTAATAAATTAGGGGTCGAGGATAGTAAGGAAATTCTCACAAAGTTAAAACTATTTAAACGGGATGAATTCGAAACAGAATTAGTTAACTTAAAGGCGGAAGTAGAAAACAGGAAAATAAAATCTACTGAACTGTCAATAGAATTGAGGGATATCGATGAAATTATCACCAAATTGACGGATAATATAGAGGACGTTACTCGCAAACTAAAACCTATAAATATAGAAATTTTAGATGTTAAGACATTAAGTAGTCAATTGTTACAATTAGAAGCTACGAAAGAAACGTGTAAGAAAAAGGTCGCCGAATTAACTGCTAAAAAAGCCACAATTGAGGAAGAAAAGAAAAACATAGAAGATACGGTAAAGAACCTAAATATAGAAAAAATAAAACAAGATAAGATCAATAATGATATATTAAAGACAGAATTGGTCGGTATCGAAAAAAAGTTAACTGCTATAAAGGTAACGGTAAAAAATAAATTAGAGAAATTAAAGCATCTAGATAATCACAAATACGATCCTAATTGTAGTTTCTGTGTGGACAACGATTTTGTGAAGGATGCTATGAAAGCTAAATCTGAACTAGAATCTGATAAGGGAATCGTTCGTGAGTTATTAGATTCGGAATCTTCTATAAAAATTAAAATAAACGATAATATAGATACCGAATATAGCGATTATCTCAATTTGAGGGAGGCTTTTTCTAATGTTGTCACTAGATTAAATGATGTTAATTCTCAATTATCTAAATTATCACCTACAGAAAACGACACAAAGATAGAAAAAATCAAAACTTCTATTGAAAATATAAAAAATAATGAAGATATCATCAATTGGAACCAGAATGTTGAACTTGAGATAACTAAATTAAAACAACGAAGATCAAGTGTCCAACAGTCGGATAAGAAGTTAGTAGAAAAAGATATAAAAGATAATTCTGATAGACTTTCTATTATTTCCAATAAGATTGTAGAAATTGACAATAAGATCATATCGATTAAAAAAATAGAAATTGAAGCCGCTGCGTATCAAGCATATGTAAAAGCTACAGGAAAAAATGGAATACCGTTTAAACTTCTCGGAAATATTCTTCCGGAAATCGAAGATGCTACTAATGAAATACTATCAAAGATTGTGGATTTTACCATATCTATTACTACAGAAGAAGGTGATATCTCGATTAGAATCCTATATGGCAATAGAAGTTGGCCAATAGAAATGACTAGTGGAATGGAAAGATTCGTATCTTCCGTTGCTTTACGAGTAGCGTTAATAAATGTAAGTCGTATACCAAAACCATCATTTATAACTATAGATGAAGGTTTTGGAGCACTAGACCCAGATAATCTATCTGCACTACCAGTCCTTTTCTCGTACCTTAGAAACGAATTTAAGTTCGTTATTATCATCAGTCATTTAGATGGTATCAAGGATTATGTCGATGATACTATCGAAATAACAAAGAACGGGACATTTTCGCATGTCGAATATCTCTAAGCCAGATATTTATAGTGAATGAATAAATATGGGAAGACACTAAATTTAAAGAATGTAAAAGCGGATATAATAGATACCGACCCGTTTTCCTCATATTTTGTCGTTTCGGAATTACCTAATATATTAACGTCAGGAAAAAATGGATTTTCGATAAACGGATCGAATTTACTGAAAGTTGGTTCTGAGGTGTATATAGAGGTATTGAACGTAAATGGTTCAAACATATACGTTGAAGTGGCAAAAAATTCATCCAAGGTATCGTATAAGGAAGGTTCTAGTATAGTATACTCAATACAAATATACGCCGATACCCCAGTTGGTGTCGGTATTATATATCTAGTTGGTACGGATACTTATGGGAAATTAGTAAAGTGGAAGAAAAATATAGAGATAAATCCATCTATACAAAACAAGTCGAAGGTTAGATTTTATAATAAACCATCGATACAAGTTACTCCGTTCATAAATGTAACATCAGAAACAGATGTTATTGAGACAAATATAAATGGAACATTTAAAGGAATACCAGTTAAGCCTATGGCTGGATATCCTATTAGCTACATAGACCAAGGTAGGGAAGAGTATGAATATATCATAGATATTACTTCTGGTGGGAGTCTCACCAGTGATATGGTCGGAAGAACAATAACGTTGAATGGGAATGATTACATAATACAAGAGGTAATAAACTCATCTAAATTAAAAATTGCTTACCCAATAACAAAAAATGGAAAAATATCTAGTGATTCTGGTGACTTAAGTATCGAGTATTACCCATATAATAATCCAACAACGATATCTAGCAACGCATTTAAAAAGATAGGTACTGCCGAAATATTATTCAGAAACATAGAAACATTTACTGGTAAAATTTATAGATATAAAATATATAGATCCAGTATAAATGCACCATACGATTCTGAATGTATATCTACAGGAATTTTTTATGCTACCGAGCATATATATGATTCAGAGACGCCGTATAGACACCAAAGCGTTCTTGGTAAAATATTAAACTCCGAGTTTTTAGATCAACATTGGTTTGTCAGTAATCCGTCTACTGATCTATCACACTCACCAGACAAGATGATAGATTCATTCGAGACTAATGGATTCGAAAACTCGACAAGAAAATCCGACTACATTATTGTAAAGTCCGGTGTAAGTGGTAGTGTTGATTATGTTCCATATGATAATGTTACTTATATGGATAGATCTAGTGATGTATACAATTCAAATTTTATTAGGTTATATAAAAATATCGAATATATATTTTCCGCCGACGTAATAAAAACTAGTAACACGCACGATACTTCTGGTATAGAATTCTATCTAAAGAGTTCTTTCAGTAACGCAATGAACAATAAAATTTGCGATTCTACTGGTTTGAAATTATTCGAATTAAGTGATAATAAAACTGGTACGATATACTATGGAAAAGTTAATGGATCATTTATATTAGAGGAGGATTGTTATGGTACGTTAGTTATATATCCATACAGGTCCAATTACGTATTATCTAATATTAGCATAAAACCATATACCGATTATTCATATGGACCGGACATATTTTCTATCCGAGTTCCATTTGACGTTAGAGCTAAGAACGAAGGAAATAAAATAACCTGTGAGTTACTGGATGTTGATAATAAGTTAGTAATCGGTGAATTATCTACGATACAATATTTTGATCCATATGGAGTAACGTATCCGTTTAACGTAATCAAAGATAACGCCGAATTAATACTAGACTTAGCCGATATAGAAATGGAGATGGGCGTGTTATCTGGCAGTTTATATAGTACCAGCCAATCGTTAATATCGTTGTCCTCCGAATTTTATTCTACTTCAGAAAGCTTCGAAAGTAGATTCATACAATTAAGCGAGTCTGTTTCCCGTATTAGTGGATCTACTGTCAGTGGGTCTTTTGCTATAGCAACTACGACAACCCTCGGATCGGTGTCAGTAGGAAATGGATTGAAAATAAACGTGAATGGTTCACTTTCACTCGACTATGCCGCGATTACTTGGGGAGGAGTTTAAATCCTCTTCCAATTATAGAAATCATCGTTATTTATTAACTTATTTCTATAATCTTCTAATTTACTTATGTGTATCTTGAATATATCGTATTCAAAATCACCAACTTCTCCGGAATCAGATAATATCTGAGATAAGTTTCTGATGAAATCAAATTGATCGTGTCTGGTTAATTGTCTCGCATCGAAACTGATAATTATATCGGTCGTCAATAGACCGAGCGTTTCTTCCATAATCTTGTCTGATAGATTGAATATAGTATTTGGTTGTTCGTTCTTGATGTACTCTTTTGATATCTTGGAATTAGTTAAGTGCATTTGGTCACACCATGGCTCCAGAAGTGCCAATAGTTGAGCGTTACAATGATTTATATTCAAACCTATGTCGTAGCGTGGATGTGTGATTGGTTTCATTAAATCATCATGTAGAACGTCAGTATGCCATTTTCTCCACCAATCTCTGAATTTAATATTTCTTAGTTTCGTGTATTCTTCTGAATCCTTTGGTTTGTACCATTTAGATCCATCCGGTAAATCAACCACTCTTTCTATTTCGAGTCTACCTTTGAACCTAGAACCTCTGCAAGTCATATGATAGACAAAAGAATCTCTCGATTGAATTATTCGTAAGTTGTTCAATACGAACCGATTAAAAATATCCGAATCCTCCAATTCCATTGGCGCGAACAATTTTTTATCATGTCCTCCTATTTTTTTGAAGTCTGATACGTGCATTCCCCATGGAGCGAATATACCTTCTGTCGTCTTGTTTTTATACTCGATTTCACTTATCTCAACAAACTGATCGAATTCTTTCTTTTTAAATTCTTCTGGCTCTAATCCGAGATTTTTTGTCATTTTTTCGATTCCTGATGGGTGGAGATTTGGTTCTATCCTCGTCGCAGACACCACAATTCCAACTTCCATATATTTCAACATATTCCTAATATAATTTGGTGATGCTATCATGTCAGCATGAAATATACTAAACACTTCCTTCGTTGCTAATTCGGCTCCTACATCGTATAAAACAGTATGTCCCTTCCTTTCCGGTCCCTCGTTTCTATAAATTATAACATTCTCGTCTAACTTCTTTGTCTCATTCATCCATTCCCAAGTTCCATCGGTAGATGCATCATCCAGCAGAATTATCTCATGTTTCTCTGCTACATTATCACGTATACTGTTATACGCCGATTTTAAATATTTTAGATTATTCCTACTAGGGATGACGATTGAAATTATTGTGTGTTTATCCATGTTATACCAACAATATACCGATAAATTAAAAAGTCAATCATTTTTGTTGACATCCACCTTAGATTGTGCTTTCTTTTAGAAAGATGAAACAAATTAAAACTATTTTCAAATTAATAAAAGTTGATTCCAAGGAAAATTCAAATAAATTCTGGAATGGGATTATTTATGACGATGGTTCTGCTCGCACGGAATGGGGGCGGGTCGGATATTCTTCACAGTCAAAAGATTTCTCGTGTTCATTGGTAATAGAAAAAAAGAAAAATGAGAAGTTAAAGGATGGTTATGAAGAACTAAAAATTGTATTAGAAGGAGTTTCTAATCTATTACCAGCATTGGATCAAAAGAAATCACTACTAGAAATCGCAAAGAAGCAAATAAAAACATCGTCTTCCAAGTTGGACGACCTGATTCAGAGACTGGTGAAGAGTAATATCCATAATATTACGAGTTCCACCCAATTGAAGTTTGATTCGTCAACTGGATTGTTCCAGACCCCACTAGGAGTCGTTTTACCGGAAGCAATAACAGATGCACGCGACTTGTTGGTAGAGATTAAACAAAATTACCAAAGTCCAGCTAAATTAGAAAAACTTGTCGTGAAATACCTAAGACTTATTCCACATGATATCGGAATGAAGTTTAATGTTAGAAACATTTTCCCAGACGAGAAACAAATCGAAAAGGAAAATGATATTCTTGACTCATTGAATGCCTCTTATGATGCTATTCAAAATAACTCAAATTCTAAGTTATTTAAGAAGTTAGAAGAAAAAATATTTGACATTGAAATTGACATATTACAGGACAAAGCAGAATTCGATAGAATCTCTAAGTGGTTTTATCGTAGCAACCACGCGACTCATGGATACAAGAATGTAAAAATTGCTAATTGCTATAAATTGAATACGGGATTTGACTTCGATGGTAAGCTAGGAAACATAACCGAAGTATTCCATTCAACTGGAGAAGCAAATCTATTGAGCATTTTAAAGTCCGGTCTTCGTGTATCTCCACCAGCTACTGCTTATATTAGTGGATTATTGTATAGTTCTGGTGTGTATGGTGCTGTCGATAGCTCAAAATCCCTACAATATACATTCGGTAGATTCGGTGGGAGTGTTGGTAGTTCTGGTTGGTGCTTTATTGCCGAATTTGCGATGGGAAGACAATATAATATAACTACGTATGGGGGTAAATTACCGATTGGATATGATTCGATTTATGCAAAAAAAGAATTGACGGGGCTTAGATTTGATGAATTGATCGTCCCACAGTCAACTCAAGTAAAATTAAAATATTTGCTAGAAGTAACAAAATAAATAAAAATAAAATGAAAACATTAAAAGATGTAGTGGAAATGATCGTAAATAGCATGAATATGCCGAATTTTTCAGCATATGACATTACCGGATTGATTAGGCATCATGTTGAATGGGCTAAGTCCAGAGAGAAGTTTGACATTGCACTATCCCCACCAAATTCACAACATTGGTACAATATCAAACACGAAGATGTCCGTGCTATTATTGTTGATATGTATAAGTCAGGTAAATTGACTAGAAAGCCAAATGGTGATTATTATACATATAATATTGCAACTCCATTGGTTTCCACACATAAGATTGCCTCCGTACCAACAAAGCAAGTTAAGGTTGTGGCAAACAAAAGTACAAGTAACGATCTTGCTGATTTAGTTTATAACTTTTTGCTCAGAAGAAAGTCTCCAGCAATTGTTTCACTGAAACAGATCCAGAGCGCATTGAAGCGTCGTGGGAATTTCACATGCAAAGAAATTAGTGAGATTAAGCACCCACTATTGCGGCTGGTTGTTAATCCAAGTCTATCGAAGTCATACTTCCAATAAAAGAAAAACCCCCGATTTAAATCGGGGGTTTTTTGTTACTTAATTTCGGCGATCAATATATCGTCTTCTTCTATTCCACGCTCATATGAAATAGAATACTCAGGATTAATTTCCAATACTTTGGATATCAATTGTTCCAATGTAGTTGTAAAGTGACCGTTCTTATATAGTCGAATATCATCAATATAAATTATATGATTTTTTATATGGTGATTTTTTATAGCTTCCAATTCAAAAATAATCGGATCTTCGACCACACCATTTCCAGTATCTCCACCGGAAAAATGACCATCCAACCAAAACGTTATGGGTTCGTTTATTTCTTCTATTGCCCCATATAGGCAATTAGCAGCATCACCTTTTAGAATTGATACTCTGATATCTCCACGAAACCTATCAACACAGATATCAGAAAACTTATCCGTCAATTCTATGGATATGACGTTATTAAATCCAGAATCCAATGCTTGTTGGATTCCGTCACCCATAAAGCATCCGGTTTCAACGAACACGTTGTTAACCTTCTTAAAAGGCGTTGGTTTAGGCATATTAGTTTATCTTTCTTGCCATTATATCACCTTCACCGAATGGATGTCCATCAGCAGCATAAAATTCAAATTCAAATCCATTATCAGTCAAGAACTTCTCGATTGATTCTTTGGATGAATGTCCTTTATAATATGCAACTTGTGCGGCTTCTAGGTGAATATATTTTACATTCTTGATGATCTGTTCAAAACCTTCAAGTACAGCTAGTTCATGTCCCTGTACATCCATCCATACAACTAATGATGTTGTGTCTAATTGTGGATTTTCTGACATAAATGCATTTACTGTAGTCGCATCAACTTCTATTTTGCTCTTATCTTGACTACCAAACGGAACATGGATTGGTTCCAGTATTGATGAGCATCCAATATTCCCATCAGTTACCCAAAAATCAACTTTTCCTACATAATTGCTAAGTGCTAAATTATGGACTTTTATATTTGTATATCTGCGGCTCTTGTCTTCACAGATATTATACTGATTTGGTGTTGGTTCAAATGCTGCAATTTCACATCCACGCCAAATAGCGTCAAATTCTTCTGACTGGTCTAAGTCTCTGGAACCAATATCCAATATTAGCGATGGGACGAATGCTGGTTCGTATTTTTGTATGTAATTTATAAATTTTGATATAAGCATATTTGTTATCCTAAGTATGTTGATTTGTGATATTCGTAATGTTCGTTTGTTAAATTATACTTTTGCCAATAAAAGTCAATATTATTTTCTGGTAATTTATTAATACAATAATCGAAGTATTCTTTCGATTCTTCGAAAGACACTATATTCGTTCCGTGTTTCTTATTATAATTATTTAGTAGTATTCGCTCGGCAAATTCTCCATTATGTTCATCTATTGTCCAGAAATCTATTAGATCGTCTGTTTTTCCATACATCAGATAGTCAACCATATAACCATCTACGTGCCATGTGTAAAATATTATCTTACCCGTATACATTTCTTCAAGTATACTTGCGAATTCCTCTATTTTAGGTATAGAAAAATCAGTTCTGATCTTTAATGAAAATTCATATCCCATTAATTTAGCAAGAGCCAATCCACATAAAGTAGTATTAGCTTGTCTATTTATATTTCCTACTCCACCGTCAGCGACATCTTGACATTGGTATATATTAATTATATTATCGTAGTTATAATCATTGGTAAATATTATATGGTGTGCCTTTGTATAATTTGTTACTAAATTATACAAATTTCCTTTCACTGGTCCTTGTATGACTACTGCGGATTTATTCAACTTTTAATCCCCACTTTTTAATAGCCGCTTGATATTCGATCCCATAATCCTTATCTATAGATTGGCGCATTGCCTTGGTTCCAGCCAAAGTGCCGAGTGGATGGGAGCTTAATGCGCCACCAACATTCGCCATCCAGTCAGAGTGTCCAACTGTTTTTATTATGTATTCAATCAAACCAGGATGCATTCCGCAACTCAAAGCAGCAACGCTATTCTGTTTAGTTAGTGTATCTATTGACTTTAATGTATTTTCCGCATCATCCAAATAACCACCGATCATACCTGCATGTAGAGTATCGCAACCAGACATAGATACAATTTTAAATAGTAGATTTTGTGATATGTGATAATCGTGAGTCGGGTGAGTCAGTAGACGATCACCGCTCTTCTGATAATGTAATAAAATCGGTAAGTCTAATTGGCGTATTGATTTGTATATACCAAACCCACAGTGGAAATTAGTATGTACTCCATTTATACCGTTCTGTTCATGTAGCTTTACTATTCTGTCTAGAAGGAACGGGGAGTCCGCATTAATAGATACACAATAAAATACATTAGATTTCTGGCTTCTGATATAATTCATCACCAAGTCAGTTCTCTTGTATACATCACAATGTTTCGGATTGCTCAATATTTCGTCTTCTTTTATGAAGTTACACCCACCATCAATTAATTGCTTAACTAAATCTAAATGACGTTCTGGGGATAGTCCTATCTTTGGTTTAACTATCCCACCGAACAATGGTTTTCTGCTATCTACGTTACATATCTTACGCATACCAGATAGACCAATCTTTGGTCCGAGCAATACCTTTTCCATGTTAGTGGTGAATGTTATATCATTCAAATAGCATTTCTTAATTATATCTATATCCATCTGCCCACCCATACATTGAACCAATAATTGAGAAATTCCATCGGTAGCGAAATCTATATTATTCTCCGGAAATGCGATAAACACTATTCCTTCTGTTTTTCCCTTTAATTCATCTTCATCAGCAAGAATTAAACAACTATGATCGTCTATTAGTTCCTGCGTTTCAAATTCAGATCTAGCGGATGGATTACCTATCGATTGACCGATTGCCAAATTCCATGCCGCTTCTCTTAAAGTTGATGATGACTTTAAGTAGTACTCACAAATGTAATGTGTATCTTTTAATGTTCCGGTATTTATGTTTTTAAAAATATTGTAATTCATATTATACTTCGTATTTATCTCCGACGATTGATGGGATCTTTACTACTATTAATTTAGAGTCTTCTACTGGAGTCGCAAATACTACCTCATTTGGGTGAAGAATAAATACTTGACCAGCCAAAATCGTTTCACTGTTTATTATCATTTTCCCCTCGACTAGTAAATTTATTTCTGTTGCTATCTTGTGATAATGTGGGGTTATTACCTCGTCCTTATGGTGGATTTTATAGCAAACTTCCGCTTTATCGGTTTTGAATGCTGTTGGTAAAAAATCACCAACAAACCAATTTCCCTTCATTTCATTTAAATTAAGTATTGTCATTTTTATAGATTTCTTAGAGCTTTATATGATTCGTAATCCTCGGGAGTTCCTATTGGATAATGGAGGTTAAATTGAAACGGCATTAACTTCTTACCACATGCTATCAAATTATTGAACGTTTCTGACAAGTAATATTCCCCATTAACTGTTTTTCCACTGGCAATCAATTCTTCTGTTGATTTTACGAATAAAATGCCAGACTTCCAGTAATGAAAACCGTTGGTTGCTGTGTTGCTTATTACTTGCTTCTCTCGCAACTCAATTATTTCGTTCTTTTCGTTTACTTTTACGTAGCTATTTTTTGGACTAGTGGAATGGAATGTTCCTAAGCATCCATCTAAATTATTGGTTTCACAATAACTTAAAAATAGTTCCATGTTTAGATCTTCTATTATCTGGTCACAGTTCGTTACTATTAATGGAACATCGTTATTTACATATTCGCGTGCAAGCAACGCTGAACATGCTGGTCCAGATGGAACATAATCAATCTCGATAACATTTACGCCCAATAGACACAGTTGATCTTTGGTAATTTGATTCTTATTAATTATAATTGTATAATCAGCATTTTCATATCTCAAATTCCATAATACTGCATGTATCATTGATGTGCGCCCTATCGGAAGAAGAGCCTTTGGTACTGTATATCCAGCATCAAAAAACCTTTGACTTTTTCCTGCCATTGGTATCACTATGTTTATTTTACTCATTTTTTAAATTTTTCTATGTAATCTGAACATATACCTATACTTCCAGTTGGTATATTAAACCCATGAAGCTCCGGTAATACACATATTCCCCCACTCGAATCTAATCCGGTATAATACCAAGAATGTCCATAACTAGTAATAACTACTGGTTCTGTTGTATGATAAAATACGTGGTATCGTTGTTCTGATAGTATCTTAAATGCTTCTAAATTTTTCGCATGAATCCATATGTTTTCTCCCCAACCATCTAGCGTAGATTGACTTATTCCGTAGTCTGGTTTGTCATGACCTAACCAGAAAGTTCTGTTTTTATACCACACATCGATCTCGACAATATATCCTTTGGATATCGCCGAGCTTATGTATATTGGCTCGTTCTCCCAATTTTCGAGTCTACCGTTAATGTTTCCTCTATGTGAAATTAAGATCATTTTACTTTCTGGTAGAACGCATCTCCCCAACCATGGTTGGTGTCGTGCATATGTGTGCGTTTAAATCCGAATTGACTCAAATATTTATCGATACCATCCACAGTGACGCACCCCTCATATAATTCCTCGTAATTGACCTCGGTATATACATAATCAATATCGTTAGTCAGTAGTTTTTCCGCCCCACACAAAACTTTATATTCTGCTCCTTGAACGTCTATAAAAAGAGCGTTAAAGTTTCCTTCTTCGTTTACATAAAATTCATCGAGGGTAACGCAGTCTACTTCTATCTGTTTCTCATAATTTATGTGTGGATAATAATTTTTGTGATTCTTGAGATTTAAGATAGACGAAGATGAACCATCATTATTTGATACGTTAAATTTTATCTTACCATTAAAGTCAGAAACAGCATGGTTATAACCATCTTGATTAGGATACTGCGATAATCTATCCATCAATCTTTTATATATCTCTGGGTTAGCTTCATGCCAAATAACAAATTCGGCACCCATCTGCTGGTAAAAGTCACGCTCCTGTCCTTCATGCGCTCCGACATGAATGACTCCACGCAGTTTTCCATGTAATTCCTTTACTAGATTTATTTCCATAATTTATAATGTTCCACGATCACTAAAATCAATATTATATTCTTGTTGTAGTAAAGTCAACTCTTTTCCATATTCACTCACGTTCCATTTGCCTTTATTTATTGCGGTGGCTATATAGGGCCAAACATTGGAATCGTAATGGAATAATCCGCGTTTATCCCCTACCCATTCTTTTGGTAAAAATTTACTTTCATATTCTCCTATAGAACATTGGGATAAGAAACCTTCTTGCCTAATCGAGTCTATTTGATATTTTTCGTAAAATGATATGAACTTATCTATGCTATGTACCGCAGCTTGCATACAATATTCCGTTCCTCCGCTTTTTATCAATTTAACGAAACCAGTCTTATTAGAATTTATTTCTTCTATCGCCGTATGAATTGCGTTTATATCAATGTCGGAGTATAAAATAAAATCTTCTTGTGAGTATATGAAATATTCATATCCATTCGCTTTAAGAAATTCAAGTACATGCAACCATTGGTTTGAATATGGTTCGTTGTTATCATACTTGAAACAGTAATGTCTACCAAAATCATTGATATCTTCATTGCATAACCAGAATGATGGTAATTGATTAGCATGTTTATCGAGTCTATCGAAATACGGTTTCCACAAATCTTTGCAATTTGTGTGTGAATATGTAATTATACAAAGTTTATTATCCATTTAATTTATCTCCATTTCGCAGATTTGTTTATTGTAAAAACTTCCTTCTATCATGTATGGTCTAGTTTTTCTCCCATGCACAAATTCATCTAGCGCACTACCTACGTCAATGTATTGATTTCGTGGGTTGAGTTTCCATAATAAGTATATTATGGCTTCACTTAGTGGTCCGACTGATATGAAAAAGGTTTGTCCTGATGTATTATTAAAGGACTCTCCTAAAATTTGCATTATTTGTCCCTTATTTTCTTCCCACACGTTAACACAATCATTTCCGAATGACATATAATCACTTACATTAAACGGATATTTTTTATTTTCTCCGTTTTCATTAGCGATTATAGTAATGTCTTTCTTTAGCGTTGTCAGTCTATCGATAAATCTATTGTAGTTTCCATTTATCCATAGATTCGCAAACGTTACATATTCTCTATCTTGCTTTATGTTATTCAATAGCCATTGTTTATCTTCGGTATTGGATGAGTCACATGATATTGCATAATAATAATATGGATCAACACAACTTAAAGATTCACGTAGATCTTTTCCCAATTTTGTAATTCCTGTTGGTGCAGACCATCTATCAACATCTGTTGCTTGGCTTCCTCCACCAATTGGGATTCCTTTCATTAAACATATTTCACCATCCGCATATCTAGCATGTGCGAATGGCAAATTAGATTCTATTCTATTCCACGCATTATCGAAATCCTCTTTAAATAACTTTTTCATTCTTTAATATTTCTAGTATTTTCTGTGCGCTATTACCATCACCATAAGGACAATGATTCATCATTGGTGTAGGATTCTTTATGTGCTCATAAAACAAATCCTTTAGGTTTTCTATGGTTGTTAGAAAGCTGGTATTTCCAACCGATTCTGGTCTTTCTGTTGCATCTCTACACACTAATATCTTCTTATTTAGAAATGAACATTCCTCCTGCAATCCACCACTATCAGAAATAACCAGCGAACAAGACAACAATTCGTTTATCATTTCGTCATATGGTAACGGTTCAATAACATTTACATTACAAAGTATTTCTCTGTGTTTTCTTACATTTGGGTTTGGGTGGATAGGAAATACAAAATTATAATCCAAAAATTCTGTTGCTAGTTCATTTATTTTCTTGAACCACTCGTCGATCTTATCATGATTTTCTCTTCTGTGTAAGGTAATTAAAATCTTTTTCGCCAATGTTGTTCTTTCCCGCATATTGACCAATCCATCTAATCCAGTATTACCAACAACATATATAGATTCATATTTTATATTTTCTCTTAGTAAATTTATTATATTATCCGTTGTTGGGCATAGATGTATATCTGCTAATTTTGTTATTAAGCATCGGTTCATTTCTTCTGGATACGGATTGTTGAAATCTCCGCTTCTGAGCCCAGCTTCTAAATGTATTACTTTTATTTTTCTGTGATATGCCGTCAATGCCATACCAAATGCGGAAGAAGTATCTCCCTGAACTAATACGTGGGTTATGCCATCAAATATATAACCACGATTTAAGCACGATTGTATCACTGAATCTAACCTATTATCACCGTCAGATATCTCCAACTTATAATCAAAATCTACACCGAATAGTAGAGTCGTATGCTGTCCCGTAAAAACTGTTTTATATGACTCTCTAGGTAAAATCTTCAATAGTGAAGACACCTTTATCATCTCGGGGCGTGTGCCTATTGCTATAAGTATCATACGTTTTCCTTTATCAACTTCCAACCAGCAATTCTCTGATCTACGAATGCTTGGTTCATCAAATGTTTAAATGGTACCCCTTCCGGTGATCTTTGGTTGGTTTCCCACATTGAATTATTATCGCACGCATACTTGATATGTGCTATATTGCACCACATGTCTTTATTATCAATTGGGTGTGGAGGAACGTATGTTTTTATGTTACCATATTTTTGTAACATATGACTAAAATGCATATCCTCTTTACATATAAAATATTTTGGATCTGGTAATTCTCTCCAATACATACTTAACCAATCTCGCCTAAAAAACCAGGAATGTCCTACGAAATCTACCTCGGTAATTTCATTGGATTGTCCACCATCTACCCAACCGAAACGTGTATAATGCTCGTAATATGAACTTCGTTCTGGTGGGTTTGGTTGTGAGTATAATAGACCTACTCCACCCATTAAACCATTCTTAATGTTTATAGAATTTATACAGTTTTCCAACCACAGTGGACCTGGAACCATATCATCGTCAAATACACAGACATATTCGGTTCTAGAATTTAGTGCATATGCAAATCTCGCCCATACTCCGAGATTTTCATTTGATATGGCGCTGCTTACTTTTTCTGTGATACCGTAGTTAACATCACCTTTATCCGGATAATTGTACCACAACATTATTTTTTTTGGTACTATACTTCCATTGTTCAATGCGTTAACTTGTTCATCTAGACATTCCCCGCGACGGAACCCATTCAAAATTACGGTTACTTCTTTGTTCATAAATTATTTAATATAGTAAACATCTTTTCCTTCCAAATGTCAATACTAAAATAATTTTTATAATTTGTTTTTGCGTTTGTGCTGCATTCCTCGTAGAATCCAACATCATCCACTAACCTCTTGGCCAATTTCCTCGCAGTTTTTATATCTTCAACATCAACAGATAACTCCGGAAATATTAATTTTTGAGTATCCATCTTATAATTTCCTATACATGGTATTCCAAAGTATCCACAATTCTTCGAAAAAGTGCCAGCAGCCACCGTTGGCATCAAATGTATCGCATATCTATATGTTGATAATTCTCTCATCCATTCTAACCACGACATTCTTGGTAAGTGATTTAAATCATCTATAAGACCTTCATCTTCTCTTTTTGAGTGAGAATCCATTACATGCTTAGAACTCTCGTAAAACTCGTCGGAAACCATATAGGAATTGAAACCACCATAAAACTTACTAAAATTTCCACCGATCATTACTTTATTATAAGTTCTTGAGTCAGGTATAATATCTGTTAACAGATCTTCTATCATCAAACTCGATATCACATTTACCGGTTTATTTGGAAACATTCCTTCGTAATATGGTTTATCTGATTCATTGTGGCAAAATATGGAATCAAACGAATGAACGGTGTTATACCAATTAAATTGATCTCTCACAGTATAATCCATTGGCCATGAACTTGGTCCTTCCTGTATAAAATGTATTTTTTTGTTATTTTGTTTTCTTAATTGTCCAACAAAATCGAATTCCAATAATTTAGATACTGGATTAATTCCATCAATTACCTTACATCCTTCTGCACTAAGAAATACCCGCCCTTTCGGTATTATTACGAAAACATGATCGTAATTGATTATATTAATCAACTGGTTAAATTGGTAATGTGTTGAGTCTAACGCTTGCTGCCATGCAATTTCCGTTCGTGCGTTATTGAATTTTTCTGGATATTTTCCACTAAATGGCGACTCGGTAATAAATGCAACTTTTCCAAAGTTATAGGATTTCATATATATACATATATATAGAAATCGAAATAACGCAATAAAAAACCACCTTTTACGGTGGTTTTGTTTTTGTATTATTTTCTAACTATGTGTAGCCTATTACCAGCAGTTACTGAGTATATAGGTGGTTCTCCAATAATAGCGTCGAGTGAATGTCCCTCTATCACGAAAGTAATGTCTCCGTTTTTATTTGTTTCCCTGCTCAATATTGCATATCCTTGTTTATGCAACCAAGTAAAGAATGTAGGTGTGGATCTGATAAACGTATCAGATACTATCAATTTTCCTATTCTTGATGGTTGTATTGTTGGAATAGATGGAACTACTGGTTCTGGTGAGATTTCAATAATCTGTTCGGCTATAGTTTTCTCGACCACATTTTCAATTATCGGTTCTATCGCTGGAATTATCGCCGGTATTTGTTGTTCAATAATATCGTCTACCTTAACATCTAATAATGGTTCTTCTATAATAACCGGAATCGGCTCTGTCACTTCTTCAACCACGGATTCTTGTAATACCTGTGCTTCTACTTGCACTTCTTGTATTGCTTCCGTAACTGTTTCGGTTGATACGATGGGATCAATAGTTGGTTCAATTTCCTGTTCAGTTGTATTCTTTTTATATTTTGATGCTTTTGCCATAATGTTTATAAGTATTGCTAACCTTTAATTGTGACCCATATTTTCTTTGTTGGAGAAATTCGTATTGTAGAACATGTTTTGGTTTTTTTGTCTATCTATAGTTTTTACATGTATCAATGATAAATCTGGTTCTGGTGGTATTTCTGCTATTACCTTTGCCCCAACTATTACTTCATGTAATCTATTTTGCCAGAAGATTTCTAATTTGTTGCGGTAGATGCGACATTGAAAATCCGGGAAATTTATATAATTCTTCCCAAGTATATCACTCACTCGCCACCCCCATTGCTTCACATCGGAATCAGTCATTCCATCGATATAATTTAATCTAGGCACTCGCATTAATTCTACTTCCGGATTTAATTCTATAAAGTCATGAATATTTTCTAGTAGAGTTTCCGATAGTATTTCATCTCCGTCTATTAGAAATATCCAATCTCCGGAGCACGCACGCGATCCTATCGTTTTGTGTCTACCAAAATGATACTCTCTACCATCATATAATTGATGATTTACTACTTTTGCTTGGTACTTATCTTTTGCCAAGCTTATGCTTGATATAGTTGAATCATCGGTTGACATATCATCCAGTATAACAAATTGATCATTCGTTTTTTTACAGAATTCACCGATTTGATCGAACAGCGGTAATAGATATTTTTCACCTTCGTTGTGTGTACAAATTAGGAATGATATTTTCATCTTAATAATCCACCAGACCATTACTTCTCTTTGTGTTTATGTCTTTCCTTATGTCGGTAAGAATTTCATTATATTCAGCATTATAATGCCCAATAACAGATTGCTGTGATTTAATTGGTGGTACTACTAAACATTCGATATTATTATCTTTGAGGTATTGTGCATTATCATCAACAAAGTCTTGTGTAACTATACAGAAATTCGTTCCTTTTCCATGTGATTCTTTAATTCTATCCTTAGCCTTATCTATAGCTTTCATAAGATCAGCAAAATCTCTATCTTTATCGAACATATGCTGTATTGCATACTTTATAGAAGAGATCTTACCTGTCCTCTTAAACTTTCTACTGTATTTGTATTCAACTATTGCTTTACTTATTATATTCATGATTGTTTATTTAGACCACCAATTCTTTTCAATTTCGGTAACACTAATTTTGCCTTTACAGCAAACTCAGGAATATTCTTATCGAATATTTCTTTTAATTTTTCGCTCATCTTATCCATGGAAAACTTTTCTTTGTTTTCTTCGGATAAACCAGAACACTTATCTGAATATTTATCATAGTTATAGAATATATCTTTTAAGGTAATGTTTGCTTCTTGGTAATTTACATAGAACCAACCAGACTCCTTAATGATCCAGTCATTTACTGATGATGCATGGACGGGCTTAACCGAACCGCGCAATAGGACAGATTTATCTTTATTCAGAAAGTCCAAATGACCTGACCAATTTGGTGCTACCACTGGTTTTCCTGACATTGATGCTTCTATCAATGGGCGACCGTATCCTTCACCATGAGTGAATGATACGTGTGCTTTTACCTTTGAATGGTTGTATAGATTATTCATATCGGTATCCGTGAGTTCTCCGTGAATAACGTACACATTTGGGAGTGTTCCGATGATTCCTTCGCGAGCAGAAATAACACGCTTTAGAACCTCTTGTTGATCCATATAGGAATTATTTCCACATGAAGTCTTCAATATCAATGCTGGTGGATTATCTATGTTCTTAAAGGTTTCGGAGAATGTTCTAACTAATCCACCGACATCCTTTCGATCATGTCCAATATCACCACCCAACCAATGTCCTACGAATAGATATGCGAAACTCTCTGGTACATTATCTAATTCGGATACGGATGTAACATCAGTCTTAAAAAACTTTGTAACATCAACTCCCTCAAATAATACTTCTATTGGTTTTGTTACCTTTAGATCGGTTTCTGCTCCCGTATTTTGGTCTTTTCTCTTATATACGGTCTTCATGAAAACATCCTTGGCAAACTGCGATGATACGATAGTTAAATCCATCTTATTGATCCCTTCTATCCATTCACCTCTAGGCAACGTGGTTTCTATACCAGCAGTAAATAATACGTTGTACTTCGCTGGAGTTATTGCTTCCGATGGTATACTGACTTGAACGAATACATCTGGTTGTTCTGTCAGTGATGCCGTAAGAATTTTTGACAGCAGAATTCTTATTTCATCGTCAGCTTTACTTGCTTCCTCTAGATTTATTTGTGGAGTTGATCCCCATCTAGTAGGAACAACCTTAATATCGTACTTGTCCATTCTCAGGATAGACTTTGCTAAGTCTAGGCTACGCAATCCATAACCGGATTGTGTAAATAATGGTGCTTGTATAACTAGGACTGGTTTTATAATTTCGCTCATATTTTAAATTTTTTATTGTGTATATCTTGTATATTATTCTTAATATAAATGGTAAAACTTATTTAGTCAACTTATAATAATTCATTTATTATATCATCAACCAATTTTGGTAAAATTTCCGAGGATTTCCCATATATAGTTTTATGGAATCTACCATCAAGAAAACACTTTTCTTCATTTACGAATATTGTATAACCACCCAATTGTTTTACTTGCAATACAAAATCAGACGCAGGAAACACTGTCATTGACGTACCTACAGTAATATATAGATCCGTAAAATTCAATATAGAATCAATTGTATGTCCATGCATAATTTCTTCTCCGAACAATACAACTTCCGGTCGTTCTAAGTCTGGATTTAGTGGTTCATTACCCCAATCAACGGCAACATTAGTGTCTATCCTTCTCTTTTTCGATAAACTTCCATGCATATGGATAACATGATTAGATCCAGCCTGTTCGTGTAAAATCATCGATATTTTGCGTGACAATATTAAAGCATCCAATTTTATTATTCCTCCAATGATTTTCTAATTTAACCAACGCAAAATGACCAGCGTTTGGTTTATAATCATTTTCAATATATCTTCTCTTTCTTTCATTGAATGCTTCTATTGATTTAACTCGATTGGTTCGTAGTGATTGTATGGTAGAAAATTCCTTAAAATCAGTTCCCCATAACTTATCTTCTCCTGTTCGGTATGTTGGTATTCCACTCTCAGCGGATATACCAGCACCAGTCAATATTGTTACATTCTTATATTTCATACGATTATTGATTCTTATCTATTTCCTTTTCTAAAGTTTTCCTCTTGCCACAATGGTTGTAAATTTTTATAATTGAAACATTTCTGTTGTTGTTCTATATCCGTCAAGTTAAACGCAGAGCATGGAATTATATGATCTATATGCCATTTATCTTTTCCAAAACCGTGATTATTAAATGTCATCCCCTGTTGGAATTTTTCTGCCAGATGTATTTTTAGCGTTCGATATCACAACCAAGTAAAGACATCGTATTGTCAGATTTATTCTTTCCTTTCAATGCGTCCCACAATCGTTTTCTCAATATTTCTTTCAATTTAAAGTTTATATCTATCTTTTTCCTATCTTTTTTATAATTTTTCCCATAATTTAATATTTTTTCTTTATTATTTATCCTGTATTTCTTCTTGATTAACAGAACCTTTTCCCTATTCTTTTCTCTATATAACTTATTTCTAGTATCGATAACTTTCTTATTTTTGAAGTATGCTTTACTATCACAAGATTTACAGTACACTCTATACCCATCCCGACAACTTGTTGATTTACTGAAACAAGTATAATCTTTTTCTGTTATACAGGATGGGCATAATCTCATATTATTAAATTATATTTAAATTACTATTAAATATATCTATCTCTATACCGATCTTCTTCTTATTTATTTCTGGAATAATAAATCCCATGGAAGATTTATCGAACATCTTATTCCCGACGTAATCATTTTCAGTTATTATTGAAAACTTTTTACGTGGCATCCACTTAGATAGTGTCAAATCAATTACTTTCTTCATTTCGGTAGACATATTATCAGAAGATAATCCGCCTTCATTTATTAACCACCTGCGACCTTCTTTTCCGGCTAAATCTCTTTGTTCTCTCGGAATGCTATACCAATAATACATGGCTTCACCAATATCCTTCCAGTCAGTCAAGTCGTCAAATATATATGGTGTTGGTGGACTTCCTTGTAATGTCCTGTTAGTGGGATATAATGGCTTAGTCCATACACCGTAGGTCTTGTATCTTCCGTCAGCGTTAGTTCCCCATGTAGGGGAGAATTCCAATGGTATACCATTATCATCAACTTGTCCGATTTGATCTTGTTGACCACCTGTTACTGGCATAATTGTTACTGTCCCAGCTGATATACTTTCAGCTGTAGATATACCGAATCCCTCATTTGATGTTGCCGATACCGTTACATCGGCAATATTATACATCAAATTCAATTCTTCTGGTGGAATTTTATTAGTAGAAAATACAATATTACCATCTGGACACATTGCATCCTTAACGGCGTTTAGATCTGTACCGGCATCGTCTACTGGAGGAGTATGCATTAATAATACGCACTTCTCTCTTTGTTCTTGAGTCAATGATTCTAAGAATACTCTATATCCAAGTATTATGTTACTGGTGCGCTTGCGTTGGATATTTCTGTTATTGTAAAACAACACGAAATCATATTGCTTATCACCGAACAATTGCTTCTTCTTCTTCTCGATCTTTAGAAGATCATCGGATGAATATAGTGGTTTATATATTTTTGGATTAACCCCGTGTGGAACATAATGGATTATACTCTTATCCAAGAAATTATCGGATTTTTGTGCATCATCTAGAGATAACCAATTTTTATTACCTAGTACATTTTTACAAATATTTTCCGTTTGTTTAGAAATGCATAACAACGCATCGCAGGATCTATAATATGCATGGTTGAACATAGGGTACGGAATTGAATCCCAAATTGTATAATATAGAATTGGCATCTTCTGACGAATTTCGTGCTCCATTTGATACATCCATGTCCAAAATCTAGGATCGGTAAAATGCATTATGCAATCCGGATTCTCTCTTTGGATTATGCTCTTTAGTACATCTGGGTTGCCATAACCAGTAACTGGATATAACATAACATATGCATCCTTTACCCCTGTTTCCTTTTTTATGACCTCTGACATATCAACTATCTTACCTTCTTCTGGATGCTTTCCTGCTCCACCAATATATGCAAAATCGTATGTATCTACCATACCTAGAATTAGTTCACGAGAAATTGTCCCGATACCAGAAGTAAATCGGAAATCATCCGCCATCCATAATATTTTCTTTTTCTTTTTTGTAATCATATGTTAAATTGTAATGTGTATTCTTTACTATATAAACAAATATAAGTTGAATATATGCTTTTGTCAAACATATTATTCAACTTATATTTTATAATATCAATATGCGCTACCGCTTACCTTTAAATCAGATATCGCTTGTATCTTTTTTCTATATTCTACGTCATTCAAATATAAATATAAACTTCTATTTACTAGCTTCTGTAAAGTAAAATCTCCATCAGCAACATCTTTAAATGATTGATATTTGTCCTTGAATATTTTTATCGATGTCAACGATGTTTCGTGGGTAACCTTTTGTTTTTTTGTTAAATTATTTTCCATATATACATATATATATCGCATATATATGGAAATTATCGAATTATTTCTTAGTCTTTTTCTTTTTTCCTTTATCGCATACCACATTACCATCTTTATCTAACATAGTAGCAAATTTACAGTATTTGCAATTTTTGTTGGCTTTTTCTGGATTCTTAGGGAAATCTTTGGTTCCATCTCTATTTCCATTAGCATCGAATGCGTTCGTAACAAACTCTTTCAGTCTCTCATACGATTCTTCTACATCGATCTTGCGATTTAGTGGTTGTACGATCTGCAATGGTGTTTGTTCATATTGAGCATCCTCGAATAATTGACGCTTTAATATAAAAAACTGCACATCTATATCAGATAACTTTACTTCGAACCTATCAGAATAGAATTTTTTATATAATAATACCTGATCTAACTTTAATAGATCTTCTTTTTGGTATTTGTTCCATCCACGGGTAGATGTTTTTATATCCAATATTTTTATTTTCTTGGTTATCTTATTAAAAAGAACCAAGTCGATAAATCCCTTGATTTTTACGTTATTACAAATTTCTTCGTCTATCTCTATTTCTATACCAACTAACTCATATTCATTCCTAGAAAAATGTTTATCTCTCACTTTTCTGGATAATACATATTCAAGTATTTCTTTACCATCTTCAATGTGTTCCTTACAGTCTTCTAATGCTATGACTGTTCCCCGTGCGGTTTCCTTCTTAAATTCGGAAATGAACACATTCTTGAACTTTGATAGGTAATCAAATTGTTCTGCTTCTACTGAACCTTTACCAAAATATATAGTTAAATAGTCCTGAATAGCCTCGTGGATAGCTGTTCCGAATATAGTCGATACATTGCCATCAAACTTACCGAGCTTATCAATTTTATCGAACTTCCAAGATGCTGGACATTTACTCCATTGCGCATATTGCGAATAACTTATGTATCCTTTGCCTTCTTCATATGTTCCCTTTTTCTTATCGATGGGAATATCTACCACAATTTCCGTTAATTCGCTCATAGCTTGAAATTTTTATTATAGAAATCAGAAACGATTGGTTGTAGCGAATCGAATGTTGGGTCTGTGTTCCACGAAATAGTTTTATCCATTAACTTCATTAATTCTGGTATATTTCTTTTTTCTTCGTCTGTCGGGTCTGGTGCGCCAATTCTTTCGATATTAATAAACAACGCAGATTCTCCGTATATTTTTCTAAAATAATTATACTCATTACTAAATCTACCGTCAGTAATTATTGGTATAACCGTTGGGTCTACTGAAGTTCTATTGTTGATCTGCATATGTACCTGTTTTACCCAATAATCTTCATCGATTGATCGGAATAATCTACCAACTTCAATTAATATTGGTCTAAACATTTCTTTTTCGCTCGGTTCTAACTGAAATACATTCTTCCCAAACGCTTCTCTACATAATGTCTCGCAGTACTCTTTCAATACATCAGCAAATGCCCATCTCTTAAATCTACTATCATGTTTACTCAACAACGAAAAGAATGTATCTTTTCCGGTCATGCGTGAACTTCCCAACATTATAAGTTTTATGTTTTTCATTTTAATAATTTTTTAATTTCTTTATCGTCAAATCCGTGTTCTTTATAGATAGCAATAATAATATCTTCTGATAATAAGTCAATATATTCCTCGATCTCTCTGGTTGATATAAGAAAATACTTGGCTAGAAACTCAATAACCTCCGATGAATATATCGAAGTTTTTGTCTTTTTGATGTACTTCGAATATATTCTCTTTTTTGGTATAATGCTTATCAGAACCTTATAATAAAGCTCTGGTTCTAAATTGATGGAATATCTCTGCAACTCATTCGTAGTTTCTATATATTCTGGTATCATGGATAATAATTTATTTATCATCCAATTCGACCAAGTTTTCTTGTCTCCTTCCGTCAACGTAGAAAAGTAATCAGGAGACTGTGAAGACAATAAATGACCAAAATGATCAAATAATGTCTTCACTTTCTCCGTAGGGACTTTTACCTTTTTTGGTAGTGCCATTTTATTAATATATCTCTCCGTTAGTTTTATCTACAAACCATCTACCAACGTCCCCACATACACTATTACTTGTTCCCCGTACGTCACGCAGGTTTTCGATCTGATATATATACGTGGTATTTGTATTTCCGGTTACTAAATTAACTTTAGTAATCTTATTTTTCTCATGTGTACAATAATGACAATCTTCCTGTATATCATTAAAGTAATACTTACAATTCACGCATATTTTTGGTTTATTTTCCATATTGTTATTTTCTTAATTTATTCATGTTTCTATATCTCGTTATTCGTCCACATTTTATATATATACCAATTTCTTCTAACTTTTTTGATATCTTAGCAACAGACATCGTTGGATTATCGGTTATGACTTTTTTGGCTTCGTCACAAATAATCATATAATTCTTGTGTCTTTTTCCATCTTTTAACGTTAACCCTTCGGATATTTTTTTCCTATGTTCATCTGAGAATTTTCTCCCCTTTAATGCTTTCGATAAATTTTCTCTGTGTTCCGATGACATTACTTTTAATTTACCCGATTCACTTTTTCGTCGTCGTGTCTCATCTGAGTCTTTCCTTCCTTTATATATAGAAGAGAAATATTCTCTTAATTCATCTGAGACTATTTTTCCTTTATGTGCCTTCGATATCTTTTGTTTTGCTTCGTCTGACAATTTTTTTCCGGTGGACTTTATCCGCATTTTTTCGATAGTTTCTTGTTTGTGTTTTTTACCATACATACCATTCTTATCACCAGAAACTCGTAATGACATATTCTCTCGTTCTTCGTCACTAACTTTTCTCCCCACTCCACCCAAACTTATTTTTTTCTTATGTTCTTCGGACAATTTTCTACCCAATAATTTTGATGGGTTCTTGTCTCTAAATTCCTTGGTATTACAATGAAACCAAGATCCTTTTCCGCCAACTGTTAAGTTATATGAATTTTTATCAGCAACTACAGATTCTGTTACGATAGATGCTTCATATTCAAGTGCGTCCTCTTCTGTATCAAATTCCTTGATAATTTCCTTCTTGAAGTTTTCGATTCCATACTTTTTATGTGCTCGCATCATTGCCATACCAGATCCATAATAGTCGTCATTTATATCATTTGTAGAATGTTTACCGAAATAATATTTATTATTTATAACATTTGTTATTTTATATACGTAGTGTCTCATATCTATAAATATCAGACAGTAGGTAGAAAGGATAACTAATTCTTAGTTATCTGATATAATAATTTCTTTAGATCTTCTTTTGTTAATGATTTACTATTTAGAATCTTAAAAGCAAATCCGGAACGATTTGTCTCTTTTCCCCACATTTGGAATATTTTTTCTGCTGCATCTTTTCTAGAAAGAAGTTTTAGTGGTTCTACCCGCACCTTCATAGCATCCACCAATTTATTAACCTCTTTCATACCATCACAAATGATACTAGTAAATCCTAACACCATATTTGCACATTCAAAGTCGAATTTCTCAATTAACTTGGTTTGGAATTCTCCGTACTCGGGCATACCAAATTCAAAGAATAGATCTACAGTAGATTCGAAATTTGCATTGGCTTTAAATCTATGCAATTTTAAATACTCTTCCGTCTTTAATTTGGATATACTTTGATCATTATTATGATATACGCAGATACCCTCGATTCCAGTCATGGTTGGTAATTTTTCCAACATCTGTGCCATAGAATCGAACGTATATCTTACTGGTCGTTTAAATCCATTTGATTTTGCAAACATATCTAAACTATTTTGATTTTCATATGAATAATCATAGTGATGTATCATACCAGTTAATATGATATCTGGTTCTCCATGTCGCAAAACTATTGGATTTGTTGGTGTATTCCACTCAAATATCAATGATATATCAGATGTTCCACCAACAGAAGTTGAATACAAAATCTGATGTATTTGTGGATATCTGTTTAGAAACAAATCTATTTCATCTCCATTTTCTTGGTTTCTGGCGTTTATGGTTCCACGAGTACGTACAATCAGATTGTCTTTCCATAGGGAAAAAATTAAAGTTGATCCGTCTTCCTTGTTAATCAACGAACATTTATCGAAATTAATTGGAACTGGAAATATCTCCGGTTTCTCACCCCAATTACAGAATTTCAAAAACGAAATACTCACTGGTAATCCGTCCTTATCCCATACAGATGAACGAAATATAACATTCTCTTTCGTCCAAACACAATTAATCTGTTTTGGTGTAACTAGATAAACAGACTCTCCACCGAGAATGTGTTCGGTTACATAGAAAGATTCTCTATCGATGTCGCGTAAATTTATTTTCATTATCGCAATTTACACGAACATCTCGGTTTGTCAAGAACTACTTACTAGAATTTTCGGAATAAAAATCTAGACACTTTTTGTTTGCTCGAATTTTACTTGCTCTGAATTCTGTTAGTGATAACGCTTCCAAGTTTCTTACTCTGGATAATGCTACATAAACCATTCCTTCGGCAAACGCACTAGAAACATCTATCACCGCTCTATCTAGCGTGCTTCCTTGAATTTTATGCACGGTACATGCGAAAGCTACACGTAAAGGGATTTGTGTTCGCGAAGCAGCTACAGCCATTTGCATTTTACCTTTTGATGGTCGCTGTTCACGTATTTCCGTTACTTGATTGGTTATGATATGGTCGCCAGTTCTAAAGTGGACAATTACCCCATCAGGTGTATAACCTTTCACTTTTCCCATAGAACCATTAACTAAACCTTTCGTAACATCGATATTCTTCAACAACATTACTTGCGCATCTATTTTTAATTCCAATACTTCTGGTATTGGTGTATGTTTATTAAAGAAATCCACATGGAATGGAGAACCAGTATCTTTGGCATAAAATTTCTTTATTGTGCCTGGTATTTCATTTAACATTTCCTTGTTTAATATATCTACATCCGAATTTTTACAATAAAGAAAAACTGGGTCGATTCCGTCATCGTCAAAATTTGCATCTATTCTACTTTCAAGTAATTGTAGGCTCGAAAAATCCCCTACACGCACCTCATTTAACATATTAGCAAATGACTTATCGTTAATTTGTCTAACGATTTCGGTCAGCAATACCACTTGTGGAGTTGCTTCTATCCAAGAATCAGACTCAAACGCAAACATTTCATCTTCCCCATTTTTCCATACGGGGGTAAGTTGCATAAAATCTCCACAGAAAATTATTTGCATACCGCCAAATGGATTTGATCTGTCAAATCTTATTGTTTTAAATATCTGATCTAATTTATCTAGTAAGTCCGATTTTAACATCGATACTTCATCTATTACCAATAAATCAGTTTCTACGATTCTATTATTTGCTATCTTATTTCTACTTACTTTTTCTACCAAATCTATGACATCCAAATCACCAAGACCTATTCCCGCCCACGAATGGATAGTTTGTCCACCAACATTATACGCAGCAACACCAGTTGTTGCTGTTATGGCTACGTTTACTCCATTATTGCTAAGGAAATCACACAGCCCTTTTAATGCGTATGATTTACCTGTTCCAGCCGCGCCCGTCAAACATATATTTCTATCTCCGAAGTAAGCTTCATAGAACTTCTTCTGACAATCGGTTGAATTTTGATACAATTCGGTTTGTTCAAATTTCTCTTTCAGTTTTTTATTATTACTCATTTTTAGATATTCATTACACTAAGCCACCATCTTTGTCAAACTCTTCTTGCGTCATTCTGAAATATTTAGTTTGATTATTTTCCGGTAGTTTTTCCAATTCATCATTCCACGCCCCATCTTTTATCATGGAATCTTTTATTGGTTCTTGTGGTTGTTGGTTTCTCTTAATGCAGCACCATTTAGTTGATCCCCACTTACTGTCCGCAGCAAACATTTTATATAATTTTGGAATTTCATCATATGTCAAATCTTCGGCATCGGCGCATCCCCATGCAAACACATCACCACAATTCACAACCACAACAATTGAATTTCCACCCGATTTATACACATCACCAAATTTCATCGGTACATAAGAAAAGTCTCGATTGAAAGAAACGAATAATACTTCTTCCTTCAATAGAATAGAAACCGCAAGTTCCTCGTCACAATATTCTACACCATTTACTTCGTACATTACTTCATTACTCATATATTATTTAGGTTTATTATTCTATTCGGTTCACCACTAGCGATAACTCTATCATTGATAAAATCATAAAAACACCAAGGGGAATATGTCGTTTTGTCTGGCATCCAATACATATTCCCCATTTTCCATCGTTGGTGTTCATCATCCCAAATAGAATCCTTATTTGGTGGATTGTTCATTTTTTAATAACTCTGACATCTTTTAAATTTTCATCTTCGTACTTTTTTCTATATTGTTTAAATCCACAAAAATTACCGATATATTTGTCGGAATCCGTTGCTTGAGCGACATGTTCGGTTGGTGATAAATGTCTCGGTACGCTCCCAAATAACTTATCACACGTATCGATATCCTTCATATAATCATCCTTACCATCAAAGTTATAATAACTAATCCGAGCGCAACGGGCAATTGCGATTTTTTGTTTAATTGTGTCGGACGTTATAACTGGATTCCAGTTTGCCCAACACATTCTGTTTAGTATCTCATCTATTCGATCATTATCGAACTTGTCACCAAACGGAATATGCCATTGACCACGTATCAATTGTTTCGGTACTGACTTATTATATTCTTCTAGCATTCTATATGCTAGAACCCGAAATTCTGGTTGTGCGTCGTCATGTGCTCTCAGAGCGAAGAAATTTTCAAAATCTGTTCCTGATATGATGATCTTCATGACAAACCATGGTTCAAGAAGTCTATTACATGTTTGTTTGTGTAGACCTATCTTACTTAACCCATACGCAAGCGCACATGCGAAATATCTAGATTTCAACCATAGTTGCTTAGATAGCCATTTTCTTATCCCGTTCAATTGAACGTTAGCCTGCATACCCGATTGGTTTTTCCCCCACCATACTGGTATTGCAGGATTGTTGATTACTTGATTAATAACCTTACTAATAGGTATTGCTCTCGAAGATGCTGCATTTTTAGACAGCATCCTATGTGTCATTACCTCACTATGGAAAAACCGCTGATATTCCAGAACAAACGTAGTTAGTCTGTGACCTTTTGGTGATAGTGAGTCTGCTACAATCCCAACAGAAATACAATTTAACCCATCATTATCTAATTTTGAATAGTCCATAATATTTTATCTTTTAATTTCTCTTTTAAATTTTGCGGAATCTCTTTCTAGATCATTAATATCATTCTCCATTAAACGAACCCTCTTCAATAGCGAAGAATGGTCATTCACCATTTTAACACAATCATTTAACGCAGCAATGCATCTATCGTTGTCATCCTTGGCGTATTTAGCTGCCTTTACGATCAATATATTCATCCAGCGCATGAAGACTGCGGATAGGACTATAAATAACGGTAAAACGTATTGTGGGAAGAAATAAGCAGTTACTGCTAATGTCAACGTAATCAACCAATATGAGTATTTCATATTGGCACAATAAAAAATCCGCTTGATAAAGTCAAGCGGATTCGTGTGCTTATTCGGTTTTTTTCTTCGTTATCATGAATGGACCCCATGTTGGATGTCGCATCTCATTGATAGTTGTGCTAATAGGAACTGGTGATGGTTCTTGTGGTATCTTAATTAACTTCAAACCTACCTCGTGCACCATTTTATCTGCTTTCATGCGGTTTATGTTTATATCACACGTTACCATGTTTGAGAAAGTATTTTTTCCTCCGCGAGAAACAGGTATGATATGGTCAATATCCAACTCTTTATTGGATAATTTTTTACCCGTGTATTGACAAACATTACCATCTCGCTTACGAATAGAATCTTTCGTTGGTCGTGGACGCTTAATAGGAACCTTGTTGTAATTTACCGCAATAAGGACGATTGGTGCGCGAATGGCCAACTTAGATGAATGTATTACTAGATCATATTCCCTAACGGGTAACAAAACCCACTTATCCCAACTAACAGGATTCATGTAGGTTGGATGATCAAAGTCCCATTCACCATCTTCACCTCGTTCATATTCAATGTCCAAAGCAAGTGCATTTGGGTGACCAATGGAATATCCACCACCAGTTAAATCAACAATCGCTTGCTTAACGGTGGAAAATCCAACAGGCATCCAGTTTGCATTTAATTTGAGAACTATAGATTTATTTGTAATATCCGACATAATATCCAGACATTACACTAATAACTCACGTTGTCAATAACTTTTTTCGAAATTAATTAGTTCGATACAAGACGAACATTTTATTGATGTTTGTCCATCCGTGGTATTTCGATAATTCATCTGGTGATTTAATTGGTATTTTTCCTTTATTCCCTTTATCGAAAACTATCATCTTTCCGCCTTTTCCCCGCACGAATTTTATAAATAACCATTTCCAAAATTCTAGACCAAATTTTGATAATGATATATCGGAAACTATTACTGGATATTTTGGTATAACATATTCAGAAAACCAATTTTTCATGAATCCCTTTTCAGATTTCATCTTCCATATAAAACTATTCTGTATTGCTGGTCTGCCATCTATAGTAGTATCTATGAATGAATGTACTGCTAATAGCACGGTTTCTTCTGGATTTAAAAAGTAAAAATATTTATACTTTCCATCTTGTGTGTCCGTATACATCACATAATGTTTTCCGCCCACTACTTTATCACCAACTAATTTCGCTTTGCTTTTTACTTTAGCTACTTCTTCTTTATTTGCTTCTGGTTGATCCCACTCACCTACAACATCAGAATCATAAGAAATATCTGTCGGTGCTTCGTTTAACAGTTCTTTATAGAAATCTTTGTATTTCATAAGTCGTATATCCATCTACCGAAGTTAGCAGCATATTCCTTTAATAGAATACCAGCCATTATATTTGCTTCGTCCTCAATTGGTCCACCAATATTCTGAACAGGTACTCCCTCTTTTATCTTACCTTCCTGTTTTTGTTTTAGATGTACAAATTCATGTGCCAATGTTCTGGCGCAATCTATTGGTGCTCTTTTTTCTATACGAGAGATAACGTCATTCGTTATTGGATCAAATCCACCAGTAGATATTCCTTGTATCTGACCTACTTTTGATAATATAATGACACAATCTAATGTTATTCCCAATCTCTTTATCGTCCACGCACAAAAGTGTACCAAAAATTTCTTAACTTCTGGTTCAAGAGTATTTCCCTTGTATATTTTTATAACTTTTGTTGGCATAATAACAATTATGTTACGTAAGCTACGACTTCCCAACGTGGAAACTTATTGCTTTCCATTTGTGGACGTTCCATATTTTCCCAATTAAATGAAATTTTACTGTTTATTACTTCTGGTCCTTCACTGAATGGATCTTCACCGGAGGTTTTCTTCCTGAATGTCAGTAATCTACCACCCTTTTCTCCCATAAGTATATCACCAGTAACCATATCTAACTCAAAACCAAATTCATTAAGAATTAAATTGATTGTAGTTAATGCTTTTTCTTTCTTATCTAACTTGATATTACCACCAAGTTCGCCCTTAGAATGGAACTTATTATTAATTTTCGTTCTTTCTTGTTGTGTAAGTTTATATCCTTCATTCTCTTTTAGAATTTCCTTGATACATTCCTTAATTATTTCTTTTAATTTTTTGTCATTTTTCATATTATTCATATAAATATCAATTAATAAAATAAAAAACCCCATAATAAATTAATATTATGGGGTTTTGTTTCTCTTTATGGTGGATATGTCGATATTTTTGTATTTTTTATCTCATCCACCATATTTATTAATATGAAAACAATAAATGTAACATGTACACAATGTGGATTAATATTCGATAAATTATTAAAAGAATACAATAGATGTATAAAAAATGATATGAAGCATTTCTGTAGTCGTTCGTGTACGAGAACATTCACCAACCACAATATGCCTAGTGGATACTGGAACACATGCCCTACCAGTAAAAACGTAGAAGGCTACACTAGAGAAGATGAATTATCTCCATTCAGACAATTTCTTAGGTCTAATAAGTACAAAATCAAGAAAAAAGAAGTATCTATCGATGAGAAATATTTAAAAGAATTATGGAATTCACAGGATGGTATATGTCCATATACGAAACTAAAAATGGTGTTACCAAAAAATACAAACCGTATACATAACAGTAGAACATTAATTCGGGCTAGTCTAGACCGAATTGACTCATCTAAGGGTTACATTGACGGAAACGTAGAATTTGTTTGTTACGGTATTAATTTAGCAAAAAATAATTTTTCTAAATCCGAAATGTTAAACTTTATAAATAGTATACGTTACGATGGGAATACTCTTGGCATTACTCAGCCGCAACCAACGTGAAGGTGGTATTCCTCTGCGACCTGGACGTGCGGAGAGTTGCACTCCGGTGTTTAAAACTGATCAATAACAATATCTACAAGCTTTCTCTTTCTATATAAAATGAAATTGGAAAGAAACCATTTCAAGTTTTTTTAGCCGTGACTTGACCATTTACTGCTAATTCCTAATGGTGCATTGGTTGTAGTTACACCAATTGAATTACTACCAAAATCTTATTCAATCGATGGGGCAGTTATTAGGCTGCTACGAGGGCTGTTTCTTCGGTTAGGAGGAAGTCAGCCTTAACTAGATTATTCATCTTGTCATTTATGTTTTTTGGAATGTTTATTTAAAAGAGACAACCCCATCTCTTTGCTGTCATTGTTACCTATCCATTCTAAGTCGAATCTAAAAACACGCCCAAATTATATTAAATCAATACCAAAAATTAGCGATCCAGTCAACGAACAAGTTCTCATTGTTAATATCCCAACGTTCGAGCGGGAAATCTATTCTTTTCTATTCGAATGTTTTAAAACTCATATAGAGACATCTACTTTAGTGAAAAGACCGAACCGTTTATTTATTATAATACGGTTATGTAATATTTAACGTTTTTAAATCGCTAATTTTTGGTATTGAAAATTGTTAAAGAACTAAGGATAAATATACACGACTTACCGATTAAGTCAACATAATTTTAATCGATATCTGTCCAATGTTTCTTTGGTTCCTGTGTTGGTTGGTTTGGTAATTTTTTGATTGCGTATCCTTTGATGCGTTTGGCATCAAGTATTTTTAAACCAATGGATTCACTTCCCTTTAAATTTTGTATTATTACATTACTCAACGCTTGTGCCTCCGATGACGCAATTGTTACTCCATCTATTCTTCTACCATTAAGATACACGTTTTTTACCTCATACTTATCTTTTCCTTCCGATAGCAATTCTTTTAATATTTTCGTCAATTTCATACGTATAAATATAAACGAACACAAAAAATCCATAACCGATTAAAGTTATGGATTGTTATTCTAATTTGGCGGAAGACGGAGAATTTATTTATTATCATACATATCAATAAAATTAACTCCATACTTTTTTTTCGCGTATTGGATAAATGGAAAAATTTCGTTCTTTCCTATAATTGTTAATTTTTTGTTGAATTGTGATTTTTTGGCTATCCACTGTGGAGAATCATATCCTTTTATTTCTAAGTATTCATTTTCTGCGATTTTAAAATCTGGGAATACTTTTGTTTTTTATTATTAAAATAATAATCAAAACCATGTGTGTTTCTCTCAAACCATATATTATTGTCGATTGCATGTATTACCCAAGCTAGTTCCCAAGAACTATCGCACCAATAACCTTTATACCAACCAGATTTTCCTCTTCCACCTTTAGATCTATATCCACCACATTTAGAACAGTCCTTCCCAGCGTCTGCGCACTTTTTACAACAAAATTTTACTTTTTTTCGAGCGGTTAGAAAATTCTTTTTACATACCTCACAAATTTTATTAACTTTATTTCTTTTTTTTACAATCAAGCGTTTTGTAACTTCTCTTGTTTTATTTAATTCTTGTGCGCATTCCACACAACAACATTTTTTTATAAATTTTACTTTCTTTGTTGTGAAAGGGTTATTGCAATTTTTACAATTTATTTCAACTAAATCAGCACGTTTACTTTTTCCATTATGTGTCATTGCACACGAATAACAACAAAAAAATTCCGTCTTTCCGCGTTTTATTAATCTATTGTATTCTCCTATATATCTATCAAATGGCAAATCACAATTCGAGCAAATTAATGATATGGTCTTCATAAGTTATAAATATACCCCAACAAGTCTTTCTTCCATAATTTTATTTTATTTACTGGAGGAAAGTAATCGGATCGAACGATTGCCGTTTTAGCGACACTATAATTTTCGAAATTATTTGAGGAACCAACCTCAGTACCTTCCGTAAGTGGGGTGAGCAACGAGATTTGCACTCGCACGGAATTTTACTTCCAGCAGCTTCACAGGCTACCATGTCTTCTGATTTCATCATACTCACCATAAATAAATCGTGTGGTTGGATTCGAACCAACGGCCCATGTATTATCCCTCTTTTTCGGTGTCATTTACCATCATAGGGTACATTTATCTACCGCTGAATTACACACAATTCTGGAGCTAGTAGTGGAATTTGCGTCCACATTTTCACATTACCGATGTGACACATCTGCTATTTATGTTTTACCAGCGAAATTAACTTGTTAATAAATTTATGGCATCGATTATATTTTTATCGGATATTCCTTTTTCCATCGTGGTCAATACCAATCTACTTTTTAATGATACGAAAATATCAACATCATCTAAAATTATAAAGTTATCAATTGGTTTATTTCTAACCAACCAATCAAGTATTTCATCTTCCCTTGTCTTTTTATACATTTCCGAAAAATCATTGGTATTCCAATCTGTATGTAAGTGATCTAGTAAAAAATTCTCTTTCAATCTATTATATAGATTATGGATATACCCTTCACCTATGCACATTTCGGAAAATACTCGGTGACTAGATGATATAACAATTTTAGAATTTGTTCTTTTAATTATACCCAACAAAGCACATACGGAATTCGTGTCAAATTCATAACACAAACCATTTGATGTTTTCTGTGGTTTATTAGTTACCAATACCCCATCGATGTCTAAAAATATAATTTTGTTCATAAATTGTGGAGGACTATCGAGGATTGAACTCGTGTAAGTTGATCCCGAAGGCATCAACAGACATTTCCATATAATATAGCCCATAAATTGTCACCCCAATTTGAAAAAGGAGTGAGAAAACTTTTCATGTTTTTTATAGAGTCTCAAGGAAAAGTATAAATAACACTGACTCTTGGCTGGGGCTGATGGTATTGCGCCATCTTGTGAAGGTTCAGAATCTCCCATAATACTTTTATATGAAACCCCAAGAATTACCGCGATAACGACAGTATCAACAACATGAACCATTGGTTCATATGAGTGGTAGCCCAACGGAGAATTAAACTCCGACATTCATCTTGAGAGGATGAAAACCTATCCTTAGTTTATTGGGCCACAAAATATTCAATTACCGAATATTGAAAAATTCTTTACTTCAATCTTTTCTCCAACCTTTACTTGAAGTGATCGGATCATTTCATTAACTTTAACGAATCCGTCTCTCACGAATGGTTGATCAACTAACTCTTCTACTGTTTTTGGTTCCATTGCTACAATATGCAAAACCAAATCATTTCCAAGTTTAGAAAATTCTTCCGTGTTTGATACAAAATCTGTTTCAGAAAAAAGATGAACCATTGCACCTTTCTTTCCACCAGTATGTATATAAGAAAAAACTCTACCAGAACCAGATTGTCGATTCTGCATTCTTTCTATTTTTCTACCTACCAAGTCAGTTGATGCCAATATAGCTTTATCTATATCGCCACCATTTTCTTTTAATAGCTTTGAACATTGGGCAATACCAAGTCCAGTGGATTTTCTCAATTCAGTTACTAATTTTGTTATATTCATTTTGTATCATAGATATCATCTCAGTCATTAGAGAAGCATCTAAGTGGTGGGTGAGGTTGGAGTTGCACCAACGAAGCCCGAGGGCTAATGTTTTACAGACACTTGGGACTAGCTGACAGTCCACACTCACACCCGAAATTATTTTTTATCCAATTCAGAAAGAACAGATTTTAAAGTTCTTCCATTTCTTTCGCAATAGCATTTATATCCATCTTCGTTTTGTTTTAATGTCCATTCTTCTATACACCCAGAACACCAAAATATTTCCTTGATTTCTTTCTTAGTAAAGAAAGATAAAATTAGATTGAACAATTTTTTCATAAATTAAATGTGACCACGACAATAGATTAAATCTATCAACTGTCAACTGTGTAATCGTCCTCCCGTATTACACCGCTGGTGGGAATACCAAGAATCAAACTTGGACTAAAACCTTCGCAAAGTTTTGTGCGATTCATTACACTATACTCCCATAATTTTACTTGGTCCGATTCACACGGAACATTTCCTGTTTGTTGGAAATTTAAGAGCAGAATAGATATAACTCTAGTCTCGTTTCGCTCTAAGCAGTGGTGGTCTAGTTAGATTTGAACCTATTTCATTACTATGTACATCTGGTAGTACAATTTCCGACTCATAGTAACTACACGGAACTTATTTCCGTTAGACCGTAATGGTGCTCCATGACGGTTACGCTCCGTCCTCTGAAAATTGGCAATTTCCCATATTAACTAATATACGAATGAAGCATAAATATAAACCATAAATCATCTTTCGATGCTTCTTCACATATAGGAATTAACCACCAATGAAGATGTATTTATATTTAATGGCAGGGAGGGTGAGACTTGAACTCACAGGAATCTTTCGATATGCAGTTTTGGAGACTGCTGCAATGCCATTATGCGACCACCCTATAAACTTGTAATAATTTTAAGACAGGGTGTTTAATCAACCTCGACCTCGGTGTTGAATATTACGCCACCCAAGAGATCTCAATTTAATGAGAATTGGAGCAAGTGGTGGGAATCGAACCCACTGCATAGTTTCCCATAAAGGCTTATGAAACCTCTTTTCACCCGGAGAATCACTTGCGTAAATTAACTTAAAATGGACTTACACCATTTACTTTTTAGTTCGATTGATAGTGTACTAACTAAAATACTTTCTATCTTATCGACGATATCTGATATTATTGAATCAATCACTACATTTGTTGTGTATTTATCATATGGACTTTCTAAACACATACATTCATATTCTTTACCAATCCTTAACAATCTTTCTTGGAAGATACTATCTTCAAATTTAGGTGTTTTAAATTTGGTATCGAACCTTATTTCGTAGATACTTAATTTTTCTCTTATTGTCATAAATACACATTACTATATAATTTAATATTGTCAATCAAAAATGTACCTAGTAAAACTCGTCAGTTTTGTTCACATGTTATTTCATGATCTTCTGGTTCGGTGATATTTTCATATCGCCCGTTACGGTAATGGTCGAGATACTTGGAATCAAACCAAGATTCCAGATTTAGGAAATCCGTGTATTGTTCATTTATACGATACCTCGATTATAAATATTATTTCGATCCCAAGTTTAACCACCTGTGGAAGCATTTCATCAACCTTTGTCGAATCGAATATAAATGGTAGGAAACCACGGATTCGAACCGTGAACCTTTTCGATGTAAACGAATTGCGCTAACCGTTGCGCCAGTCTCCCATATTACAAACTGAGCTAGATGTGGGATTTGCACCCACTTTTCAAGTTTACGAAACTCGCACATATCTTCATATGTTTATCCAGCAATGGTGCCTCCGGTTGGACTCGAACCAACATTTGTGTCCTTGTGTGCCAAACATTTTAAGTGTTCCGAATAAACCATTCTTCTACGGAGGCAAATGGTGGGTAATGTGGGCAACGATCCCACACGATATTTCTATCCTTAGTTTTTGAAACTAAGCTGTATGCCAATTCCAGCAATTACCCAAAATTAAACTTTACTATATTTTACCTTCTCCCAATATCCTCTTGGTTTCATCTGCAAATCGTACGCTTTGCACCATTTCCTAATAGCGTTGTCTGATACATTATATTGTTTTGCTATTTGTACGATTGGTGTGTTCTCTATCATTTTACTTAAATCTTCTTTTGATGGTCTATCTTTTACTCTTCTATTAGATAAACCAATTTTAGTTACCCATTCCTTCGACTTATTCGATCCGTTATATTCACTCTTTTGATGTGATACTTCAATACTATCGATTGGTTCTACAAATGGTTTCTTTACTAGATGTGGAAGTAATTTTTTTAATCTGTTATAATTTGTTCCAGTTGTCATGTTCATCTTTAACATCACTTGTCGTATGTTTGTGCAGTTTTCGGAAGCTTTTTTGATATCTTCGTCCGAATATCTATTTTGAACATTTGAACAATATGTGTCAGTTTGTGAGTGACAATTTGGACATAAAAATCTCAAATTTTCTAATCTGTTATCGTTATTTATTCCATTTATATGATCTAAGTGCAGGTTTATTGGTCTGTTATTCCAATTGTCGATTAACCCACATTCTCCGCACATATATGGAATAAATTTTTCTTGTATTATACACTTTTTTATCATCGATCTACCCGTCTTTGAATTAACACAAAAATGTTTTTCCATTGGATTACCAGACTTCGTTGGATACGTTATTATATTCTTTCCCTTTGACCATCCTTGCCCAAGAAAATGTTCCGTTGAAATATTGTATTTTTTTATTGCATTTTTTAGTCGCCTAATCGCACCGTTACCCTGCTTAAAATTCATATTTTTTATTAAGCACGTAAAAGAAGTTGATATTTTAACATTTTCACGTAACAATTTTATATTTTCATCTGTCCATTTATACCATTTAAATTTGTTCATATATTATAAGTATAATGGTAAACACGAAAACGTGTAGAATTCTTTATTATTTTTGGTACTCATTGAGGGATTCGAACCCATCACTTTACAAATTCTAAATTTGTTGCCGCTACCAATTGGGCTAAATGAGCATAAATATATCTGATTCAACGAGACTTGCATACCCGTATTTACATTCTAACGAAAATAATGAGTCTCTGCAATATTTTTAATATTCTGTAATCTACGGTATCAACTCTTTACTACCGCAATGCTGTTTATATTCTCTCCAGCAGTCAAGCCTATGGATCATCAACGGCTTTCTCTAAATTTTTAGCCCCCAATGTTACAATTTCTCATAACACCGGAAATGGGTAATTGGTGGTGCCCACGGGATTTGCACCCGTTGCCTTACGGTTATCAACCATATGCTCATCTATATGAGCTTGAACACCATAAACTAATTTATCTCTGGACAATCTTATCTAAATATTGTCGTGTTAGGTTACTGTTAGATCAGTCAATCCAATCACATCACATCACATCAGAAATAAAATGGAGGAAGAAGTAGGATTTGAACCCACGGGACGCTATTAACATCCTTCGCATTTCAAGTGCGGTGCCTTAAACCACTCAGCCATTCTTCCTTAAATTGTCCTCCAAATACATGGAGGTAGTAACATTTGCCGTTTCTTCCACCATAGTTTGTTCACGTTATATACCGTATATGGTTTAAGTTACCTAGAAACTGGTGCAACGGACAGGATTTGAACCTGCAACAGCCTGTTTGGAAAACAGGGACTCTACCATTGAGCTACCGATGCATTTAATCTAACTTCACTAACATAACATAAATATTATCTATGTCAAACTTTTTCGTATAAATTTATACTGGCGGAAAACGAGGGGATCGAACCCTCACCGGGTTTTAAAGTCCGGAACTGTTTAGCAAACAATCGTAACAAACCAATATTTACCTGCTTTCCGTAAAATTTCAAGAGGAATTGAACCTCTACTTACCATGCAGTGACACGGGAGAAAGAATTTACTTTCTGCCATCACTACCCAAGCTAACGAGCCTATGTTAAATAGGTTTTGGAGCCAGATCTCGGTATTGCGCCGAGCTATTTCCTTTTGCAGAGGAACCCATGCACTTGCTTGGTCATCTGGCGAAAATTATACTCATCCATTATTCACATAAAATAAATTAGAGGTGTGATGAGTGTGTTTTTAACTATAAGTTGTGTTGTTACACCAAAAGGATGGTACAGGAGCGACCCGTGTTAAGCTCTTGTCAATTCAAGAGATCTTACTAACTCATAACTGTTCACCACCATACAGACAACTTTTCAGTTGCCAGAGATCCATTCTATGGAACAATCGGGCTGTCTCTTTCGTTAGGTGTTACGATCCTACTCATTATTCGATGGCTACCTCTAGGCCCACGATGCTAATAGATAAAAATGGCTCCAGAGGAAGGTAACGCTCCTTCATAGGTCTTTCGACCACGCATTAACAGTGCGCTGCATTGCTTGTCTGCCACTCTGGAATGTCGTAATATCTCCTCAATATTGTTACGTTTATCTCTATGGTTATAACACGTTAAATTAGTTATATATAGATTTGCCCTCACATGTCGATTGAGTGACTACAGGGCTAGTCGCCATGATATTACAAGTGGTGGTACATCGGGGTAACGATCCCCGTTCTCAACCTTAAGAGGGTAGAGCATCACCATTAATGCTTATGTACCAAAAACTAACTGGCTGGGGCAGGTGGAGTTGAACCACCGTGTTTCGCTTCAAAGGCGACCATAATAAGACCGTTATATGATACCCCAGTAAATTTTTCTCTTCATCACAAATAGGAGATTATAGAGTATTGCTTTCCATCTTTACTCAAGCCTACTACCAGTGGGTTAATGGTTATTTACAATGAAGAAAAATGGTGGTCCGTGTGGGCGATGCTCCCACTACCTATCCGTTATAAGCGGAGTGCTCTAACTAATCGTGAGCTAACAGACCATAAAAAGTGGACGGTGACGAGAGGATTTGAACCTCCAATTAATCGTCTTATACAAAGAGTGCAATCTCCATATAATCTTAAATTAATTTTTATTTCAGTAACCATATTGAAATTTAAACAGATGCACCCGTTTATTTCTCTCAACTGAACATCCCGATAAAATGGTTGACTCGACGGGTATCACACCCTAAACCTTTCGCAATTTCTTCGTCGTTTTTATAGCTAATATTACACGAATAATTAATTGTTACTCCGTTGACATTCCTTCAGCGCGTATATGCTGCTGCTCCAATTCTTGAGCTACAAATCATGGTGGAGAATACCGGCTTTGCTCCGGTCGCCTATTGCTTGCAAAGCAATTGCTCTACTGAATGAGCTAATTCCCCATAATTAATTTTAACAATAACAGCTTTAAGCTCCCCACCTTCTCATTAGAGTAAAACCGTGACATTGAACAAAGAATTTACTTTGTTCGATCACTAATGGTATCTGTTTATGAGTTACATCGATTGTTAAAAGTAATATATGTAGATTATTTTAACCATTTACATATTATGTGGGGCTACGATATTTTTAACGTTGTCTTATCATCCACTTGTATCCCTTCATTAAAGGCAGTATAACAACGAGAACTTGATTAGAATTTCTTCCTATACGTGGTCCTTAGTCACGCTTGGTGGCCCCACCGGAGAATTTCGCAATCTCGACCTTCGGAGTTTCAAACCGATGCTCTACGTAATCTGAGCTACAGTGGGATAAAATCTTTAGTTTATACGGTCAGATGAATCGTTTGTTAATCCGTATAATAAACCTACTTCCAAATCATCAGCTTGGGTTTTTCGGAACTAAAATGGT